AGTGTAGTGGTAGCACGCCCCAAGCAAGGGGTTTCTTATCCGATAGGATAGGCGACAACGCCGAGGTGATGGTTCGATTCCATCTGCATTGTTTAATTTTCGCGGGATTTGTATAATGGTAATACGCCATCCTTCCAAGTTGGAGTCATCAGTTCGTATAAATAAATACATATATGAACTACAAAAAGATTTATGATAATCTGATAAAATATAGACAACAAAATATTTTATCAGATGGATATATTGAACGACACCACATTGTGCCTCGATCACTTGGTGGATCTGATGAAGAAACAAATATAGTGGCTTTAACAGGTCGTGAACATTATGTTGCTCATTTACTTCTAGCAAGATATAATAAATGCAGTCAAACTATATATGCACTTTGTATGATGCAAATAAAAAATATTACGAACGAAGGGCGCCCTCTTATTAAATCTGGTAGAATGTATGAATGGGCTCGTAAAGAATTTGCTAAATATGTAGCAAAAAATAATATGATTACCTCAAAAGGAGAACAAAATAGTCAATTTGGAACTCGTTGGATATGTAATATAACTTTAAAAGAAAATCGTAAAATTTCTAAAGATAGTTTGATTCCAGACGGATGGATTGCCGGTCGCAATAAATGGAAACATAAATACTTAACGCGAACAGCAAAGGGTTCTAAAGAACATAGAAATCGAGTAAGAGACGCACGTATAGGAAAAAAACTAAGTATTGAAACAAAAGAAAAAATATCTAAAGCAAATAAAAAATCTCGTTTAGGCAATGAATCTTTAACTGGTAGGATTTGGATTAACAATGGAACAATTAACAAAGCAATACTAAAAAATGAATCTATACCAGAAGGATTTATTAAAGGAAAACTTTCGCGTCATAAGTGTTACGGCAGCACATTAGACTTCCACTCTGAAGGCGTGAGTTCGACCCTCACATGACGCACCAATTTCAATGGGGTGAAGCTTAGCGGCTTCTATTCTCTTTATACCCTCTACGCTTGATGGGTGCACACTAGACAGCGCATGGTTTTAATAATGACATGAGAATACCCCCACCATTTTTTCCCTGCCATTGTAGGCATAGACACTGCAATGAGCGATTTGACAGAGAGCGGGTTAGCAACCCGATGATGACAAACGTAATCCGACGCAAATTAAACTAGTCTTGGAGTCGCTACCAAGATGAAATAGTCACTGTGTTTCTTCAAAGCAACATCGTTGCTTCATCGGTAGTGGGGAAAACACTTTGCGAGAGGGATCATACGGAGATCGCTAGGCCCATAGTCTAGAGTGGAGGTTAAAGCCCTCCCCCTCGCAATTCGTATCATGCGCGAATCCAAATATGTCATGACGCAGCTAGGTGTGGTTCCTAGATAGCCCCAGCCCTGGGTGAGTGTAGCAGCAATCTGTTATGGGCAAATATTTAACGGGTATGTCGGCTTAGAAGTAGCCATCATATAAGAAGTGGAACTAAACGTGAAGAAGAGGTAATTCGTATGGATACAATTCAATCAAGCCATACACCCTTGCAAAAGGTACTGCGATACTCGTGAATTGCGTTTCATAGGACGAGCAATCGTAACTCCTTTGGTGTAACAACAACACCCGTTAAATTCATTTTCTATCGTGCGTTTTGATCGCCCGAAGTATTCAGAGAAAACAGACAGGAAAATGAGTGTAGCAGCAATCTGTCATGGGCAAATTTTCACAAAAATAAGTCCTGGAGGTCAGTTTTTCTCTATACGGGGCTTAACTTCGGGACCTTTTTTCACTTTTTTGAAAAAAGTTGTGTACTTTCTGTGGGTTTTATGCTATAATAACCATGTAAGCAACACCAACCACAATATGAAAAACAAATCTTCAATATTTCTCTTATTAGGACGCGTAGACTATGAAGGCGACGACGTATTAGGAGCCTATAGCTCACTTAAAAAAGCAAATTGCGCACTAGATGCTTATAAGGCTAAGGTTGATGCTGATCGTGTCAACAATCATTATGAAAATACTGCGTATGATGATTATGTTATAAATGAATGTGAGGTCAATGCTGAAGTCTGATCTTTTGAGAAACTCCAATACAATATGAAACAGGACATCGATCAAAAGTTTACTGTCACTTGGAATTCTCCAACGCAAGCAAAGCGCAAGACAGTTATGTTCCGTAAGCAGAAAGACGCAGAGGAATTCTACGAAGAGAAGAAGGTCGCAAAGAGATCCCCTGCTCTATACATTACTGAAAAGATTACCTCTACGCGTCGGCTCAAAGCTTAACACATTAGTTGAGCACTAATAAACTCCACCACATCTTTATATGACTATCACTGAATCAATTGGCAAGAAAGTAAGGCATGGCTCTCACGGCTATCAAAATGAGGAGACAATCAAGCAAATCTCCTTTTTAAAAGACTCGGTAGAGATTGAGTTTGAATCGGGTGTCTTTTCGACCATGTCACCGGGTGAGTTTGGACACTTTATGCGATATGAAGAACTCTCTTATAAAGAGAAGCATCATGAAGGTTCAAGTTATATTTTCAGTTATATTTTCTTTTGTGACACTGAAAACCAATGGTATTCACTCATCGACTAAAGCAACATCAACACTAAGACCGCATGAAAACAAAACAATATTCGATTGTATTTCACACAGCTGAATGCTATATAGAAGCAATGACGTTAAGCGACATTCACACCTATAACGATGCCGATGCTGCAGAGATTGAGCTTTTCTGGAACAGCAAACATAAACGTGACAACGCGGTTCGTCTTCTTAAGCAACATGACATCGTTGTCGACACATATGACGGCGTACCAATATGAAAACACTCGGGCATATGATGTAATGGATAGCATCAGGGTCTTCTAAATCCTTCGCCTAGGTTCGAATCCTAGTATGCCCGCCAAACTAATAAATAAAATTTCGGTACTGTGGTGGTATCGCTTACAGGAGCATGAGGTCCCTAAAGTCGAACAAACATCTCGTCGACAACCTCTAAATTTTATAATGGCTGTGTGATGAAATCGGTAAACATTGCGAACTTAAAATTCGTTGCCTTATGGCTTGTCGGTTCGAGTCCGACCACAGCTACCACCTTAAAAAATTATGAATGAAGAACGCATAAAAACCTTGATTGAGGCAGAAGTAGAAGCGCTGCTCTCTGAAATAACTGAACTCAGAGAGAGAATAAGTAAACTTGAGCATGAATCATTTCATCTCAAAACTCAGAACATGAATAATGCTGCTAAGCATGAGTATATCGGTCGTTGGAATCATAAAAAGATTGAAGATAAAACCAAGGTGACTTGCAACATAAGTAAACTAATTTAGAATGATCTAGGACCTGAGCATGTCTTGAAAAGGTTTAACATAATAAAAGGGCTTGTAGCTCAGCGGTAAGAGCAGTCGACTCGATAGGGTCTTCTTATTAGAAATAGTAAGTTAGCAGAACTTAAATTCAGGGAACGCTTAACGGGTAATGCCGATGCCAATCCTGAGCGAAACCTCGAAAGAGGGACGTGCAGAGACTATAATAGTTCAATCTTAACAGGTTATGCTGAAGATTAAGGGATAGTCCAGACCACAAACTGAAAAGGTAGTGAAAACTATAGTGGTAAGCATAATCGATTGGTCGCAGGTTCGAATCCTGCCGGGCCCACCATTATAAATAAATTTTTTGGGTGAATGGCAGAGCGGTTTATTGCACTTGTCTTGAAAACAAGAGTGGCTGAAAGGTCACCGTGGGTTCAAATCCTACTTCACCCGCCATTTTTGGAACGTTGGCTGAGTGGCTGAAAGGTCACCGTGGGTTCAAATCCTACTTCACCCGCCATTTTTGGAACGTTGGCTGAGTGGCTGAAAGCACTCCCTTGCTAAGGGAACGTAGGGGTGACTCTACCGTAGGTTCAAATCCTACACGTTCCGCCGACACATATAGATACTTTTATGGGGAGTTAGCTCAGCGATAGAGCATCTCGTTTACACCGAGTCGGCCGGGGGTTTGAATCCCTCACTCCCCACCACTTCTCCCCCTGAAAAACAAAATGAACTATAATATGAAAAAACAAACACAAATCGTTAAAATTGGTATGATTGCAGCACTTGCTGCTCTTAACTATGCATACGCTGGTACAATCGAAGACGCTCCTTCAGCATTCACGCCGGTGATGCTTGAAACTGGCTACTCTTCTGATAAGGTCTGGCGTGGTGCTGATCTAGGCGCAAATGAAGCAAATGCAATCGTCACAACGACAACTGAACTTCCTGCGGACGTTTCGTTGGCTTTGAGCGCTGACTATGCAAACGCTGAAACAACTGGGAAGGACGAAGCTACTGAGCTGTCTGCAATCTTCTCTAAGAGTATTGCTGACTATCTCGTATCTTTGAGCTATACCTGGTATTCGCAGGACTATGCAGGCCAGGAAGGACAAGCGCAAGAAGCTGGCTTGACTGTATCACGTGCAGTTGGTCCAATCGATCTTTCGCTTACTCAGTATATGAGTATTGTAGGTGATAACAATGCTTACAGCGAACTTGCTGCAACATACAGTGATGACTTTGGATCTTCATTGATGCTTGACTTTCGTGCTGAGCTTGGTTATCTCGCTCAAGAAGGACAGTGCACTCATTTTGAGACCACTATGTCGACTGACATTCCAGTTGTGCAAGGTGTGACCGCTGTCCCGTTTGTTTCGTACTCACTCGGTCTTGATGACTCGGTTGGCGTGCATTCAGACATGAAGAATCTTTTCTTCGGTGGAATTGAGTTTAAGAAGTCGTTCTAATAGATAATAGAATAAAAACAAAAACGGAGCCTTCTCTATGTTGGCTCCGTTTTTTTATTATAGGGCAAGTGGTGTAATGGTAGCCACGCTAGATTTAGGATCTAGTGCAGTGATGCGTGAGGGTTCGAGTCCCTCCTTGCCCACCAACATTAATAGTTGGTCTTGCCAAAGCTATAAAGCATTGGATTGTCACTTGATCCAGTACCGGTTGTAGTGACTTCTTTTTTCGCTGGAGTAAATGCATAGATCTCCCGTTGAGCACGATCTGCATCAATCCATACTTCTTTATAGTTGCTGTCGCGAATGAGCAGCATTGGTGCACCATGAATATGAGCATAGCCAACACACTCTCCACGAATGCTGTCAGAACCAGAGTGAACTTCAAGATATTTACCAAAGAGTGGAAACTTGTCTACCTGTCTGTTGATTGTATCGACAGCTGAGCCAAGATCATCTTTACTTACAAGATCCTTTCCGATATAGATGCCTTTACCTTTAGCACGATAGCTTGGAAATGTTACAATGCCTTCGCTTAATTGTTCTTGAGACATAATCTGTGCAGCAGCAGAAACCAATGAGTCGTTTTTATAAGAAGTAAAATTAGTCATACTCTTATTTATACAATTTTCGAATTATGAAAATGTATAAATAGTCTTATATGCAACCCTTTGACAACTATCAATTATGAAATTATTTAATTATAATGAAGATCCATTATATGATATTGCTGCATCAATTCTTGCTGGCAAAAATATTTCAGAAGAAACTTTATCAGAAGCATCAGCTAATGACACGCTTGACGGCTTTGGCAGTGCTCCAGAAATTATTGCTGCACTATTAAAACTGCCTGGCGTAAAAGATCATCTTCGTAAAATCAAAGCTAAACCATATTTTGATGATACTGATTTTGTAGTTGCTAGCAAAACCGCAATTCGAGATGCTATATTCAATCCAAAGATCAAATTAGCTGATTTAGTACGAGCAGTAATGGCTGAAAAGGGTGACTTTGCTAAACCTGAAAAGGAAGCTATGCCTAATAGAGTAATTGCTGCTGTAGACAGTGAAGCTGCAGCTAACAAACTTTTAGATTTGATAAAGACAAATAATGCTAAAGCTTCTTCTAAAGACATGAAGGTAAAAGTACAAAAATTTGCTCGTAAAGGCGGATTTAAATTGTATATTACTGGAAATAGTGTAGCAGCAATTGGGCCATATAAGAAGCTTGCTGAAGAGTCTGATTTATATGAAGACATCACACTCCAAGAATATTATACTGCTAAGTTTCCACTTGCTAAAAAAGCAATTGAAGCAGTAGGCAATCTGGATGAAGACGAAATGGAAGATTTCTTGTTTGCGCTTGATAGCTTTTTCGAAGAAGGCGAAATGTCTGACTATAAAGAATCAAGCAACATCTCTGCATTAATCTATAAGGCAGCACAAATTTGGAAAAATAGAAACGAAAGATATGCATAAAGACACACTTGTAGAAGCAGCAACACTCATACTGCAGGGCAAGACTCCGGACGAGTCTCTTCAAGAAGCACAAAGCACAATTGTAAAACGCCTATTAGCAGAAATTGATAATTTAAATAGAAGTCAGATGCAAGAATTTTTACTTGCATTTGCCGATCACATGGATGAGATGACAAAATATGCATCATCACGTGATCAAAAAGGCAATCCAAGAGAAGTCATTAAAAAAATAAGTGATCATCTATATGACGCAGCAAGAGCAGCAAGTGGATTAAAGACTGGAGAAAAGTATGGTTATTTTGAAGCTGCTGAGCAAGACGCAGGCGAGTATGACGCTGAAGGCAGCATGGCAAAGACCGCACTCCGCACAATCATTCGCAACGCAAAAGGATTGCATGACATGCTAAGCGACGACGAAAATTTACCAGAGCACGTTCAAGCAAATCTCGTAAAGGCAGAAGAGTATGTTGTCAGTGCTCGTGACTATATTGAGAGCACAAAGGAAGCAGAATAAATAAGACATATGAATAATTTTCATTACAACCAAGACCCGTTGTATGCCGCTGCAGCAAAGATACTCGGCAGAGAATCATTAACAGAAGATGCATCGCATGCGTCTGCCCTTAAAGAACTTAAAGCTTCTAAGGGCGCTGCAATGTTAAAGTCAAAAAATAATCGGATCTTTGGTAAAAATGGTGGATTCTCTGCAGCTCAAGAAGACGCTGACACAATTGCTATTATGATTTTCAAGCAGTCGAACAAAGGATGGATTACCAAGACTACATTCTATACAATTGAAAAAGAAGATGGTGAAAGTTATTTTAATGTCTACAGTCAAGACGTGACACACATCGCAAATCCAAAGACGTCTGCTGAAAAGGTCTATGAGATTGCAAAGGAACACAGCGACAACAAATACTATTTTAAAACCTTCGATCAAAAATTAGAAATTGACGAACTAAACTAAATATAAATATATTAACACATGAATAACTTCCACTATCACCAAGACCCGATGTATGCTGCAGCTGCAGCAATTCTAACTGGCAAAACTCAACTGCAAGAGTCTGATACTCTTGACGAAGCAATTGATTGGAACCTTATCCAATCAATGTATGTAAAAGACATTATTGATATTGTAGCAGCATTAGTAATTGGAGGAGGAATTGGTGTAGCTGCTATATTTGGTGGCGCAATAAAAAGATATCTTTCAGATAAAGCAGACGAAAGAGACGCAAAGGAGTCTGCACAATTCTTAAAGAGCACACTCGATAAAATCTTAAAGGACAGCAAATCAAAAGAGCTTATTTCACAAATTAAATCTTTTCCTTATTCATCAAAATCTACAGAAGAAGCTAAAAAGAATAATGAAGAGCGTAAAAAGCTAGTTAGAGCTTATAGTGCACGTCTCAAAACATTATTAAGCGATGATGAGTATGCATTGATAAATGACATCTATAACAATACCATTCGTGAAAGCGCTGATACTCTCGAAGAAGGCGTAGAAGACGTCAAGACAATCATTGACACTCTAAAGGTTGGCGACACTACAAACTTTGGCAAGGTGTTAGAGATTGGTCCTAACAGCATTACATTCAAGGCAAAAGATCTTCCAAAGACAACAATCGCGTTTAACCAACGCAAGATGGGCAGCTCAGAATTTTTACTTCTTAAAACAATCAAACTAAAGGAAGAGACTGAACTTGAAGAAGAGGACGTTGCTGAAGCATACAAGCCATTACGCAAGCCAGCCGACCTCATCGACGAATTACAAAGCATAGTCGACGCCCCAGATTCAAAACTTTGGGACGTCACTAGCGTGTCTATTCGTTTAAGTCATGAAGATATTTTTGATCGTTTTCCAAAGATTTATGACTATGTTGAAGACATGTGGTTTGAAATTATGCAACCAAATGGCGCTAAAAAGACAAAAGAAATTGCTAAAAAAGCAATTGAAGCAGTGCGCAAATATTATCCAGACCTCAACAAATCTCAGAAAAGCAATCCAGTCTATAAAGAAGAAGAGAGCACTGAAGAAGAAACCCTTGATGAAGCAATCAACTGGCTTGGTGACTATCTCACAACTTCTGAAAAGAGTCAGTTTGGCGGATATCGTCCGACTATACTTGATAAGAAAACTAAAAGGGTTATATACCAAAGTGCAGTCAGATACAATGTGCCTCAAGAGGCAAAGGATCACGCTGAAGAATATCTCAAGCAAAAGGCAAAGGGCATCAAAGAGCCAAAACTTCCTCATGTCGGTACATACAAAGAAGAGTCTGATTGCTCTGATGAAAAGATGAATGAAGCCACTCCAGCAGATGCCGCACTCAAGCGCCGCAAACAGATTGATATGGCCCGAGTAAATGCTGGCGTTATGAGTCGTGATGACTACAACAAAAAGTATAAACTTGGTAAATATCGTCCAGCTGGCAGCAAATTGTCTGGTCCAGGTGGTCTCTATAAAAACCTTGTTAAGGAGGAAGAGACCCTCGAAGAAGCTGTTCCAACACCAGCAATACAAAAGCTTATTGCCAAGATTGATGAAATGAGCCCTAAAGACTATCTACTTTTCTTACAAGCACTCGCAGACAATGCACAAGGCATCTCTAATATGAGCCGTCCAGTAAATGCTCTTGGAATGCCAGATAAAAATACAAGTGGTGCATCAAATGCAAAGGCGTGGGCAGCAGTAGCTGATCATATTTCTGCAGCAGCTGATGCCTATGCAAAGCGTCCAGTTCGTATGGAAGACACCGAAGTGCAAGGTGAGACACTCGAAGAAGCTGCTAACATCAAACCAGTGCAAGGAAAATATATCTTCTTTATTCAAGACCGCGAACTCTATCAACTCGACCCATATAAACTGCTTGCAAAGACTGATTTTGATCGAATCTCTAGCAGCAAACTTATGTCACACATGAAATTAGGCAGCGAGTGGAAAGCAGTATCAGTTGCATGGGGAACAGATCTTCTTGAGATTGGTGCACTCGAATCTCCAAAAGATATATCTGATGCAGAGCAATGGTATGTCGTGCCCCATCTATACGACAAAGTCACACATCTTGCATTGATACACTAATACTAATTAAAAAATAATATAGAAAAAGCCACTCGGGTCACTCTGAGTGGCTTTTCTCGTATATATAACTCTATAGAGGACGCGGTTGTCTTCTATACTTAACACACACAAACACACACAAACACACACAATAAAATGAATAAAAACGCATACGAAATACGACTAGAGGTATTACAACTCGCTCATGGCGATATTATGACGCAATATCATGAGGCATTAAATTGTCAAAAAGAGACGATTTATCAGGACGGACAGGAAACATCAGACTTGTCTACTGTAGATGTCACACTACCAGCTGTATCTAAGGTTATCGAAAGAGCAGAAGAACTCTATGCATTTGTGCACGGAGCATAAAGGTTAATAGCGAGTAGCCAGTGTTGTATTGCGCTGGCTACTTTTTTGTTTACATATTAAAAAATATTGTATATAATAACGACATGAAAATCAAGGATAAAAACGGTGTTCAGTGTGAGCTTGATGATTTTACAGTTCTTCAAATTACTCTCAATAAACTTCGTAAAGTATATGACTGGCAGTCAAATTACTATATTGACACTGCTAGCAACAAGGTGTTAAAGACGGAAACCTTTCACACCACTCATAGTTGGGACACCACAAGCGAAGTGCGTGATGCAACAGTTGATGATTATCGCTTTTCTGCAGTTTTTGCTAAATTAGTTTGTGGGAGATAGCTTATGTTTTGTAATTGGCACTCGATAGAGCCAGTGTACTGAGTCACTAAATCCTGAGCCCCAATGATGCACACTAAACTGATGTATATGTCGTGCTCGTGATAGGATAAAAAAATCTACTAGTGTGTCAAGCGCAGAATCATTTTCAAGTGCCATATGACTTGGAACCGTAGAAGTGCATCTCAAACCATATTTTTCTGCTAAGATGCGCTTACATTCAGCTGAGTCTGACATTATTATGCATGGACGACCCGTTGATTCTTTTATATTTTTTATGACATACAAACTATCAATAAGCTGTTCCATTGTATAGTCAACAGTGTCTCCTATTTGGGTACCAAATGAAAGTATGTCACCGACGCGAACGTGAATAACTTCATAATCTGTCAGCGAATCTAATGCAGCAACTATTGCACGTTCGCACTCTTCAGTTGGTTGCAAATATTTTCTAACAGACTCTACTATTCGCCTTGGTAGTTTAAATACTGGCCATACATTTGTGTAAATATGTAAATTATCCCGCCGTAAATTTTTTAGATTTATTTGATTTTTAAGATTGGTTTGTAGTGCCCGTAGAGTGGCATTTTGAATGTCTTGTAAATCTAAAATTTTATTTGTATTTGGAGGTGTAACCGAACATTGATTTTGTAAATATTGACCAATTGGGTGCTGCCTAAAATCAATTTCAAATGGTATACTATATTCCACGCATAGTTGATTTGCCGCGATTGACCCTCGTATAAAATCACCCAATCCCATCCCCCTTTCTTTTGCAAAGTATGTGTGTATGAGCATGTTATTATTTATTATAAATAAAATATATGAAAATAACGCGTGAAAACATTGCGATTTTAGAGAATGATACTCATATATCACGTTGGGTTGAAGAAAGTGGCCGCCTCGATCATGATCGCTACGCGTTGCCAATCATTTTAGAACACATACAACCTGGTTATACAGTTGTTGATGCTGGCGCATTTATAGGCGACCACACACTTGCATATTGTGATGCAGTTGGTAAAAATGGAGACGTTTATGCGTTTGAACCTAATCCTGCAGCCTTTGAATGTTTACAATATAATTGTGGTTCAGCAAAATTATTTAATTGCGGACTATCAAATTGTGACGAAGAAGTAAACTATTCAGTAGATAATAATGCCGGAGCTGGCCGAATATCACAACAGTCTGGTGATGGTTCATTTTGCATAAAAACTATAACATTAGACTCACTAAACCTACCTGCTCTTGATTTTTTTAAGCTTGACATAGAAGGTTATGAACTCAATGCTTTAGAAGGAGCAAAAGAAACAATTTCAAAATATCGTCCAGTTTTTTGGATTGAAATTAATGTCGGTGCCCTTGCGCAACATGGTAAAACTGCGCATGATATTGAAAACTTTCTGTCTCAATTTGGTTATGACATAATACCATTCCCTGAAGTTGGTGAACAATATGACATACTTTGCATACCGCAATGAAAACTGATATACTCATACGTTCGTATCGCAATGACTTTAAATGGTTGTGGCATTCTTTAAAAAGTATACATAAATATGGTAAAGAGTTTGAAACTCTTCATCTTGTAGTCCCAGAATCTGATGTTCAACTGCTCGCTCACCTTACAGCAGAGAATGTACATGGCACAGTTGATCAATGTGATGGCTATCTTGCGCAACAGATTACTAAATTACATGCAGACACGTGGTGTTTATCTGACTATATTCTTCATGTTGATAGTGACTGTATTTTTTATAAAGATTTTTCACCAACTTGTTTTTTTAAAGATAACAAACCTATTATGCTTCGCGAAGAATGTTCTAATAGTCCATGGAATGCGATCTCTGAAAAGACTCTTGGTTGGTATGATAGTTATGAATATATGAGAAGACATCCAATTATATATCCACGATGGATATATAACGAGTTTAGAGCATGGATAATGAAAAAACATAGTTGCAGCCTTGAACAATGGATATGCCAACAACAGCGTAATGAATTTAGTGAGTTTAATACTCTTGGTCAATGGGCGCATAAAGTTTATCCTGAAGCATTTTCATGGTGTCACCCAAGCGAAATTCCAGAATATTGTAAGCAATATTGGTCATGGGGAGGATTGCAAGATGATATAATCAAAGACATTGAAACATTACTGGCATGAAAGTTTTGCTTTTAACAGTTTGTTCGGCTCGTCATCAAAACTTTACTGAAAAGCTTTATAATGAAATTTTGTTACATTGCAAACATGAATGTAAGATTGCATATCTTGATAATAGTTGCGAAGGAGACTTTCAAAGTGAGGCATTTTTTAATGCATGTTATAATAAAACACACCATATTATCACTGAACTTGAGGCTTTGCAATATGGTGATGCACTCATATATCTAGATAGTGATATATGCGTAAGAGGCAACATAGTAACTACAATGTTAGAAGAACTTGGAGACTCTCATATTGCATTTCAACAAGATAGCAAAAACGCATTATGCGCCGGACTTTTTGTATGTCGGGTATGTCCTGAAACTATTAACTTTTTTAATAATGTAAAAGAAGCTCTCATTTGTAATAAAGAATATTATGCAGCAAAGGAATGTGACCAAACTGTAATAAATGAGATGTTACCGCATTCAGGTTTAAAATATATTCCACTTAGTCTCAAATTTACGACATATGGCAATCTAGAACTCGGCCTTTGGAGTCCAGATTCTCCGCATTTTGTTTTAGATAGTGATGCCTTAGCATTTCATGCAAATTTTACAGTAGGGTTGCATAATAAAACACAATTGTTGAATTTAGTACGATTACAATAGTTGTGTACAAATAAGTAGATTTGGTGTATAATACATCATGATGCCAAGATTGAGACTTGTTCGTATTAGTGAATTTAATACACTTGGTCAATTGGCACGTAAATTTCATGCAAGATGCGTTTACTTGGATGTATCCTAGTGATGTACCAACTGTTTGTAAACAATATTGGTCATGGGGAGGTCTAGATGATAATATACATAATGAGATAAATAAAATAATAACTTAAACGGGTGTGACATGGTTTCGACATGACATTTGAAGCAATATATGCAATGCACAGTCTGCACGACTCTAAGTGCAAGAGAAAAACGAAAAAGATACACTAGCTCTCGCGGCATAACCGCACCAACGCATCAACTCCGATAACATGCGTTGGTACAGAGGAGGGTCGGATAATTGTATATCGAAAATATAATAGACTCATCGATTCGAATATTGATGCGGGATTGCTCGACAACAATCTAGGTTGTGATTGTCCTAACATCAATCAATAAATTGTAGAAGTATATTGCCGAGAAGTCATGGACTGGAGTTCGATCCTCCACACATCCACCATTTTTTTGTTTACAAATTGACGCTTTTAGGGTATAATACATCATGACACCACGACTGGGACTAGTTTGCATAAGTGAAAGACTGACATACCAAAAGATCTCAGCGAAGACGATGACTCGCAAGCAGTTTGTAACTCTTGGTCGTGAGCGTGGGTTGCAGATACTATCCGAGCGTATACTTCATAATTCGCAGCACATCTTGCGTACACTCCAGGCATGCATCGACTCAGGTGCTCGTCACTATCGTGTGTCGAGTTCAATTTTCCCGTTGCTTACTGATCATACGCTCGAGTTGCGCTACAACGACCTGCATGGGTTTGATGATATCGCAAGCAACCTTGCGAAGGCTGGTGAATTTGCTCGGCAGCATGACATCACATGCAGCTCACATCCCGATCAGTTTAATGTCCTATCAAGTTATAACCCTGATGTTGTAGACAAGACTATTCGCGAACTTGACCATCAGTCATATGTGCTTGATATGATGGGATGTAAAGCAAACTATAGTTCTCCAATGTGTCTGCATCTCAACAAGAGCCCTGACTTTAAGCGTGAAACTATTGGCGAGTATGTGTCTCGCTTTTGTGCAAATCTCGCCCGTTGTAGTCGTGGCGTTCGTCATCGACTTGTGTTAGAAAACGAAGACAAGGCATACTGGAATTGCGAGAATCTCTACACACATTTTGCAGGGCATCTTCCACTCGTCTATGACAATCTTCATGACACGTGCAACCCGTCATGCGACTCGTCTCAAAGCATCTCTCGATTTCGCCAAAGTTGGGGAAAGTACACACCTGTGTTTCATTGGAGTGAGGGTATTGGCAGCACTCGTAGTCATACTGACTATGCGACTCATCTCCCACATGTAGTCTCTGCAAATCGTGACGTCACCTGGGAAGTCGAACTCAAGGCAAAAGACAACGCGATTGCTCATATTCTGAGCACCTTTTTTGCCTCCTAAAGGTCGGTTTCTCTATACGGGGCTTAACTTCGGGGCTTTTTTTCACTTTTTTGAAAAAAGTTGTGTACTTTTGCCGCGGTTTATGCTATAATAACCATGTAAGCAACAAACCGATACCAGCATGACCAACGACGACAAACATTATGGAACAGTAGAGATCAAGATGTCAAATGGTGAGTATTTCACCACCGAAGTAGTAAAAGAAGGAGATAAGTTTATCACTGGAACGTTTACCAATACTGGACTTCTTCGCGACAAGTGGGAAGTAAGCATTGAGGAATACTATTCTCATCAAGAAGCTCTACAGGAACTTTATGAAATTCTTGAAGAGTATGCAAACTCGCCAGAAGCGCTGCTTCAATATGCCTAATAATAACCACATAAGCAACAATATGATTGATATTACTACAGTACAAGGATTTTGGTATGATGGCAATACTCCAATTGCTAATCTCACGGATGGCAGAGAGGTGGTATTGAGTGAAGAAGATGCTCAGTTCATTTTGGATTGGAGTGCGTCAATAGCTAATAGAGTAGAGTAAATAATAATTATGAACAAGCCAATCTTTGTAGTAGGAGACATTCATGGCAAATGGGATGCGCTTTTTCTTAAGATAAAAGCTGGCGATATTCGTGATTTTGTCTTGATTGGCGTTGGTGACCTTGGAGTCGGGTTTAAACTCGAGAAGCAGCAGGCCCGTCAGTTTGAATATATCAACACCTTTTTCAAAAGTCGAAACATTGATTTTCTAGGTATACGCGGCAATCATGATGACCCAGCATATTTTGATGGAAAGGTAAGCATGAGTAATTTCAAGTTGCTTCCAGATTATACATCAATGACTCTAGATGATAAAGAATTTTTGTTTGTCGGTGGTGCTGTCAGCATCGATCGACGTATGAGAGCACAGGGCATTTCATATTGGGCAGATGAAAAGTTTGTCTTGGATGTTTTCAAGATAAAGCGATGTGATGTACTCATTACGCACAGTGCTCCAACATGGAGTGGTCCATTTGATAAGTCTGGAATCTCAGGTTGGTGTGATCGTGACTCTACGCTTTGGGATGAATGCGTACAAGAACGTAAGGAGCATGATATGCTTGTAAAGTTGTGTGGCGCAACTCGTCATTACTGCGGTCATTTTCATTTAAGTTCGATAGTTGATGTTGAAGGATGCACTAGTATTATATTAGACGAACTCGAAATAAAAGAGATTATATGATAGTAGAATATAGTGGCGATGAATGAGAAACAAATATATTGTAAATTATTAGACATAATGACTAACAAGTGTGCTTTGGAAGCATGGCTTGATATTCCCAATAAAGAGTTGCACAATAAAAGGCCACGCTATTTAATGTTAAGTGAAGATGGAAGAAAAATAATTTCTGAATTAATCTTTAAACTTGAAAATAAAAATGAAATTTAATGTCATAACATTTGTTATTGCCTTTATCACATGGAGCATTGCTGCTTTTATTGGAGGTTATATTACTGGTCGTGAAGACACATATCGTGAAGCATATGAAAACGGACTTATGATTATGTCAAGAGACAATGGGGAAAAAGTCTATCGTTGGATCGAGACTCATAAAATAGGATATGACTATGAATGATTTGACCATAGTACTCTATTGTATTCTCATGACTTCGCTTGCGATTGGCACACTTATAATTTTTGAAAAATACGACAAATGAAAACTGCATATCAATATAAAGACATATGTTTGCTGCCTCGCTATAGTAGCCTAAAGACTCGTCAGAGAGCTGAAGTTTCTACAGTATTTTTAGGATCACAATTTAAATTACCAGTGGTGCCTTCGAATATGGTATGTGTCATAAACGAATCACATGCAAAATGGCTGAGTGAACGCGGCTATTTCTATGTCATGCATCGTTTTGGCATCGATAACCTTGAATTTGTTCGCGCTGCCCAAGGTTGGAAAACAATCAGCATCAGCGTAGGCGTACAAGAAGTCGACAAATATCTACTTGAGCAGATCGCAGCAGAAGATTTAAAGTTAGACTATGTCACAATCGACATTGCTCATGGTGATAGCATTCTTATGAAAGAGATGTTGAGTCATATTTCTTTGCTGTCTCTTGATACAAAAATTATTGCCGGCAATGTCTGCACTCCCGAAGGCTATCGCAGGCTTGTTGAATGGGGAGCAGATGCTGTAAAGGTTGGTATTGGGGGTGGTGGTGTGTGTAGCACAAAAAATAAGACTGGCTTTACTTTTCCAATGTATAGTTGTATCACACTCATTGATCGTGTGCGAGAACTTGATGATCCACCAATAGTCGCAGATGGCGGAGTTCGTGAGCATGCCGACATTGTAAAAGCAATTCACGCCGGAGCAGAGATGGTTATGGTTGGTGGTCTCTTTAGTCGATGTATTGATTCACCGGCTGAAATGATTGACGGTCAAAAAGTTTATTTTGGAAGTGCTTCTCAATACAACAAGGGTGAATATCGAAACGTTGAAGGAGTTAAGCGTTCACTAGATCTTGACACAATGACCTATGCAGAAAAATTGCTCGAGATAGAACAGGACCTTCAAAGTGCGGTTTCTTACTCGGGCGGAAGAAACTTACTTGATATCCCGAGTGTAGAAGCAATGCTCGTTACAAGTTGGGAGGCATAAATTTGAAGGAGATCTTTAATATGTTGAAAAATGAAAAATGTTGGGAATGCAATGGCACACTGCAGCGGGTGTTCGTCACCGAAACTTATGATGAACATGTTCTTGGAAGCATTACTATAACAGACATTCCGATGCTTCGCTGCTGTTCATGTGGTGATGAAGTAATCGGTGCAGATGGCAGCGCACATATTGATGACACTATCGAAAGAGAATATAAGAAGCGAGGACTCCAACGAAAATACAGAACGTGGACCGAAACTGTAGTAGAATAAACTTATGAAAGAACTATATAGAATAGTAGAACGTATAGACGTTCCAACTGCTAGAACATACTATGCAATTCAAGAGAAGTTTCTTTGGTTTTGGATCACAGATTTTAGTTATGGAATTTGGGCAACAGCAGAATCTGCAGAAGATATGGTTATGAAACTATTGAAAAACCCAAACAGAATAGTAAAAACATTTTCTTATGAGTGAAGATATAAAATACGAAGTGCTTTGGCTAAACAAAAATAAAGTGTTTAAAAATGCAATCTTTTTTGATCAGGACATTGCTTTAGATTTTTACGTTGAGAAACTAAAAATGGGAACAAAACCACAGATTAAACAGCATGTAACCGTTACAACGATACTACAATGCGCAGTCAATAAAATAGATCATGAGTAATACACCGGACACAGATGCAAATCAAATCTTTCTAGGATTCAATCCAGATGAAGGTGACTATTTTGTGCCAGCAACAGTTGCTCGTAAGCTAGAACAGCAACGCGATGAAGCAGTCAACAACTATGAAACTGCTGTGCTACGAGAGCATCGTATGCAGGAGCAACTTGATACGCTTAAAGAATCAATTCTGGATTTGTCTCATCCTAATATGCAATTGCTGTTAGAAGAACGCAACAAAGCGGTCAACAACTACGAGACTGCTGTGCTACACGGACATCGTATGCAAGAGCAACGAGACAGATTGACGACTATTACTAACGATTTAATCGCAATGGTTCGCATCAATGTTATGTGAGGATCGTTTGAGGGATGCACTGTCGTACAACTCGATGAACACCTCAAACCATGGATCGAAAAGATCGCTGCTGTGACGAAGGAGAGAGATATACACAAAGCTAAACCCGATTTCTGGGATGGTTTTGCCTTTAATACTACTATTGGAAACGAAAGCCATGAGTGTCACACTAAAAACGGACGAAGAAGATCTACATGTGAAAGGAGGCAATCATGAGTGAAACATCAGAAACAGACGCCCTGTGGGACGCACAAATTATGTCAGACACCCCATATCATGAAGCATGGGAAGAGATGTCAGAACATGCATGCAAACTAGAACGCGAGCGCGACAATGCAATCGCAGAAGCGACCAATGCAGTCAATGACATTATCGACATGCGATATAAACTAAAGGAAGCAGAAGAAACTGCTGAGCACTATCGACTTGATGCCAATCGTTTTGAAGCAGCGGTTATGATGCTAAAAGAAAAAATTAAAGAGTATGATGATACATTAACCGTTTGCACCGACAACTTCTCATGCAAAACGTTTGTGCCACAAAAGTGGGAACTGCCGCCCTATCAATGAGCTAAGCAGTGACCTTAATAGTTTACTCCATAACAAACTTTCACTGCACAGTAAAAACGATCAAACCCAGTAAAAAATTATGAGTAGTTTATCAAAGGGTAAAGGAAGTGAGTGTGTCAACCATTCAGCGGTGAAAGCATCTTCGAAAATATTGGAAGCGCGTTCAAAATAAACGTGTACGCGCTGATGGGAAAAAACAAACACAAAAATAAACTTATGCCAAAATACAGAATCGTAAGGGACTATCGTGACAGAAACACAAAACTGTCATATGAAAAATACTATATTCAACGCAAGTTCTTATGGATGTGGAATGACATTGACCCGTTTGACATCGACTCGAGTTTCTACAGAAGCGGTAAAAACTGGGACACCTTTGAAGAGGCACTCGATGTATACACAAAGATCGAAGAGATTGAGGCTCTTAGGCGGCGCGGATTGGAGGTTGTGTGGCCAAAACCACGTCCGGAATGGCCTTGCTGAGGTCATTTTTCTAAGCCCGGACACCGTCCGGGGCCTTTTTTCACTTTTATGAAAAAAGTTGTGTACTTTTGCAGTGGTTTATGCTATAATAACCATGTAAGCAACAAACCACACAATATGAAAAAAGCATCACTCAGCGTACAAGACATCAACTCGGCGATCATCTCTGGAAATTTTACAATTGATGACATCAATAGCATCCTTCAAGCTGTCACCTTTGCCCGCACTCGCCTTGCTCAAAAGACCAAAGCTTCTCTTCATCTCGGCGACAATGTCCAATTTACAAGCCCACGAAGTGGAGGCGTGACCACTGGATATGTTGTCAAGATTGCCGTTAAGTTTGTCACGGTTCAAACTAGTGGCGGTCGATGGAAAGTTCCAGCGAGCATGTTGTCTAAAATCGATGCAGTTCTTAAATAAATCTAACCATCACACTTGATAAATTTATGAGTAGTTCAGCAAAGAGCAAAGGCGGTGTCAAGACCGTTCAATGGTGGAAGCATCTACGCAAGTACTGGGGACGAGTACAGAATAAGCGTGTGCGTAAAGATGGTAAGAAGGAAATACAGAAGGAACTCTAATATAATAAGGTATGCAAGAAGATATTAAAGTAGAAGACTTACTAGTTGCTGCTGATCAAATCTTTCAGGTAACAGACATCTTAGATGATGTAGGTACACGAGTATACACCTGTCATACATGGGAACCAACCATAGGATTTGTATATAACAGTGACTATGATATGTTTACCGATAGTGACATTGAGGATTGCGGACTTGAAGTTTACAGATTGAAATAAGAAACTCAAATATGATTAGTGTACTAGCAAATCTTTTAAGAGAATGGGACGGCTCTTATAAGCCAGAAAAAATTTGTATCTATAAAGAAGGCAAAGAGATGGTTTTTGATGCAGAAGAATGGAGTCACCTATGTGATGTGTTAGCAGGAAAATACAACAAAGCGGCATCATCAATCCCAGAAGGTTGTTATACACCTGACTCTATATCGGTATGGAGTAAAGAATGGGTTGGAGGACAACTAACGTAAAATTACTATAAAAAATCTATAAATGACTATAGAACCACAATAAATACAAAATATATGATGACAACACTAACTACAATATTAGCATATACCCTTAGTCTTGGCGCGATTTGCAGCCTGTTTTACGTTGCATGCCGACTCTTCTCTGAATATATTGCGATGCGTAAACTGAAGCCGCTTAAAATGCCAACGCCAGTAGAAGTGCCATTTGTAAAAAAACAAACTGCACCAAAAAAGAAAGCGGTATATAAAAATCCTGCAAAAAAACAGCCAACTATAAAGCAAGCTGCTGCAGATGCTGCTAAAAAAGCAGTGACAAAAAAACAACCGGCGAAGAAAAAGACCGCTATTCGTAAAAAGCCACAAGCATAATCTCTAGCTATGTCAGACGAAGTATTTGATTTTGGGTTTACTGCTGTTGCAGAAGACGAACTAGAGGTAGTTCGTGCAGCAAATGCAAAGGAAGATGAAGTGATTGAACTTCAGACTCGTCTAGATTCGCTCTATAAATCTATCTTGCCTCTTGTCTCAAATCTAAAGAAAAACCCAGAAAAGGACTATATCTACTGGCCAAATCGGTTAGACAAGGTAAAAGCTTTTGAGGGTATCATCTCTAAAATATACAATGGGGCATGAAAAAACCTGCTTTGGGTGATGCTATAGTTGTGCTCATGAAATGGTCTGATGGCTCGACTGCATGTTTTTTTCAAAGCGATAAGTCAGCAATCAAACAATACATAAAACAAAAGACGCTTAAAAACTCTGGCACAAAGCTAGAATATAGCATAACAAAATGCTTAAAGAGTGACTATGATAAGCTAAATGGGTTCTAAACCATTTAGAGACATACATAAACTAAAAAAGGCATATCGTTTTGATATGCCTTTTTTTATAAATAAAACTAGTGAAGACTCTATAGTATGTTTAGAAATTAACAAAATAAAGATATGGAACTACTCGTAAACTTCGTACAGACACAAAGTTGGTTTGGTATATTTACTGCAGTCGTCACTCTTGCAAGTGCAATCGCAGCTGCTACCCCAACCCCAACTCCTGGAACAGCCATTGCAAAGCTCTATGCAGTCATTGACTTTCTTGCATTAAACTTTGGCAAGGCTAAAGATAAAGGTGAATAATGCAAGCTCTCTTAGTTGCCATTGCTGCTGCGTGCAATGCCTATGCATCATGGGTGGCATGGCAACGAGAGACTGAAATAGATCGTATAGAAGATGAAATTGATAAGCTTGCTGCCACTGGTGATCCTGCTGCAAAGTTGCGGATTGAACGACTCGCAACGAGAAAAAAACGAAAGCTTGAACGCCTCGGCGCTCTATGATCCGGTGACAGTTACCCTCATCGAAGGAAAACAATACACCTTTGCTGAAGGAACACTCGTTGGGCGTGGTCAAAAATTTCATAGCGACTATAGCTATCGCAGAGCAATAATTATAGGAAATTCTAATAAATAAAAGTTATGTCATACGCAAACGTTGGTAAAGTTTGGACAGTAGAGTCATTTAAAGAATATCTAAGCACGCTTAAAAAGCCTGCATATGTAAAGAGCGTTACTATACACCACACAGGTGCACCTTCATTGGCGCAGCGCAAGAGTGGTCTGCTCGCTCAACATATCTTAAACATAAAGGCATATTACCAATCACTCGGTTGGAATCGTGGACCGCATCTTTTTGTTGACGAGGATCAAATCTTTGGCATGACCCCACTGAATGTTCCTGGCATACATGCAGTTTCATTTAATCGTAACTCTATAGGCATCGAAATACTTGGAGACTATGACAGTGAAGATCCGCTAACTGGTCGTGGATTAGCATGCATGAAAAATACAGCTGCAATTACAAAGGCGCTTTTCAATTGGTTAGACATGCCAGTTAATGAAAATACATTAAAGTTTCATCGCGATGACCCAAAGACAAGTAAAACCTGTCCTGGTAAAAAGGTTAAAAAGGATTGGTTCATCTCACTTGTACAAGGTAGTGAAGTTAAAACAGTTACTCCTGCTCCAATATTTGCTATAGCTGGAACAGAAGTACCACTCATTGACTATGTGGTGCAGCACAAAGGCTATGATGCTACAGCAGCAACAAAGTTATTAAAGGTTAAAAATGGAATGACAACCTTTAATGGAACATGGATCGAAAGCGCACGTTATGACTCACAGCGCGCAACCACACTTGCACTCAACAGCGAATTAGACGCAGACGTGCCTAAAAAATCTTAATTTTAATGGAGTGATGTATTATATTATGGTAACACCAACAATAACAACACACAAATAAAATTATGGCCACTGCCAAACGAGAAAAAAAGAAAAAAGCTACTGCTTCAAAACCTGATCTTTTCGCCGAGGACTCAACTAACATTGAGTCCTCGATTGCTTTAAATTTCTGCTTTAATTTTAAAGTCAAAAAGCCGTTTCACTTTAATGAGGCGCACAAGGCATTTTATGACTGTATAAAGGCAGACGATACAAACATGGCATTTGTTGACGGTCCTGCAGGAAGCGCTAAAAGTTATATTGCTGTACTTGCTGCCTTGGAACTCTTTAAGGACAAAAAGATTAAGCATATAAACTATATACGCAGCGTAATTGAAAGCGCGTCTCGTAGCATTGGTGCATTGCCTGGTGAGGTTGACGATAAGTTTTTGCCATATGCAATGCCATGTCTAGAAAAAATACGCGAGATTACAGATGAGAGTACCTGTCTGCAACTTCGCAACGCAAATGTGGTGAGTGCCACTCCAGTAAATTTTGTACGTGGTCTTACATTCAATGATAGTGTTGTGATTGTCGACGAGGCACAAAACCTAACACGTTCAGAGCTTGTAACGATACTTACTCGGTTCGGTAAAAATACAAAATATGTAATCTGCGGAGATCTTAAGCAGTCAGATATTGGAAAACTTTCGGGCTATCCAGATGTCTATTCTCGATTTAACAATACATCTGCTGTAGAAAATAACATACACACCTTTAAGTTTGGAGAAAGCGAGATTGTACGCAGCAAGATATTACGATATATTGTACAGGTGCTTGAAGCATAAAAAAATAAACTTTTTTCACTTTTTTGAGGGTTTTCTATAGTTTTCTATATAGATAAATCTATGGTACATAGAAAACCCCAAAAAAGACAAGTATAAATAAAGACTTATCCAAACTATGCCCGAAGGTTCCGGAACGGATAAATAGTGTTGAGTTAATGCCAGATTAGACATTTTTTCCTATTTTGTCGAGAATTTTATGCACTTTTGTGAAAAAGGTTGTGTACAAATCGTGAGTTTTGTGGTATAATAGTCATGTAAGCAACAATATGACACACCTCGAAACACTAAAGACTGACCTTGAAATTCACCTCAAAAGTCGTGAAGCCCTGGTAGACGGTTCTGGCGGGTTTTTTATTAAACGAGCCGGTTATAATGTCGGTGCCGTTATTCATAGCTATGACGGCATCATACGGTCCTTGGAGGAAGAGATTGCTAGCATTGAGGCTAAAAAACGTAATAAGAAAACACCCGTATGAAAACACTACTAGAACGTATAGAAAATATGTCGAACCGCAATCATCGTAAATTGCTCTATATTGGTGCATTATTTGCACTCATTGGAGGCTCCCCTATTTTTGCCGCAATGCTGTGCTTGGTTGCATTTACACTTGAAGACTAATCTATGAAAAATACACTACAGAAACTAATCGCTCAGTTCAACTCTGATATTGCCTCTAATCTACAGAATATTGCTGAGATTTTGCCCGATGCCCGCTATGCTGAAGCACTTGACCTTCAAACTGAAAACCTCACGCTCGAGAGAGTGGTTGATGTTTTAGAAAATGAGTTGAAGGAATTGAATAGTGCTCAGTCTTAAGTTGCATGAAAGTTATATCTAAGCCGCTGGCGTTTGCATTCATAGTTGCTTTTTTTGCAATTGTAGCATTTGGAATATATCTACAAGTGCTGTGGGCGGATTGGACAATTACTAAAATTTTTAATAAAGATTTTCATAATCTAAAAATTTTTGCAGCATTATGCATAGTCGAAATGTTGTCGCCTAAAGCTTTACAGGGCATTACTATGATCATTTTAATTCTTATGACACTGTATATCTTTTTGACTGCATGAATGACAAATCAAATTTTATTGCTCACCTTCGCGGTCATGATGTCTATTATGTCAATGGCTGTTTTACATTGGATCCACTTCCAGATTTGGTGACACTACAAACTATAGTTTCTTACTTGATTGATGAAGGGTTTGTAAATGTTGATGAAAGCCTTTAATATGAAACGTTTAATAACTGCACTGCTATCAATTTGTTTAACGAGTTGTGTTGTCGAATATACTCCAACCGGCTATTCATCGGTTGGTTACTATAGATATTCTGGTTCATACTCATCATCTACATATCGACCATACAATTGTTATCGCTCATATCGTAGGCCAACAATTACCCCGGTTGCACATGGGTTTGATCCTGATCCTCAATATGTAAACGGTTATGTGTTTAGAGGTGGTGATGGTATGCCATACGCGGCTGAATTTTAAAAAATATGTTAACGCTAGATGAACTTAAAAAACTTTGTGAAGACTCATGTACTTTAGAATATTGTCTTCCAGTACTTGACTCTCCTACTTTTTTAGCATGTCCTTTAAATTTAGAACCAGACTCTCCATACTCATATGTTGGAGGCCTATGTAATCACACACATGAGATTATAAGTTCTGGAATATTGTTATGCTCACTGTACAAAAACTATAATGACGCACCTATAAACACTCGAGAGTATATTATTAGCGCAATATGGTGTAACTATGGAAAATTATGGGAATATGTCTGCACAGATGCTAACTCGCAAACATGGTCATATGCCACACAAAATCCTAAAATAGAAACCGCATACAGGTCAGCCTCTCAGTTTGAAATTCACACGTCTACTTTGAATACAACTGATGACATTTCTGTCGCAAATGTAGTGCATAATATACTTTCAACATTGACATATCGACCATCTACTCCAGAGGCTCACCTCTTGCTATCAAATATAAAATTAGCACACGCACTGCATAACTATAAACAACTATGAGCACACAATATACGGGATACAAACACTTTTTTCTTGACGTAGAGACGACTGGTCTTGATCGTGACCGTAATGAAATATTTCAAATTAGTGGAATAATCACTGATGCAAATCTTAACGTTCTTGAAGAGTGTGATTTGAGATTTCGTCCACTGTCTCTTGAATGCGTTCAGGAGGAGGCTCTTGGCAAGACTGGAATGACTCTCCAAAGTTTGAGTGATTTACCTCTTTCTGCTCGAGAGGCATATTCACAACTAATTGAAATGTTAGGACGTCATTGTGATAAGTTTGATAAAAAGGACAAACTTCATTTTGTTGCATATAACGCAGCTTTTGATGTTGATTTTATTCGCAGGTTTTTTGAGAAAAACGGAGATCAGTTTTTTGGCAGTTGGTTTTGGAACCCACCAATTTGTGTGATGCAAGCTGCTGCATGGATGACTATGAGAGTGCGAGGTGCCCTCCCAAATTTCAAACTTGGAACCCTATGTCAATGCGCTGAATTAGGATGGGATGAGTCTGCCGCGCATGATGCTGCCTATGATATTTGTCAAACCCTAGAGCTTTTTCGGTATTTACGTAAAGATATCCCTCAATTGTGAGTTTTTTAGGCCTCCAGAAGGCCATTTTCTCTATACGGGGACACTGTCCGGGGCCTTTTTTCACTTTTATGAAAAAAGTTGTGTACTTTTGTCGCGGTTTATGCTATAATAACCATGTAAGCAACAATATGACCGCCACCTACTACGCATCAGAAGTCAGTCCCGAAGAATACTCAGCAACATTGGCAGAAGCTGCAGAACTTGCCCTTGCCAATTATGAAGCTCATATCTCTGAGCAAGATGTTCGTATTGGAGACATCATCAAAGACAACAACTTTGCAGGTGACATTACACTCTATCGTGTCACTGACATAATTCAAGAGCAGTGGTACGAACCACTCATTGTGCTTGAAGTTCTCAAACATTCTGGCTGGTCCCCCACTTCGGTTCGCTTTCATCACCTCTTTAAACCAACCAAGGTAAAGCCGCGAAAGTTACGTTGGTTTTTGAGCGCGATTCCAGTTGGTGGACTATTCAAAAGTTCTAACTATGAAGGCGCTCTACTTATGCAGCGAGTCCAAGACACTGATGCTGGCACACTACGAGCCCGTTACCTAGAAGGCCAGTTTACAGGTGAGGTCATTTGTAAAAGCAAGCACAGCCGAGTCTATGCTCTCTAATCTCTCAACACACGAAAATATGGACAAAGAATACATTGTAAAGACAAAAACTGGTGGAGAAGCAACAGTACTTGCTCGCACACCAGCCGAAGCCCTTGGTATCTTCACAAAACGAGGACGATTTGGCATTGGAGCAGCATGGACGTTTACTCGTCAACCAGACGGTTGGATTGTATGCACCCATACTGGAATGAAGACTCTTGAACGCACCTATCACAAACTTCGTGAAAAGGACTATGTTCGTGGCATGCGCTAAACTTCAACTTTATATCGTATGAAATTACCTACACTATACAGTCGTACATCGACTGGGAGCATTCAAGAATGGACGATTGAAATCGAAGATGGGCGGTGTCGTACCCATCATGGCAAGGTCGGAGGCAAGATTGTGACCACGCTGTGGACCACATGTGAAGCCACAAATGTCGGTCGAGCAAATGAACGTGACGAATCGGCTCAGGCGCTCTTTGAGGCTACCTCTCTTTGGAAAAAGAAAAGTGAAAGTGGCTGCTTTGAGTCAATTGCCGATATTGATCGCAGTCTCTATATTGAGCCGATGCTTGCTAAAAAATGGGAGGATCGAAAGAGTAGAGTCGTCTATCCAGTCTATAGTCAACCAAAGCTTGATGGTTTACGAGCAGTCATTACAGCAAACGGAGCAACGACACGAAATGGCAAGGCCTGGGTCACAATTCCGCATATCTTGCATGAGTTGGCTCCTCTCTTTAAGGCACATCCAGATCTTGTACTTGATGGCGAGCTCTATACTCACAAATATAAAGATGACTTTAATAGTATCTGTAGTCTCGTGAAAAAGACTAAACCGTCTGCCACAGACCTACAAGAGTGTGCTGCCAAAATCCAATTTTGGTGGTATGATATTGTTGACCCAAGTAAAAAGTTTTCGGCACGTTCCTCTCAGGCTGCTTACTATGCAAACGTGTTCAAGTTGAATCCAAACATTATCGTGGATGTACCTACCACTATGGTGTGTGACGAGATTTCCCTTGATGCTACATACGAAAACTATTTGCAAGATGGCTATGAAGGTCAGATGGTACGAGTTGATGCGCCATACGAGTGTAAGAGAAGTGACTTGCTATTAAAGCGCAAAGAGTTTCAGGATGGTGAGTATCTTATTGTTGAAATTTGCGAAGGCAACGGTAATAAAAGCGGTATGGCCGGTTATGCAGTCTTACAAAGACCAGACGGCAAAACATTCCGAAGCAACATTAAAGGTACACACTCATTTTTGAAAGAGCTCTTAAAGGATGCTGAGTCTCTTCGTGGAACATATGCTACATGCACCTATTTCAATCTTACCCCAGACGGCATTCCACGCTTCCCGTACGTCACCAGACTGAGACCTGGACCTGGAATTGACTGAAATTTGACCCTGGAGGTCAAAAACGTGAAGTTTTTTCACTTTTATGAAAAAAGTTGTGTACTTTCTGCGCGTTTTATGCTATAATAACCATGTAAGCAATAATATGACCGCCACTGATATAACCACTGCCGTAGCTACTGTAAGTCTTTATCGCAGCCTTGATAATCTTTTTCAGGACGATGCAGATGATCGTCAACGTCACATTACGTTTCGTTGCATAATTGCAGATAACATGCCCGAGTGGCTGTTTGAAGCAACTAATGCTCCAGAAAGTTTTCTCGACGCTGAGCAGATGTGGGTGCGCAAAACCTTCTCTGAAGCGGGACTATACTCACTTTCTCGTGGAGACGTAATTGGTATCAACGGCACATTCTATAAATGCAAGATGGTTGGATGGGAAAAGGTCCCACACTTTAACGACACAATTGAACACTGATGAATATGAAACAAAAAACTTGGGTTTGCGCCGGGCAATGGGGTTGGATTTCAACCGACGAGGTGGAATTTTCTGACATCGAAGAAGGACCATTCGGAGACGTGATGAGTTTTAAATTTTGTGGAGAATCTTTCAAATCTCAGATTGCAGTTGGATCAAAACCAGGAGCATAACATGAATAGACTAGATTCCATACGTGAAGTGCTTGACATCAGATTTGCTGATTTACAACAAGAGATTGACTTTCTCAAAGAAGAAAACTATAGGCTACACAATGGCTTTCAAGGAGCATGCTATGCCTGCGAGCCAGTAGGAGAACTCAATCAAAAGCTCGTTGAAAGAGGACATGCACTCTATCGAGCACTTGCATACTTTACGGATAGTTTCTCTTCCTTTATGGATGAAGACGGCTTTTCACAGGAGAAGAAAGCAGTAGAAGATTGGAAGGAACTCTTTGATAATAATATACCCGAACAGAACTATGAAGATTAGAATTGACAACATTGGCGCACAGCCTCCGACCTATATTGGCAAGTCTCCAGAAGATGTAGACAAAAGACTTGTTATTGTTAAGTATTTTCCTAACCCTAAATATGGTAAATTGCGGGAATATATTGATGATGGTTGGAATGATATCGGAGATCGTGTCATAAAAGATATGTGTAGCATTCACAAGAACTGCTTTGAAGGCAAAGAGAATAATATAGTGATTGCTGATCTTATCTATAGCACTAAGGAAGAAGACACATTCTTAGAGACTGTAGGTGAGCGAGTATTAGATCTATCACTAGAAGATCGTGAAACTTTCTTTGAGGTTTATGCTCTTGCTGCAAAGAAACTAGCTAAACAACATAAAACAGATGAGTGATATGTGGTTAGCAATTATCATCATGGGCTCATTAGCGCTATTTGCTGTGTGCTACATCCTTTATAAGGCTAGCGATGAAGACTTTTGGTATTAAGGAACTCTAATATAATAAACGTATGGGACTTGACATGTATATATTTAAAGTTAAGAAGACTGCTCACTCTATTAAAGAACTGAGCGATCTTGATCGCAATCCGGAACCTGGACAGCTAGAAGTTGCGGAGTTTGAACCATTGCAGCGCCCGTATGAAGATACGTGTCCTGATCATTACACAATCTTCCAAGAGGTCGCATACTGGCGTAAGTTTAACGCACTGCATCAATGGTTCGTTACAACTGTTCAACTAGGTATTGATAAATGCGATCTTTATGAACTAGATAAAGATGTTCTTTTTGAACTGTTAGAGATTCTTGAGGATGTTTACCATCTTAAGAACCCTTCTAAGCTTCCTCCCACGCAAGGATTCTTTTGGGGATCAACTGAAGTAGACGACTACTATTGGGATAAAGTAGAGAGCTGTATTCAAATTATTTCAAAACTCATCGACGACACTGATTGGGATAACGAACGCCTCTTCTATCAATCATCTTGGTAAAATTTATGATAAATAAAGTAGAACTAATTGGGCATTATGGGTGTGATGAAACTATCGCATGTAGTGCATGGACAAGCACATCACGAGAATTAACTGATGAAAAGAAATCGCGCATTCCTGGACTCATCAATATGCTGTGGTCTAATGGTCACGAAACACCGTTTGAAAAAGGCAGCGTGCATTTTCTTGTTGATTGTGACATTGCCTCTCATATTCATCTGCTCAAACATCGTATTGCTAGCATTAATGCTGAATCAGCCCGATATAAAGAACTAAAGGAAGACAAGGCATATATTCCAAATGATTGGAAACAATGCAATGCTAGTGATGGTAGAAATCTATCTTATTTTGGGCAAACATTTGATGTGTGGCATCAGAACTGGACTGAAATTCTTGAAGAATATACACAATTAGGTAATGAACTCTATCACCGCGCAGTTGAAGATCTTAGTGGCACACTTGGTCGTAAACGCGCGAAGGAAAGCGCACGTTTCTTCAAGACATACAACTCTCAAATACAGGCTGATGTTCAATTTAATATGCGCAGCTTTGCAAACTTTTTGAAGCTACGTAACTCTGAGCATGCACAGCTAGAAATTCGTGAGATTGCACAAGAGATGCTCCGACTTGTATCAGAAATTGAAGGAGAGCCATTTAAACACACATTAGCAGCCTGGAATATCTAACATTATGTATACACTAACACTTGAACAACTAACAAAGCTCCTAGAAGAGTATAAAGAACTTAGCGATGCATGTGACGCGGCAAGAGCGGCAGGGTGCCTTGAAATCGAAGGACGACTGCAAAATGCTATTTGGTCCTCAATAGAGAGAGTTATTAGCTTCTTTGATCCAGAAGGATGGATCATGTGGCATATTTTAGAGAATGAATATGGAGCTAAGGAATATGAAGCTGGTTATGGTAGCGATATGAAGAAGATCAAAACTCCAGAAGATCTTTTCTGGATTATAAACGTTCACAACAAATCAGAACTCGATAATTTAAAAAAGTCGCATGAAGACGCTCTTTGTAAAATTCGTGAACTTGAAATGCAAGTAGATAACCATCGTGTTAAAACATACTAAAGTTTCTTATTTACATTTCTAGTAAATTAGTGTATAATAACTATATGAAAAACATAAGTTTAGATAAGTCATCAATATTGCAAAGACTTCAAAACGGAGTCGCACTCGTCACTTTTACCAAAAAAGATGGCACAGTTCGCGGCATGAAGTGTACGCTCGCTGAATCGTTAACACCTCAGGTTGAAGTTAAAAGCTCGGCTCCTCGAGTTATCGCCGAAAATGATAATCTCGTTAAGGTCTATGACCTTGAAAAACAAGGATGGCGCAGCTTTAATGTTGACAGTGTAATTTCAATTTTTGACACAAATGAGTAATGCATTTAAAGCAGGTCGCGTTATTGCGCCAGACGCAAAGTGGACAGGTGACGAGCCAGAATGGAATGGTTGGGAAACTTGGCCAATTGAAAAGTTTTATAAGACACGGGCTCGTGCTTTAGGGTTTTATAACTACTACTTGGATGCCACATCGATGAAGCCACTCGTGCTTGATTGGATGAAGATCAACGGATATAACAAGGATGATGTCTCTGCAATCAAAGAGGCAAACCCAAACGTTTTACCAAGTACAGTTGGCAAACTAGTAAGGTGTTTGACGCGCGGAATGCCAAGTATACACCCACAAGCAACAGAATATTTCGCAACTCTACCATTTCACGATGAACCGCCAGTTCCAAAGAATGATGCGTCAGTTGTGCATCATGAGTTAAAACGAGCAATTACACTTTTACGAGCAAACTCGTCGTCAGATAATAATGACGACACAAAGGTTAAAGTTGCAACTCCAAGTCCACTTGATCGTATACGCGAGAGAGTGCATAAGGAGATTGTTGTGCAACTTGAGGATTGTACCGATCAATGGGCAACCACTCGTTCTGGAAATGCTTCTTTTAATATGTCTGCCGCTTTGCGAGACTCTAAGATTCCAGCACAAGGCTGTAAGACTATACTCGATTGGTTAGAAAAAAACTATGAAGAATATAATGGAGCTCTTCAACGTCTCGATGAACAACTTGTTGAAGGTTATTCACACTTACCAAAGCCAGAACTTCGTAAGATTGTAAAGTCGCTTGAAAGCATGATTGGTGATGTTCGTAACCATGCAAAAATTAAAAACTCTACTCGTAAACCTCGTAAGAAAAAGGTTAAGGACGCGAGCAAACAAGTTTCTAAGATGAAATATCAACAGCACTCCGCAGACTGGAGTCTAGACTCTGTTTCACCAACTCGTATTCCAACTTCGCAGCGACTCTATCTCTTTAATACAAAGACGCGAGGCTTGAGTGTCTATGTTGCATCTGGCGTGGCAGGATTTGAAGTAAAAGGCACATCATTAAAAGGTTATGATACCGAAGCTAGCTTTACTGCGACGTTGCGCAAACCTAAAGAAACCTTAAATGGAATCTTAAGTTCTACACCAAAACAACTAGAAAAACTACTCACATCTTTAACAGTTAAAAAGAAACCCGCAAACGGCCGCATAAATGAACAAACCATAATCTTAAAAGTAATTGAACACAAAATCTAATATGTCTGAAGAACTACCAGTGAAAATTCTAACAAAACAAGAGTTTGCTCTTGAAATTGAACGTCGTGTTCGTCATAAGTCTATGGGCTATCTTGAAGCTATTATTGATTATTGTGATGATCGTAATATTGATCCAGACGAAATATCAAAACTCGTAGTTGGCAGTTTAAAAGAAAAGCTTGAGGCAGAAGCGCAACGAAACAACTTGCTGCCTAAATCTGCGTCTCTATTTGCATGATGCTTCAAGACACGCGAGTTTCTGGCTTTGAAACATGGTCAATCTATATGGCCATAAAACTACATTTTGGTGAGGGCAACTATGACGCATTTAAGTTTAACTTTAAAGGGCCACGTCTAAAAGAAAGTACTTTTCAGGCGCGCCGTGATCGCTATTTCTTTGAAAAATTGGCTCGACGATATGTTAAGAAAAAAATAGTAATAGAATATTTTTTAGCAAACATACTTGTCGGTCAAGACTGGGTAGGTAATATGACAGATGAAGCCTATGTAGTTTGGACAGCTAAGATGCAGCGACTACAATATGCATTTAAAGAAGAGATGTCAACTTGTGCAAGTCGCGTAGAAAATTTTGACTCGTTGCTGCAACCGCGCGGAGGTCAGGTGCCGTTGTATGCCCTACACATGTCAGGTCAAGTTTCTTTAGAGACACTGTGCATACTTGATATGCTTTGCAATTATTCTCCGCGAGTAGTCAAAACAGTGTCAGATCCCATGGGACTAATTACATCTTTGACACATAAGATAAATAACTACAAGCCATTTATTCGCAATTTACCATTGCAACAAAAAGCTTTTCAAGAAACTGTAATAAAAATATTTACAAAGTCTTGAAATATGTTATAATAACCAAGTGGTTGTATAACATCACACAATAACAATACACTGCAATACAAATAAACATATGTCATTTGACAAACTAAAACAAAATCGGGCAGCAAGCATCAATAAACTTGTTGAAGCTGCAGAAAAATTGAGTACACCAAAAGCTTCATACGGCGATGATCGTATTTGGAGCCCAGTAGTTGATAAAGCTGGAAACGGTTATGCCGTGATTCGCTTTTTGCCAGCACTTGAAGGTGAAGATCTGCCATGGGTTCGCTTTTGGGATCATGGTTTTAAGGGACCAACTGGTCGTTGGTATATTGAAAATTCTCTTACCAGTATTGGTCAACCTGACCCGGTAAGCGAGATCAATAGCGTGCTCTGGAATAGCGGTAATGAAAAAGATAAAGAGATTGCTCGCGAGCGCAAGCGTCGTTTGCATTATGTCTCTAACATTCTTGTGCTTAGTGACCCTGCAAATCCAGACAATGAAGGTAAAGTTTTCTTGTACAAATATGGCAAGAAAATCTTTGACAAAATTATGGATATTATGCAACCACAGTTTCAAGATGAGACACCAATCAACCCGTTTGATTTTTGGGCAGGTGCAAACTTCAAGTTGAAGATTCGCAACTTTGAAGGCTATCGTAACTATGATAAGTCTGAATTTGAAGGAGCTTCTGAACTCTTCAGTGGAGATGAAGCCAAACTTGAGAAGACTTACAACTCGTTGTATTCATTGAAGGACTTTATTGATCCTGCAAATTATAAGTCATATGCAGACCTTAAGCGTAAACTTGTTGAGGTACTTGGAGCAGAGGCACTTGCTGGTTCTTCTACTGAACCAGAAAGTGTGAATGTCGCTGCTGCAGCAGTTGGAAAAACAGTTGAACAGACACCAAGTTATAAGAGTACTGAATCGACATTTGCTGCATCAAGCACAGATGACGATGACGATGAGTCGCTTAGCTACTTTGCAAAGCTTGCTCAAGGCGGCTAATATTTAAAGATTAGAAAAAACAGGGGGTAGAATAGTTCTACCCCCTGTTTGCATATATACTACTAATATGATCTTTCTAATAAAAGTATTTACATACTTAAATTGTACTGATTGTTTACGTCATCTAAAGACATTACGTGACTATTGTGAACGCACTCCTACAAGTTTACAAATAATTGATATTGACAAGGAAGAAAATATACCACTTATATTTGAACATAAAATAGATGGCATACCACACACAATATGCTATAATATACGTGGTGAAATTATGCATAGTTTTCCAGGAATAAAAACTCCTGAAGAGTTTGACGATATTGTATATTATCGAACTGCAGATTAATAACCCATCGCACTGCCAGTTAATATTGGCATCATTGGCGTGGCATTATTATTTACATTACTCGTACTAATATTATTAGTGTTTCCGCCATTATTGTTATTAACAACTATTGTTGGTGCTATATTTGCAAAGTTACCTGCAGTCGCTAGTGTATTACCAGTTGTTAATGGTGTTGCTTTGATGTTTGCTTTCCACTTAAAGTCTGAAGCAGCATACTCATCCCATGAACCATAACCGGCAGCCATCGCCTTTTCAGTTTTAGACAGTTCAGTAAAATTATTTGTAGATGTAGCCTTTAATATTTTCTCAGATGACGATAATGTAGCAGTTGCTAATTTTTCAGATGATGATGATGACTCTTTTTCTTTTGGAGAACTACTGTATGCATACTCGTAAATTTTTGGTGGTATTGCCTTGCGTACCCAATACTTCGGATTTGCCTTTGATAGATCTTCTTTCGGATCTGGCAATATTGCTCGTATACTTGATTTGTAAAGTTCATTTATTGCATTTCCCATGTCACCTGCTATATCTCCTATTGCGCCACCAGCAGAAGAGAATAAATTTTCAACATCAGCAAAAATAGTTCTAAATAAATTTGGAAATACTTCTGTAAAAAGATTTTTGATCACATCAAAAATAAACACACCAATTTTTTTAATGATACCTGGTCCTTCGGTAATCAAATATTCTATAATTTTATAACCAAGTTTACTAATAAATACTGGAAGATCAAACAATAAAAATTTAAAACCCTTTATAATAAGAGGAAATATTTCCATTATTCCAGTAAGAAGAAGATTTCCTAAAGGTTTGACAATATTTTCCCAACTGTTTGTAAAATATTTTCTCAATTCATCAGTTAATTTATTAGCATCTAATGAAAGAATAGCATCAAAAATAGTAAATAAACTTCTAAAATTATCTATAACTTGGTCAATGACTTGTTTTACAGTTGGTCCAAGGAGTGTTCCAAGTTTTTCAAGACCAAAAAGTTTTAAAATCCAACCTCCTATATCAGCAAGTACTTGTATCGTCGAAGCAAAAACACTATTAAAAAGACCAATTAATCCTTCTTTAATTGCGCCCATAACTCCATCTTCTTTATATCCTTTAATTGCACCCATAATAGCACCAATAAGTCCAGTAACCACAGTTATTGCAAGTCCAATTGGGCCAGCCAATTTAGTAAGTTTACCAAAAATAGAAAATATTTTTGGCATTTTACTTAGCATATTCAACAATCCAGCTGGAAGAATTTTTGTACCTAATGTAGCAAATATATTACCCAACCCCTTCAATAATCCACCCGCAAATGGTCCTCCCGCTGCAAATAAACCAGCTAATAAACCAGCTAATTTTCCAAATATTCCACCGGGGATTTCAATCTTAGAATTTTTAGCTGGTGCTGAACGTGTTTTATCTGGTTTTAAACCTCTAAGAGCATCAAGTAATTCGTCACGATTTTCACGTTCTTGAAGTTTATTGCCTTCAAGACGTTTTGCCAACACTACATTTGATCGTATTAAAACATCAAATTTATCCTTTAGGTCACCTGCAACATTAACTAACTTGTCTAAAAACGTAGGAACCTCTGTAGTGTTTTCACGAGCAGCATTCGATGCAAGTGTAAAGTCATAGTTATCGATTGTATCAAGAATAAGATCTTGAGACAAATTAGAACTTTGTAATTCTTTTACAACCTGGGCTAGTGACGATTCTGCGGTCATTTTTTACGTTTTTCTTCTTCTTCTCTTATGTGTTTTATTAGCATTGCAATATAAATTTCCCTCTCCCATGGTATCATCGTGTCTAATTCAGTTAAACTATATTTGTGATGTTGCATGAGTGCAAAGTTTGTTTGATAGTAATTAGTCAACGATTCATGCGAGAGGGCTATTCGAAAAAAGCTTGTGTGCCTACAAGTGTAATATCATTGTCAGTCTTACAACCAGTACAATTAAATTTTACACTATGTTGTAGTTTAGGAGAGTTTGATATATACTCTTCAATTTTATTAAGTTGAGCTCGGCTTAAGCTGTTAACAAATGTTAGCAACTCTTCGCGAGACGACTGTGCTGAGGGATACACTCCACTGTCATCAAAGATTGAATCAATTGAAGCAATAAGCATATTTGTTATTGTGTCCATATCAACTTCAGATGTGCTTATAATCGTTGACATATCATTTACACGTATATGTCTTAAAACCACACCAATTTTATCAGTTAACATAATTTTGTTGCTAATTTCTTTAACTGGCCACGTTACTTCAATATCATCAATATTAACAGACACCTCGTTGTAAGTTTCACAATGATCGCACTTACATTTGATATTGCTAACTTCACCTACGCTCTTTGCTCGTAACTTTAAGAAAATATACTCTAAGTCAAACGAAGTCAAATCGTTTGGGTCAACGACACCGAATGTACAGGCTCGTATAATGTTTTTAATCGCGGACATCATTTCTGATGAGCTGTTTGACTCCTGTGCGAGCAGCAATATTTTTTCTTCCTTTACAAGAAAAGGACGATATTCAATTGACTGTGATGTAGATGGTACAGTCAATACATATTTTGGGGATTCTAGGATTGGTAATGGCATAATATAATGTTATTTATTGTTTAATTATTTCTTAATATCTAATTTATCATATGTAAATACTACAGATATTTTTTGTATTGTTGATTCAGCATTATTATCTAGTTCAATAGAATTCAAAGTTATTGGATATGCGTTTTGCAATTTAACGTTTTGAATTTCTTCGTCATTTTCGTTTAGCTGCGTAATAGTAATATCAGCCTTGTAAGTTTGGTGATCTTTAGCGAGTAGATAGGAATCAATGTTTATTATTTTTTTCATCCATTCATCTATCGCCTTTTTAATGGCGTTATTATTAGTTGAAATAAATGTCATTGTTACATCATCTTCAATATAACCGGTTGGTATTTTTAATGGACGACGAGTGCCTATATCATAGTCTAATGTTGTAATTTGTTTTCCAGGTATATTAACAGACTCACATAAAAATGAAATATCCCTTGATACAGATGATGAACCAGGTAAACTAGCAAATGTTACTGAAAATCTATTTGGACGCGCTAAGCCCCCATTTCGCATTATTGCGGATTTAAAATCATTTATTGAAGATGACATAGTTTAGATTAGTGTACGTGTTTTTTGCCAGATTGAGGCATTCTTTTGGCCAACGAAAGAATCAGTTGGTAGAAAAAGTGCAGTTTCCCATTCCTTTGGAAGCACCTCAACAGTTTTAGAAGTGACGTGTGCATACAAATAGTGTTTAAAACATGGAGCGTATGCACGCAATTTTGATGTGCCATTTAGTAAATCATATGATAGTTTAAACCGTGTAGTTTCATCTAATTTATTGTTGTTCATATAATCCATCAGGCGATCAAAAAATATTGCGCGTTGACGAGGCGGAAGATAGTGTAGATTCAATCCATAGAATCCTTTTTTTGCTGGGCCTACCATGAGTATAAGTGGAAATCTATCATAATACGGCAGCGTCTCTTTGTATTTTGGATCATATAAAAACATAAACATACGACCAATAAGAGGTCTGTTTCTTACTGTCAATGAGTCGTCGTTTAATACTTTTGATGGAGATACATTTGTAAGTGTACGTATTTTACGATAAAACCATTCTCTGGATTCTTTTGTACGAGGTAAGAATCCAGTTTTTTCTGCATCAGACTGAATTTTAGAAAAAAGAGATGGCATATATCTATTTATAATGTAGATTTATGTCAATAATTTTATACCAAGCGCCTTTATGGTGTCTTCCGTCCATACTTCAAAAATCATGCCACGATCTGCACAATACTCGGTTGCGGCGCACCATTTGGATTGATTTTTTACATATGTAAGCACTTCAGTAATGTATGCTTTCGTTTTTCGGGTACGCACCTTTGGTTCTTGAGTTTGCTTCTTTGGCTTTATCTCGATGAGATACGTTTGACCAGTTTTAAATTGTATTTTTAAGTCTACGAAATATCGATGTAATTTATTATCAGTTTTACATCGATAGGGCACAATTGTTTCTTCACTGCTCCATTTCACAACGTTGATATTCTCATCACACCATTTAAATACTTGACGTTCCCAAAGTGATCGGTAACATATTGCAGTATAGTCACCGTCATATTTTCCTGGATGTATTGGCCGATACTTACCACTATAATATTGCCCACGTTTCATATAAATACTTATATGGCACTTAATTTTCCAGAAGACGCAAACACAAGTCGTCCATATGTATTTTTTCAATGTACCGCACGAAATAGCGAAGTTATAGCACTGCCGATTCCAGGATCGCTACAATTTAGTGATGGTGCTACATACAACAATACTGAGCTCGGATTTTTAGGGGGTAGTTTAGCTAATATTGCATCAACAGTATCTACTCGGGGCCTTAGTGGTGAATCAGTAAAAAGTGCACTGGCTAATGAATTTTTAAATAAAAAATCTGAATATAGTGGAGCATCGATAGGTACTTTAGTACAAGGGATAACTACAATGACTGGAGCAAATGAAGGTCTTCAAAGTGCAATAAGTATAGCCACTGGAACAACGGTAAATAAAAATATAACAACTGAATTTACCTCTACAAATACGCGTGTATTTTCATTTCAATTTCAACTCATACCACGAACATCTAGTGAAAGTACTAAAATAAAAAATATAGTAAAGACCTTTAGAGAAGGATTATATCCAGAATCAATTGGTTTTCAATTAAAATATCCCCCAAAATGGAAAATAGAGTTTAAAACGAGTGGCAGTAGTAGTTTAGATCATTTACCAAAGATTGGTGAGACATATTTAACTGAAGTAAATACTACATACAATGGATCTACAAATATGTGGAGAGATGACGGTTCGCCGCTTGAAACAACTATACAGGTGTCCTTTATGGAAACAAAGGCGTATACATATAACACAATACCTAAATAATATATGCCAAACTTTTTTGCAAAATATCCAAAAGTAAATTATGACCTGGTTTCTGATGGGTCTATATTTGAATTAACAGACATCACACGATCTGTTGTAATAAACACAAATAAGATACAGGATGATAATGCACTCTACACATACTATGAAATAGAAGATGGAGAAAGACCTGATATAGTATCGCATAAACTTTATGATGATATTCAGTATTATTGGACATTTTTTATAATAAATAATTTTTTACGCGACGGTTATTTGTCGTCTTGGCCGCTGTCTTATAGAAATTTTACAAAGATGATTGAGAGTGAATATGGTAAATATTCTGCGATATCAATTGTCCCTGTTGTTGATCCAACAGTTGATCTAAATGGCCGAGGTAAACTAGACATGTCATGCATACCGCTTGATGAAAAATATCTGCCATACTTAAAATTTGTTTCTCAAGATCGCGAGTATCGTTCAAGCATAGCGCAGTATGACAGCGGGCGCCAACAATTAGTCGTATATGACTGTCATAAAGTTAATATCACTGGCACAAGAATAGAAATATCTAGAGAAGCATTTATAGAAAATAGCAATCTTAGTTATACAATTGTATGTGATGACACAATGCCAACTGAATTAAAGACAGAATGGATAAATTTAGTTTATACGCAAATTTTAAAATATGATCCAGTTGGATATGCTGAACACATTGAAGCAAATACACCTCCAGAACAATATGTGTCTACGAAAACGCTAAACGTGGCAGATCCACAATATCGATGGAGCAACTATGCCAATGCTGCATATGAATATGTTGATCCAATTGGCGTCATACATTCTGCATATGATATCTTAACTGATGAGAATGTAGTTATTCCAAAATACAAATCATTTTATGACAGCGAAAATGAAATAAACGAAAGTAAGCGAGTCATACAAGTTATACGCCCAGATTTTATCTCTGATTTTGCAGACGAATATTTTAATGTTTTAAATGACACTCTTTGATTATGGCAACTACGTCTAATGCAAACAATCCAGCGATTAATACACCAAAGACTGGCTATGCTGGAGATAATTCTGACGTAAAGACACCTGGCGCATTTGAAATTAAAAGATTGATAATGACAAATTCAAGAGGAGTCAAGAAAGATTTAAAAGCCCTTAACCTAGTTGATTCATTTACTATAACGACTGAATTATTTTCACCGGTAGTTACATTTACGGCAACTATACGAGATAATGAAAATTTCATTGATACATTTGATATATGTGGTCAAGAAATTATTGAAGTTGAAATAGATCCATTAATTGCGGGTGACGCAATAAAACAAACATTTTATGTAAAAGAGTATGTAAATTATACAAAAACACTTGATTTTCCAAATACTCAAATATACTCACTCGTGGCAATTTCAGAATTTGCGTATCGTAGTAGTCTAATGAATATTTGCCGAGTAGTTGATAAGAATCAAACTGTTGCAGAAAATATTAAAACTATTTTCATAGAAGATTTGGGATTTAATAAAGAAGATGGATTTAATGTTGACGGAGACGTATCAACTAAATTTGAAGGCATTATAAACATACAACGACCACTAAAGGCAGCTGAATGGTTACGTTCGCGTTGTTTTGAAGAAAATGGCTCTCCATTCTTTCTTCATAGTAACATAACCCAACCAAAAAGAATATTTTTGTCTTCCTGGAAAAGTTTAAGTGCTGGAGCTATTGTAGCAAAATATAAGTATCGTCAACAGTCTGAAGAGACTCCAGGTACAACAAAACATACAATAGAAGAACGCTCTCGTATATTAAGTATGTCATCAAACATAAAATTTGATAGACTTGCTTCTGCCAATGCTGGAGCATATGCTAGTCGATTAAACGTAACTGACTACACGGCAAAGACATATTATACTTTAGATTTTAAAAGCAAAGCAACTAAAGATTGGACACCTCAAAAATATAAAATAAAAAATAGAGAAGGCGCCATTGTCGAAGATGCAACGATGCATAATATTCCTTCTGCAAATACCGCAAGTGTTCATATTAATACTGCAATAAATCCAGATGGCAAAGGTAATTCAGTTACTAATGCGCTATATCCTAACATATCAATAGCAAATGCGTTTATTGCGCGATTAAACGAAATTAATCATGAAATTGTAGTGTATGGAGACACTGCATTTAATCCAGGAGTAAAACTAAAATTGGAGATACCAAAAACATTACGAGAACGCACCATTGGCCAAGGTAAAGACAACCTTGATCCAGTAGTATCAGGTGAGTTTATGATTGTTGTGGCGGCTCATGTTTTTTCAAATGGTATCTATACAAATAAATTAAAATTAGTTCGTATTGGAGGAGTTGAGGCTTTAAGTGGCGCCGATGGCATATACATACCTTCAAATACATCTACATCTGAGGTTGCAGTTACACCAAATATTAATCCAAATCCAAATAATACTGTCCCATTGCCAAATTTACAAGATGTGCAAGATACACAAGCAGCGCAAGAAGATCTGAATATATTGCCTGATCAACCCCCATCTGGTGCGTCACCAATACCACTAGGGCAACCTGGAAATATGATACAATAATAAAATGAAAATTGAACATTGGTTTACAGGAATCATAGAAAATATTGCAGACCCGCTAAATGCTGGTCGAGTACAGGTTCGTATCTATGAATATCATGAACTCGATGACGTAAATAGCATACCAAGTGAAAACTTGCCATGGGCTACTCCATTATTACCAATTACCAGCGCGTCAAATACCTCAATTGGTACTGGAGCAACCGGACTTATGGTTGGCAGTTGGGTTTTTGGTTTTTTTAGAGATTCCGATCAACAAGATCCAGTAATACTTGCAAGCATACCTGGAGTGGCTTCAGTAAATGGTGCCGACATACCACGAGATGCAAGCAGTTCTTCTGTCGGCATTGCCTATTCTGGGGCAACAAACACTTCACAACTTGTTGAAAATTCTCCGGTAGCAAATCAAGCAAATACATCTGCACTTGATGGAGAGAGTTCGCCACAAGCACAGAGTAGTACAAATTCTTCAGCAGAGGTAAATAATTTTGTAAACAAAGTTCTTTCAGAATCAACAGACGAAAATACATCTTCGACTCGAAGCAGCGGCGTCTCCGGAACCAACGATCCCATACCGGGCCTCGATGACTCTGAACCAGTTGATAATAACACTGATGAGCTATTACCACCTTTGCCACAATAAGCTAATAAATAGTTTAAATGAAAATTAAATAATAAACTATGGCAAATGTTTCAAATCAATGGTGTGCACAAAAACTAAATGAGTTTTTGAAATCTAGTTTTAAAATTGAAAATGAAGATTTTCCAGCCGACACCAGTAGTTTATATAGTTGGTCAAATTGGCCAAGTGGAAAAGGCGGGAAATATTTTGAAAGAGTCTTAAACCCTAAGCTTTTATATAAAGGTGATATAATAATTAGAGACACAGCTCAAGACTATATTGCGGTAGTATATGAGGGAGGAGCAGTATCAGGAAAATACAAAATTGCTGAAGGTAACTCAGCAACTAAGAAATTTGTTAAAAAAGAGACGTCTGGACCAGTAACATATGTATTGCGAGCGCGCGGATCAAAACGTGACTATGTTGCGCCAACAGCAGCTCCAGAAGGATCATTTGCCGATTGGTTTAACAAACAAGGTTTTAGGAGATTTTCTGCACAAACTTTTATCAATAGCTTTAATAAGACCAGAGGGAATGTTAGTAATTCTCCACCTCCTAGCAAATATTGGAATAACATTGTGCCGACACTGCGAATTGTCGAAGATCTTTGTGATGATTTTGGCGTAACTTGCACTATTACTAGTTCTTATCGCAATCCGGAATATAATGCTAAAGTTGGTGGTAAGCCAAATAGTCTACATATGACGTTTAAAGCTTTAGATATTTCGTTTCCCGGAATTGCAGCAAGCACAGTCTATGCAAAACTAGTAAAATGGCGAGCAAATGGTAAGTTTACTGGCGGGCTTGGCAGTTATCCTGGTTTTACGCACATAGACACTCGAAACTATAATACAAACTGGTAAAACTATTAATCATTTTTCTAATATATAAGTTATGCCAAGTTTACATAATCAACCATTTCCTACAAATCAATCAGTTTATCCGTATAACAACGTGACGCAGACGCGGTCTGGACATGTCTTTGAGGTTGATGACACGCTAGGCAATGAACGTATACATGAAAAGCATAAGTCTGGAACATGCCGCACAATTGACGCAACTGGCGCACTTTCAGTAACTGTTGTATCAAATCGCTATACAACTGTATGTGGTGAAGATTCTATATCAATTATAGGCAATGCAAACATTACCATAAATGGTTCTGCAAACTTAACTGTAAATGGCGACTACAATGTTGAAGTCAATGGCAGCATGAGTCAAACTGTTAAGGGTCAATATCGTTTAAAGGTTGGCGGAGCATACAAAAATGAAGTGCTCGGCGACAAGGCAGAAAATATTGCTGGTAAAAAGGACAGCATAATTGGTAATGGAGTAAACAATACTATACGAGGTGGTGGTATAAAAAGCATGGTAGTTGGTAGCATTGAAGAAACTGTAGCTGGAGGATATACTGGAATATATACTGGTTCGAGTAGTACAACAGCATTACTTGGAGCAAGTATGACCGCTCCGGCCGGTGCAGCTACAATTGGCGGCATGACTGCAGCAATTGATGGTGTATCAATGTTAACTCTAACATCACTTGGACCAACTAATATGTTTTCAACTGTAACAAATATGACAACACCACTTGTAAACATATTAGGTGGAGCACTAATTGCAGCTGGAGATGTGCGAGCTCTCGCTGGAGCTCGCGGATTGCTCACACATATTCACCTTGGTGATGGCGCCCCAGGCACCCCTGCCCCAACATCACCACCAATAGCAGGATAAGTTTATGGCACAAGTAGATCCATTTTTATACATTGTACTTGAAAATACTAGTTATGATCCAGTACGAGACACATATGATGCAACAGTTAAATCAGTGCGTGATATTGTTTCAAATATTTTTATTATTACACAAAAAGGTAGTGGTAGTGGTTTAACCCGAATTGAATGGGAGGCATTAGAAATATCTTTAGATGACGTCACCTTTGAATTAACATATGATAGTGGAATTCCTACGCTATCAAATGTTCCAAAAAATGTTGGGCGTTATGATTATAATATTGCGATGACATATGTTCGTAATATATTAGACGACTCCTATAATGGTACATATCGTAATTTCTTTACTACAAATTATTTTACAAGTGTACCAAGTGGCACTCCTACGCCAGATAGTACAATATACAGCGATTCTTTATTTACTACGGAGAGTGGATTTCCAAAACCACAAGGACTACGAAATACATACAAGTTTTTAATAATAGATCCTTGCCCAGTAGAAATTATTTTTACTGATACTGAGTTAGGATACACTGGAAATACACTATCTCCAGAGTATATAACAAATCCACAGTTGTTAGACCCAACAGATCCAAACGCTCCAGGAAACATCCCATTACGATTAATGTATAGCGGAAATAGCGTAGTTGCTCCACTAGCATCGCCCACAGAAATTGGAACATATACTGTAACAGCAACTGCTCTTGACTTTAATTATGTCGGTTCTGAAACTACATCATTTGTGATTCGTAACCTAACAAATATAGAAGCTGCTGAAAATGCCGCAATTTATCAAGAAAAATCAGACTTATTTCAAAATGTTACGTCTGGGGCAAATGGGTCCGGTAATGTTAATAATTTTGAAGGAAGTAACACCTATATTTCTACCAGCGGAGTAAGTAGTGGTAGTAGTTTAATAAATTCAAGTTATGCGTCGTCATCTAATAAAATGACAAAGGAGGAATTTATCGAGACTGGCGTATTAACAATACTTGAAAAAGCAGACATTGAAGGTCTTGGTACAATTAAAACACTTGCAGAATGTGCTCAAAGTTTACCTCAACGTTTAATGATGTTTGCAGCTGCTAAAATAGCAGCATTTGTTTTAAGTTATATACCAGGGTTAGGCATTATAAAGCTATTAACTTCAATAATGGAGTTGATAGAGATGGTGAAAAAGATAATGGCGCTTATTGAGTTTGTTAAAGAGAACCCATGGGCTGCATTGAATATGGTACTTGAAACTAGTGGTGCATATGACGCGTTAGGCAAATTAGCGAATGAACAAATTGCTGCAATACAAGAAAGTTTTCCAGGCATGACTGGTGATGTCGGTCAATTTGTAAAAGATGTTGCAAATGGACTTGTTGATATTTGTAACCTTGATATGTCACTTATAAAGGCCGATAATACAAAGGTGCCTGAAGCAGTTGTAGGATTTATCCCTGCAACTTCACGACAACCAGTTGAAGCTAAAGCTCGCTATGACCTTTTTCAATTTCGTTTGAGAGATGCATTAAACAAAGATTCTGAAAAGATAAACACCATGAATGCTGCTGGAAATGTAGTTGGCGTACAAGAATATGTTTCGATGCTTACTGCAGTACATGAACTCGCATATAACTATCATGATCGTATAGCATCGACTGGAAACGCATTGGGTATATTAGATCCAGGCAATGACATTGGAGAATTTAGCAACTCGCTCGGATCAGTGTATGGTGTACTAGGCGATGCTACAAGCATATTATCAAGTGTCTATACAGACACTGCCTCTACGACAACCACTTCAAGCGGCACAAAAAAATCTTCAGGCTTTTCAGTAGACTCATTAAATGCCGGACTTGGTTCAGTTGCAAATACAATTAGCGGAGTTACAGCTGGATTAAGTTCAGTTACAAGTTTTGCAATGGGGGAGACTGGATTCTCTATAACTGCATTTAAAAATGAATTTAATTTTTCTGCTAAAGAAATGCTTAAGAAAAATCCGTTCTGGTCAAAAGCAACAATTGCAGAGTATAATGCCAGAGTAAATAAAATAAAGTCTGTGATGGAAAATAACATAGATGCAATACGCAACAATCCAGCAAACGCAGCCGCATCTGCTGCTGAGGGGACCACTCTAAGTTCAGGTTCTTCTATCGGTGGTATTTCATCACTTATATCATCTGCCAGTTCGTCTCTCAGTTCGTTGATTAGATCATAATGTTTGTATAATTTACCGCGTATTATAAATTATATAAATAGAAATATGAGTAAAACTTTATCGGATTATAATGATTCTAGGCCATCGAATGTGGCTAGAAAAAATTTATATTCCGATATAGACAATAGTTTTGCTATACACCCGATTTATAATGACATACGTCCAATTCTTGATATTGATTCAATACGTCAAAGTTTAAAAAATTTGTTGTTAACAAATCAATATGATCGGCTGTTTCAACCAGAAATTGCTTCGGACATTCGTTCTTTGCTGTTTGAAAATGCAAACATGTTTACAGAATATGAGCTAAAGACAAAAATAGAACGAATGATTGATGATTATGAACCACGTATAAGCGACTATGAAGTGACTGTAGTGGACGAGTCTGATCAAAATGCATATCGGGTGGGCATAACTTTTCAAGCATCATACAATTCAACTGCTGAAATTGTAATATATTTAACACGAGTACGATAATGGAAATTCCTACACAATCAGTAAATGTTACAGAATTAGATTTTGATCAAATCAAGGCTAATCTAATAGAATATTTCAAGGCTGGAGACAGTCCATTTAAAGACTGGGATTATGCTGGGTCTGGATTAAATATGTTGATTGATGTGCTCTCGCATAACACACATTACAATGCATTACTCGCACACATGGCAGTCAATGAAAGTTTTATTGATACTGCACAGTTACGACAAAACGTGGTGTCTGCCGCAAAGTTAATTGGATATACCCCACGCAGTTATGCCTCTGCAAAGGCACAAATAAACGTAACTGTAACGCCAAGAAATACATTATTAAATGAATATGTTTTTCCAGTGGGTTCAACTTTTTCATCAAATATAACAGACCTTTCAAAAAGTCAAACCTATAAATTCACAAATTTAAATGATATTGTCTGCACAAAAAATTCTAGTGGAAACTTGGTAGCAAATAACGTTGACATATATCAAGGTACATTTATTAAAAAGAGAATTCAAATAAATTCTACACAAAGTAATAATGAATATATTATAGATGATAAAAATATTGATACGAGCACGTTAAAAGTAGCGGTATATCAAACTGGACGTTCAGAAATTAACGAAGTATATTCTTTATTTACGGATATTAATATTGTTGATGATACAACCCCAATTTATTTCTTATACGAAAACTATAATGGCAACTATGTAATATCATTTGGTAATGGTTTATTTGGCAAAAAACCAGATAACTTAAACGTTTTAGAGTTAACATATTTGGTTACTGATGGTATTGGCGCAAACTCTTCAAATATTTTTTCATACTCTGATTTTTTTGATTCAACTCAACTAACTCGAGTTAGTTTAAATACAGTTGCAAGTGCAGTTGGCGGGTCAGACCGTGAGTCTATTAGCAGTATAAAATATAACGCGCCACTTCAATATGTTTCACAAAATCGTGCAGTAACTGCTGATGACTATAAAACATTGGTACACAGTTATCTAACAAATGTAAAATCAGTAGCTGTGTGGGGAGGCGAAGATAATGATCCGCCACAATATGGTAAAGTTTTTATATCTGCAAAAAAATCGGATTCTTCATCAGTTTTAACTTCAAATGAAAAACAAGGATTGCTAACATATTTAAGTGATAAAAAAGTACTCTCAATATTTCCTGAAATAGTTGATCCTGAATATGTTGATATTGTGCTTGATGTACTCTTTAAGTATAACCGTAACCTGACTACATACACAAAAACACAACTTGAAACAAAGGTTAAAGAAAGTATAGGCGCATTTAATAGTCAATATTTGGAATCTTTTGATGGTGTGTTTCGTCATTCATTTTTATCAAAGACTGTTGATGGAACAAGTCCTGCAATATTAAATTCACTTATACGAGTGTTTATTTCTAAAAGTTTTACGTTAGTTAGTGGACAACCGCAAAAAATAACAATAAAATTTGGTACATCATTAACTGTTGACGATAATATTGCCATTGTAAATTCTACTGGTTGGGTTTATGATGGAGTTACATATTATATTGGTGAAGAGGCGCATCCAACACTGTCTGACATACGCTTGCTATATGTCTATTATTATGATGTCAATGATAAACCAATTATTCGTAATAAAGACGTTGGCACGCTTACATTGAGTACAGGAGTAATGGAAATAGAACCGCTACTCGCCGACACTGATACCACAATGATAATAGACGTAATACCGCTATCAAATGACCTTGCGCCTAAACGCAACCAACTTATGCGCATTGATACAACACGCCTAAATGTTTATGGCGAAGTTGACCTAATTGCGGTTGGTGGTTCAAATCGTTCAGTGCAGTATAATACATTTAGTAGAGACCGTTAAGTATGCTTTTAAGTATAGCAAATTCGCGCCCGCGTAATATAGAATCAATACAAACCGAAAGTTTGTATCCAGATTCTTTAAAAGAGCCTGCGAGCAATCTTATCAATTTTATTGAGCGCTATTATGAGCATCTAAACCGTAATGGTTTGCCGTCAAACGAAATTGCTGCCATTACTCGCGAAAAAGATATTGATATTGTATCTGATAAATATCTAACCCAAATACAAAGCCTAATTGCACGCAATATTCCAAATTCACGTGTGCTTGATAAGGTCACTCTCTATCGCGTTATTATACAATATTATCATACACGCGGTTCGGAAGACAGCATACACACATTTTTCAAACTTTTCTTTGACGAAATTGTAAGTATATTTTACCCTAAAAATTACCTATTTGACTTGTCAGGCGGCGGCGGCCGTTGGGCCCCAATTGACATACCATCATTACGCACATCAGGCACAAACCCAAATAAAAATACAATTGTTGTAACGTCTGATTATAAAATTGGTCCATTTCCAACTTCTGCGGTTGCGCCATATGCTGTCACTCTTAGATGTTTTTCAACTAATCTTTGGACATACGGAGAAGTTGAACAGTCATTTAATCTTCCATATATACAAAAAGTAAATATTGCCACTGAAGGAGCAGATCCCATTTATCGTTGGGTCTATCGATATAAAGATGACTTTGAGTTATACAGTACAAATGACACGCCTTGGCCAGATGAAGCAGTTTGGGACATCTTTGCGCGTAACATTGAATATGATGACACAATAGACTCTCAAAATATAGAGTATAGTAGGTTAACTATAACTCCTATAGTTCCATCTACAGACACAGAAGAAATACTTGATGAGTCTGGTAAAGTTTTAGTTGATGAGTCTATTACAAACAACGAAATAATTACTGAAAAAATAATTACTCTTGGTGATGATAGTATAAACATTTCAGTTTTTGGTTTAGAGACTGAAGAGGGCACGGCAGACTATATATTAACTCAAAAAGGACTGCCTCCTGAAGACAATGGTATTGTCACAGAAGAAGCGGGCGGCTCAACATATGTAGTTGACATTTCAAATGTCGAGTATGCTCATATATTTAGCGTAACGGCAAGCCCAGAATATACATCTAAAATTGGTGACCTTATATATTCATTAGAAGACGCACCAACACCAACAATTTATCGGTGTGAAGACCTAGATCCAATTCTATGGAGTGTAATTCCAAGTGATGAAGATGTATGGACATATTCTGATAACAAATCATTTGCTTCTAATCTATATAAGTTGCATGACGGTTATTATTGGCAAAATTATTCATATGAAATCAAAAGTGAATTACCATATGATGAGTGGGGCGATGATTATTTGCGGTTTGTACACCCTTCTGGGTTAAAACTATTTAGCGCTATAATCTTTGAATTTATTGCTCGTAGTGAATGGTACGATATTATTGACTATGTCGTTCGCAAACCGCAGGAAAGTTATTCATGGCTAAATGCATATCATCCTCCAGTACTCGGCTATCATAGCCCTCGTAGTCAACCAGGTTGGTTAACGGCAAACGAAAGACTGCTAACAATTATACTTACAAGACTGCTAGATCGCAACGCGCCGGAGTCTCTAGTACGTATGGTTCAACTTGCCCTTCGCATATTTGCAATTAATGCCAATTATAGAGACAAAGTAGTCTATGAAGACTATCAACGTTGGATAAAATTCTTTGATCCAAACGAACTAGTCTCTGGCTTTTCACACAAGACTATTGCTCAGGCAAGTGCGCCATACACACCAAATGCTGATCGACTGTTTAGTAATATATCAAGTTTTATAACATTTAAAGTACTCGATCTTTCATACTACCCATGGTTTTATAGTGAATTAATTCCACTTGATCCAACATATGAAGACACGGACCCAGAATATGATGAAGCAGTCGTCGAATCTTTTGATATAACTATGGAAGCCTATATGAATAGTACACTTGAAGACAAAGAACCACTAGTTTATCGATATCCATTTACTACACAAGATTCAGAGTCATTTTTAACTGAAGACGACGAATACACACTTATAACTGAAGGTCAAACAAATGTGCAAATGGGCACATTTTTCTCAAATAAAACTAATATATTTGAAGGCGAATCAGTGAGATTTTATGTAAATACAAAATTTATACCAGATGGCACTATACTATATTATAACATAGTTGGCACAAATATCGAATCGGACTCTGGTAGTTTTGTAATTAAAAATAATTCAGGATATTTTAGAGTTGTGCCGGTATTGGGTGAAAACTCTGGAATATCTGAAACATTTACAATTTTTATAAGAAAAGGAGCAACCGATGGGCCAATACTTATTGGCGGCTCAGCACCAGTAATTGTACAAAAAATAGTGTATGAACTTTGGGAATTTGCAGCTTCTAGTAGTGTCTTAAATGAATTTAGTATTAACACTTTTCCGCCATCACAAGTAGAAATAATATGGGGTGACGCTACACCTTCTACTACAATTAATAGCGGAGACACAACTTCTCATACATACACATAAAGTAAAGTAGTTTTAATTTTATAAATAATAGATATGCCAGATATTAAATTTTCACAATTAGAGGTTGTACCGGCGGCGGCAGCAAATGATTCAATACCAATTATTGACGCCTCTAACCCACTTATGTCAGAAAATGGCAGCAATGCTATTATATCTGTAGGTGATCTTGCAGATTCGTTGTTTGACGGACTTTCTGATGGTGCATTGAGCAGTGCCAAGATTCAAACAAATCCAACTTTTACCGGTAACGTTACACTGCCGTCTACAACAAGCATTGGCAGTGTGACTGGTATTGAAATAAGCTTCTTGTTAGGATTGAGAGATAATATACAATCTCAACTTGATGGTTTTACTTTTGGCGGTCTAACTAGTACAGAAATAGGTTACCTCAGTGGAATAACGTCTAGCGTTCAAACTCAGTTAAACTCTAAAGCACCCCGTGAATCTCCTACATTCACTGGAACTGTAAGTGGCATTACTGCATCGATGGTAGGATTGAGTAACGTAGACAATACAAGTGATGCAAACAAACCAGTATCGTCGGCGACACAGACCGCATTAAATCTTAAAGCAAACCTTGCGAGTCCAACATTCACCGGAACAGTGAGCGGTATAACTGCAACTATGGTTGGATTGGGCGCTGTCACAAATGAAAGCAAGTCTACGATGTTTAGCAGTCCTACCTTTACTGGGACTCCGTTATCAACTACAGCAAACGTTGGCACAAATACCACTCAAATTGCTACGACGGAATTTGTGCAATCTGCAATAACTGATAGTTATAATAATATATTAGAAATATCCACATCTACGCTGACTCTTAGCAGCACTCATTATAATAAATATGTGCGTCTTTCAAATGCAAGTGCTATAACTATTACACTACCCGTTTTAACGTCAGCTCCAGTAGGAACTACAATTACATTTAGACGCAACACTGGCGCTGGTTCATTGACACTAACTGCAGCAAATGGCGTTACAGTTAATAATAATGATGCCGCAACTGTGCTTGCTGGTGAAGTGTGTGCGATTAAAAATATAAGCAGCAATACTTGGGACTTTATTTGATATGTTATTTTCTGCAATTAAAAGAAAGCGACGTCGGCGTAATGTGGGATCAAACGCATGGGCTTTCATTCCACAGGGATCCTTCACGATGGGTGACTCATTAGATGGTATCGCAAATGCTACTCCTACGCGTACAGTAACCTTAGATGGATTCTATATATGTAAGTGTGAGGTGACAAGGGGCGAGTGGAATGAAGTGCGAACTTGGGGATTAATCAACGGATATACAGATTTAGCTTCAGAAACTACGATAAACCCAACTATGGGATTCGGCACAGCTAGCAATCACCCTATCAGTTATGTCACTTGGTTTGATGCTGTAAAATGGTGTAATGCGCGTAGTCAGAAGGAAGGACTTACTCCAGTTTACTACAGTGATAGCGCTCAGACCGCGGTTTACAAGACTGGAAATACAAATCTACCTAGCACGCATGTAAAATGGAATGCTAATGGCTACAGGCTTCCGACTGAGGCCGAATGGGAAAAAGCAGCGAGGGGAGGGCTAACTGGGAAAAGATATTCGTTAGGTGATACTATTACACGAGCTGAAGCAAATTATATGAATCCTAGCCAACTTCTCGGGCCAGATATGCCGAATACTACTGCAGTAGGAACCTTTCCACCAAACGGTTATGGTCTATACGATGTTGCAGGCAATATTAGTGAGTTGTGTTGGGATTATTATGCAGAAAGTTATAACCCTACCGATCTTATTAATCCGCGTGGACCAACCTCAGGTATAAACCTTAACAGTAGAGTACTTCGAGGCGGTAGTTGGGATTCGACAAACGCAACCGATGTAAGAGTAGCAATTAGAAATGGTGGTGGCCAACCAGGATCTTCAAACACGACCGGTTTCCGAGTCGTTCGTAGTAAAATAAATTAACTCTATAAATAACAACACGTGTCTAATATAATCACTATTAAAATTATTATAAATACTGTATATGGCTACCATAAAAATTTCACAGTTAAGCGAACTAACAGTTGACACAGATGTAACGTCAAATGACCTCTTACAAATAATTAATATTGAGCAGACTTCGTCGACATATCCAGCTGGTACAAATCGCAAGATTAAAGCGAGTACCCTCGCAAATGGACTCTCTCGTCTGACTACAACAATATCACCTGTTGTACAGGCTGCATTAGACAGCAAAGTATCGCTTGAAAACTTTAATAGCGCTGGTTTAAAAATTGCAGTTCCAGTAGTTGCTGCGTCTCCAGGCCTTAACTATGCGCTGTCTAATATTATTCCAGGTTCTATACTTGATGGAGTAACATTAGTGTCTGGTAATCGTGTGTTATTAAAAAATCAAACGGCCCCAGCGCAAAACGGAATTTATGTGGTTCAATCATCAGGGGTACCTTTACGCGCAACAGATTTTGACACTCTGCTAGAAATTAATGACGGCTATGTACTTGTAGATGGTGGCAATACACTTAAAGGCAGCGCATGGGTTGTAACGAGTGTAGTAGAAGAACTTGGCACTGACCCTATAAATTTTACTCAATTTTCCTCTGCTATAACTAACGTATCAAAGGCGTCCATTGGATTGGGTAATGTAGACAACACGAGCGATGCAAACAAGCCAATATCAACAGCAACTGCAACTGTATTAAACGGCAAACAGGCTACAATAACAGGAGGAGCAACATCAATAGTCTCAAACAATCTTACTGTTAATCGAGCATTAGTTTCTGACTCGTCTGGTAAAGTTGCAGTGTCTGCTGTCACAAGCACAGAATTAGGACGTTTGTCTGGAGTTACAAGTAGCATACAAAGTCAACTAGATTTAAAAGCAAATCTTGCAAGTCCTACTTTTACAGGAAATGTATCTCTTCCAAGCACTACAAAAGTTGATGGTGTTACGATTAGTTCTGAATTTATACCAGTGGGCGCAGTTATTCCATTTGCTATGAATAGTACGCCTGCTGGATGGGTAACATGTAATGGAGCAGTCGTGAATCGTATTGGAACATATGCTGATCTTTTTAATGTAATTGGCACTACATATAACATTGGAGGTGAGTCATCGACACAATTTAGACTTCCTGATTTGCGTGGTATTTTTATACGTGGAAGTGGCAGTCAAACTATTGATGGAACTTCTTATAGTGCAACCTTTGGTCAAACAGTAAAAGATGCATTTCAAAAATTTACTGGAACTTTAAGAATTGATTCCTGGATGAAAGGTACTGGTGTTTTTTCAGAAAACACAACTCCTAGCTCGTATATTGATAATACTGGCGCTACAGATACTGGCTCAGAAGTTACTTTTGATCCAAGTACTGTAGCTAGGACTTCAAATGAAACTCGCCCAGTAAATATTGCTTTACGTTATTGCATAAAATTCTAATAAATATAAAATATGCCAGTTAAAATTACAGATTTACGTGCATCAACTACTATTACAGGTAATGATTTTATTCAAATTATTGATAGTGATGACACTGACATGTCTCCTACCGGAACAAATAAAAAAATAACTGCATCTAATGCTGCAAATCAACTTGCAAATTTAATTTCTAGTGTGCCACCTATAGTTGTGTCGTCACTCGCAACAAAGGCAAATCTTAATTCTCCTACATTTGATGGAAATGTAGTGTTACCAGACACAACCTCTATAGGAGCCGTTAATAGTGCTGAAATAGGACGGTTGTCTGGTGTTACAAGTTCTATTCAAACACAATTAGATCTTAAGTCACCGCTTGCAAGCCCAACCTTTACTGGAACAGTTACTCTTCCAACTGGTACTGTAACGAGTGGTATGATCCTTGATGGCACAATTGTAAATGCTGATATTAATGCATCTGCTGCGATTGCTGGAACTAAAATATCTCCAAATTTTGGATCACAAAATATTGTAACAACTGGTACGACAACAGCAACAACATTTATAGGTGCACTTACTGGAAATGCTAATACCGCAACTATTCTTCAAAATGCCAGAACAATTGCAATTTCTGGCAGCGTAAGTGGAACGGCAACTAGTTTTAATGGAAGTGAAAATATTACAATTCCTGTTACAATTAATGATTCTTCCATAACAACTTTAAAGATCGCGGATGCTAATGTAACCCAAGGTAAACTTGCATCTAATGTTGCAGGAAATGGCCCGACATTTAGAGCATATGCCGGCACAACTACAACACTTCCAACCAACTCTCATACAAAAATAAACCTTACGATTGAAGAATTTGATACAAATTCAAACTTTTCTAATAGTAGATTTACGCCAAGTGTAGCTGGTTATTATTTAATAACTGGAACAATAGCTACAAATACATCCTCAATATTTTCTATTTTAGCGTCAATATCAAAAAATGGAAACATTGTTTCATTTGGTTCTGGACAGGTCAATGCAGCGGGATTAAGATCTACAGTGAGTGATATAATTTATCTAAATGGATCATCTGATTATGTTGAGCTTAATGGATATCATGTGTCCAGCACAAGCGCAGTAATAGCAACTGGGGGGAATCAAACATACTTTTCTGGTTGCCTTATTAGGTCGGCATAAACAACTTTCTAAAAATATTTACAAAATTTCATTACACTCTTTGTTATTGCAACTAAAAAAATTTATATAAATACATTAAATATATCCTAATATGGCAGCAATCGTAACAGACTCCTTTCGTAGAAATAATACACAATTTTTTCTAGACAATATTGCTCTTACAGACAGTAAATATTATCTTGGGCTTGGTAAATCTGAACAATGGGCGACCGACGAGGAGTCAACAAGTTTAGTTATACCTATTCCTCTCGGAATTCCTTCAGATGACTCTGATATAAAATCAAATTTAACTACATTAATTAAGATTAATGCGTTTAGTAGCGGACTGGTAATTCCACAAATAAAATGGAAAGCTGGCGCTCGCTATAAGGCATACGGCCCAACTTATCCTGATTGTTTTTATCCTAGCACGCTTATTGGTGGAGGAGAAGTTAATCCATGCTATGCAGTTATAAGTGGACGAATTTATCTATGCTTAAAGGCTGGCGACGGAGCAGTTGCTAACATTCCAGTGTCTACCGACTATCGTGCCCTTAGTTATGGCAGTGATGGTTATATATGGATACTTGTTGATAATGTAGTTACTGCAACTGCAAATATCAATACTGATCAATTTATTAGCATTTCTTCTGGAGTTGCTGCTGATTCAATTTCAGCAGCAATTGAAAATGATGGTGGAGGGTTATTATATGGATTTACAGTAACTTCTGGAGGCAGTGGATATACATCTACAAATTCTGTTCAGTTTGTTGCGCGAAAAAACAATAACACCGAAATTACAATAACATGCCCAGTAAATATAAATTCTACTACTGGAGCGATTGAAAGTGTGCTATTGCCTGCTGACTATTCTTATATCTCGGAGTCTTCAAAAGGTATAGTTGATGGATATTTTATTTTTGGCCCGGCTGAAACTGGATCTGGGGCGGTTATAGTTCCACATATTGCTCCTGCCAGTGGATTTGCATACAAACCATCAGCAACTTTACCATCGTGGTATGTTGGAATTGCGGTAGACGCAGTTGATACCATTTCGGATGATGGGTTGTATATACCGTATCGTCAAATATCAATATTAAAAGATATAGAATATTCTGAAGGTTCATCAATTGATACACTAGCTGCGCTTCGTTACCTAACATTAGCGTCTGCTCCAACAAGTACTCCTCCAGTTGGTAGTTTAATAACTTTTGGTACGACTGGAATAAAGGCGTATTTTGATAACTATTCTGCTGTTTCTGTTGGTGGAAGCACTCAACATCGTGTTTATTTTCACCAAAACTCAACTACTGGATATGGTGTGATACCATCAACTGGTTCATTTACAGCGCCTAATAATAACACTATAAATTATTTAACAGTAAATAATAATGAGTATACACCACGTAGCGGCGAAGTTATATTTGCTGAAAATCGCAAAAAAATAAATCGTCAAAGTGCTCAAACTGAAGAAATCAAGATTATTATTCAATTCTAATGTCTGTTACAACATACAACACTACATATCATGATGATTATAATGCGTCTGGAAATGACGATAAAAATTATCTTCGCGTATTATTTAAACCTGGTTATAGTGTACAGGTAAGAGAACTTAATCAGTTGCAGTCTGCACTGCAAGATCAAGTTAATCGCCTTGGCAGCAGCGTTTGGAAAAATGATACTGCGGTAATTGGCGGCAAGACTTCTTTTTTGCCTAGTGTACGCTCACTCACATTAAACCTATCAACTGCAGTTTCATCTGTTGCCGAAACCGCATTTACTGTCGCTCAAATTGCCGAGACTGCAAAAACTATTGAATATATCTCAGGTCTTCGTGGTGAAATACTTGGTTATAGACAAATAGAGGCAAATATCTATAGGTTTTATTTTACATACATCAGTACAGGAGACTCTAGAGAAACAGAATTTGACGATGATACTCCTACCGGTTATAGTCTAATAATGCGTTCTTCAGATTTAAATTTAACTGAAAATGAGTTGCCCACAGTAACTGCATTAACTTATGTCTCTGTTGGGTTTGCATCTGGGCTAGTCTGTGAAGAAGGTGTATTTTTTACAAAAGGATCATTTGTAGCAGTTCCACGTCAAACAGTTTTCATTGATAAGACATCTGAAGAAACAACGCTCTCTGGATATGCTGTTTTAAAAATTGACGAAAATATTGTTATATATTCAAGTGATAATACACTACTTGATAATGCAAATGGCACGCCAAACTATAGTGCTCCAGGCGCTGATCGCTATTCAATAGACTTAACACTGCAATGGATCACGTCAACAGCATATGCCTCTGACACATTAAATTCATATATAAAACTACTTGTAATAAATTCTTCGCGTCCAGTAGAAGTTGTTGAAACTGCAGAATACTCTGAAATTGTTGATATACTTGCAAAGCGTACAAGTGAAGAGTCTGGTAACTATACAGTAAATCCATTTTCTATACAAATACGCGAAACGTTTGATGGTGACGCTTTGCCTGCAAATTGTATAGTGGTTGGTCGACGTTATCGCATTCAAGATCTTGGTAGTACAGTTGCTCCACTCACTGATTGGGTTGCTCTCGGTGCAACGTCTCCGGCAACTGTAGGTTCAGAATTTGTCGCAGTATTACCTCCTGGCGATGGCACAAACGGAACTGCAACTGTAAATGGCGGACGTGTTAGTGAGATTGCATACATACACGGCGCATATCGCGCTGATGACCTTGACCAAATAGGATACACGCTTGATACACTAGCTCAGCAAAAGTCGGCAATTGAAGACGCCCGCGGTAAATATACCCTCACCGTTGATCCTTCAATAGCTTATGTAGATGGCTATCGAGTCTCATTGGATAAAAGTTTAAATATAACTGCCCCAAAAGCTCTTGAGACTGGAGAATTTAATATTAGCGTAAGTGCTAATATTGGTAATTATTTTATTGGTAATATACAAAAGGCTAATAATTCCGATTCCACTTTTCCAACTCTTTCGTCAATAACAAATGTTTATAATTTGTATGCATATGCAAATGGTGCACCATCAAATAGTACGTCTGGCGGCGTAATAATTGGAACTTGTCGTATAAAAGCATTTGAGGCAACCGGTGGTTCAGCAACGCAATTTAAATGTTATGTATATGATATAACATTTAATACGTCTGCACCTACAGCAGATTGGAATATTCGTCGATTTGATAATATAGATCAAATTGTTGGAAATAATTTTATGTTTAATGTCTCTAGTGGTAATCTACTAGAAACTGGTTCAAATACAAATCTATTTGACCTTCCACATCCGCAAACAAAGACTCTTCAAAATATATCATACTATGTTCAACAAACCTTTAGTGGTTCAACTGGGCCAAATATAACATTAACTGTTGGAGACAATAAAGTATTTACTGATACGAGTGATATAGTTGTTCTTGTCAACGGAGACGTTAAAACTGTTGGCACACATTATACTGCAACACTTTCGTCAAACACAAAAACTATTACGATTGTTCCAATTAGTAGCAACTGGTCATCCGGCGCGCTTTATAGCGTAATAGCAAAAGTTAAAGTTACAAATGCTAATACTGCATCACGAGTAACAAAAAGCAAAGCAACTACTACTGATAGCGGAATTACGCCTGCGTCAGGTGGGACTGCAAAAATATACACTCTTAAAAATACAGACATTATACGCATAATAAGTGTAACTTCAAACAGTAAAGACATTACGTCATCATTTAAATTAATTGATGATGGACAACGTGATAATGTCTATACAAATGGGCGAGTTCAATATATTGGATCTGCAACATTAAATGCTAATATTAATATAACATATGAATATTATGAGCGACTTGGTGGAGTGTCTGGTCGTGACTTGGTAATGTATACTGTTGATTCATACAGCTCAAATAACAATAGTGTTGGCACAGCATTTGATGACATTCCAACATATGCAGGAGTTAAACTTTCTGATGTACTAGACTTTAGACAAGACGTACTATACAGCGTAACTGGTGGAGTTGTTGGAAGTGTAGTACAAAATCTTGGCAAAGCTGTTATTGACCCAAACACTCCAATAACTGCTGCAGCTACATTTTATTTGCCACGCATTGATAAACTTACAGTAAATTCTAAAAATGAATTTTCAATTATACAAGGCATTCCATCTTTGACTCCAATTGAGCCAAACACCCCAAAAAATTCAATGACGCTTTATTCATTGAATGTTCCAGCATACACAGCAAATGTTTCAGAAATCGTAAAAAATTACATTGATAATCGTCGATACACAATGAGAGACATTGGCACTCTTGAAAAACGTATTGGCAATATTGAATATTATACGTCATTATCATTATTAGAACGCTCTGCAAATGATAAATCGATATTTGATGATACCGGTGAACGATTTAAAAATGGAATATTAGTTGATAACTTTATTGGTCATGGCGTAGGAGATGTATTTGATCCACAATATCAGTGTGCAGTTGATCGAAATGAAGGAATTTTACGCCCAAGATATAACAGTCATAATATTGATCTCGCAATTGACAGCGCACTTTCTGACACAACAAAGCTTGCAGACAATGGGAAAATAAGAGTGCATGACAGCATAATTACACTTTCATATGATGAAGTTGAACTTGTATCTCACTTAAAAGCAACCGCACACATTAGCGTTCACCCACACGTCTATGCTAAAATTAATGGTTCAATTCGTCTGTCTCCAGCAGCAGACAATTGGAAAGACACTGTCACTCGTCCTGATCTTATCGTCACTGATAACAGCGCGTTTGACGCAATTAAATTTATTGCTGAAGACCCAAGCCTTGATATACTTGGCACAGACTGGAACAACTGGGAACGTGAATGGGGTGGTTCTACAACTACTCGAGTAGTAGGAAAATTTCAAAAAGGTAGAGGTATACCAACTACTACTACAACCACACGTCAATACACTGAAGAGCGTACAGGCACAAATACGACACTTGGTTTTTCATTTGTTCCAAAAAGTCTCGGCGAAAATGTAGTTGACACTGCAATTATACCATTTATTCGCTCACGAATAGTATATTTCCATGCGACTGGCTTAAAGGCGTCTACTCGTGTCTATCCATTTTTTGAAGACAAAGATATATCAGCCTACACAAATCAAATATTAAATAATGATTCTAGTAAATTTATTGTTCCTACAACAGTAAATGATAACACTACTCGTCGTTTTGATGGAATTTTATCAAATGAATTGCCGGCTTCAGAGTCTGGTTATAGCGCATATGGAAGTGTATTGACTACTGATGCATCCGGTGAATTGTATGGATCATTTATTATTCCAAATAATAGTTCAATGAGATTCCGAACTGGTGATCGCACATTTAAGCTTACAGATGATCCTAGAAACTTATCATCAGAGACGACATACGCGCTATCGAAATATACTGCAAGTGGTATACTTGAAACTGTTCAAGAGACAATATTGTCTACAAAAACCCCGCAATTTACTGTAACACCATTAAATGAAACGCGTTCTGGTAGTGTTGTAACTTCAACAACTACATATCATGACCCTCTTGCGCAGTCATTTGTAATTAGTCCAGAAGACTATCCAACTGGTGTGTTTATAACTTCAGTTGACTTATATTTTGCCCAAAAAGCACTCTTCCAACCAGTTGAAATTTATATTGTAACTATGGAAAATGGCGCACCAACACGTAAAATTGTTCCATATTCACGCACTTTCCGTCGTCCGTCTGAGGTGCAAATAAGTGCAAATGGATCACTACCTACAAACTTTAAATTTAGTGATCCGGTCTTTTTAAAGAGTGATGAAGAGTATGCAGTAATTGTGTCTTCAAATGACGGTGACTATCGTTGCTGGTATGCTATACTTGGCGAGTCTGATGTAATTACTGGCAAGCGCATAGAAAAACAAGAATATCTTGGAACATTCTTTACTAGTGCAAATGCATTTACGTGGACGCCACAACAAGAACAAGATTTAAAGTTTAAAATTAATCGTGCTCAATTCTTTGATCCTGCAACAACTTCATTTAAATCTGGTAACATTTCATTTAGAACACAATTACACACCGGTGTTGAAGCCATTGAAATTGTAGATGGCGGAAGTGGTTATGGGTTGCCTCCAATTTTAACATTTAGTCCAGACAGAGGAACTCGCGCAGAAGCAATTCTTGATCCATCTAATGGAAGCGTTTCACGTATAATTATACATGATCGCGGTGCTGGTTACACAAACAATCCACCAGCAGTAATTGTAACTAAAGACCCAACAGACACTAATACTCCAGTTGTGGCAAATCTAATTGCTAAACGGGCAGAAGTTCCAGTGTCAATTTATAATTTGCGCCAACCAAATTTAATATTTAATAATTCTGCAATTTCTCATAACATTCAATTTGGTGCAGAATCATCTGTGCGCATTGAATCAAATACAAATAATTATATTCCAAGTAGTTATGGTAATTTAAATTCACATACACTCACTTCATTAAATCAAAACATTCCGTTTGGACCGCGTGCAGTAATAACATCAACCCTTGCCACTGCTGATTCAGCAATATCACCAGTAATTGATGCCGATGGCTCATCATTATTAACAATAACAAATCTTATTAATGATGACTCTACAGATGAAACCGGTAATGTTGGTGCTGCACTCACTCGCTACATTACTCGTAAAGTTAATTTAAATGCTCCGTCTGATTGGTTAGACATTTATATATCTACTAATCGTCCTACGGCTGAAACAAACATTAAGGTTTATGCCAAACTAGGTTTTGATACTACAACTCCAGATGATCAATTGTTGTGGACAGAATTGACACCTACAAATCCTATACCAATTAATGCTAATCTTGATGTATATTCTGAAACACAATATAGAATTGACCCAGGTGATGACTTTATTTCTTTCCAAGTAAAGGTTGTACTCTTATCAGACAATATTTTTGATATACCAACAATTAGAGACTTTAGAGCAATTGCAACAGTATAAAATATATGGCTACAAGAAAAAAAATTAAAGTAGAAGAAAATATATCATTAGAAAGAGATTCTTTTTCTAATGCAATTTTAAATACTGATTTTGCTGCATACACTGCGGCACGCAATCGTAAAAAGCATATACGAAATCAAGAACGAATAATTGCAGATTTACAAGCAAAAGTTGAAGAATTGTTGTCTTGGAAAGTTGAAATAATGAAAATGCTAGCAAAAAAAGAGAATAAATAAATAAAGATAATGGATTCAATTCAATTTTCAGAATTTTCTACTGTTGGTGTTAATATATCTGACACCTTTGATATTTGGCGTCAAAAAACGAATGGTGTAGTAACAGAACTAACCGATTTGCGTAATGATATATCGCCATTATTTTATAGTACTGGCCAAAACTCATCGTCATTGCTGCGTACTGTCACTCTTGATACACCACAAACAATCTCTGGTATCAAAACCTTTATCGGTGGCACATCAACCGCCCCAGTGCTAAAGATTGGGGAGGTTGGACTCTATGAAAGTGACGGAGCGCTATCAACCACAACTCCGATTCAAGTAAATAAACTTATATTACAGTCTCAATTACAATTTGGTGAACATGCATATGCTATACCAAACACAAACCCAAGTGAAGCCTCGATCTTAGGAAAGTCTGGAAACTCTCTGTCATGGACAACGCTAAGTAGCATAATCTCTCAAGTTCAAAGTGAAGGTGCTGCAAATGTTGTAAGCACAAATGAAATTCTTGCAGTTGGTTCTCTCGTTGATTATGCTCCGAATGGCACCACATTTTCTTCAGATTGGTTACGTTGCACTGGATCACGTTTTCAAGGGAGTGCATACCCAGAACTTGCGACTGCGTTATTAAATAAATATGCCGCAATCTATACAACTCAAACCGGAAATACGATTGCTCCTTCAGTGTCATACAATGCTTCTTGGTGGTATACTTTGCCAAACATAAGCGGAGCACTCATAAAAGCAAAACCAGATTCTGTAATTAATACATTTATAGATCGTGGTAATGTATTTGATATAATACGAGGCACAGAGTCTATTCAAAGTCTGTCTATTGCAAATGGTGGCACTGGTGTGTTAAACTTACGCTATGACCCAACATTAACTATAAATGTTGATCGTCAGTTGGGTGTTGCACCTCTTGCAATTACGTCTGATCGACTTGCAAACAACTCAGTCAGCCCTTCTAAATTAAGTCTTGGTGGTCCGTCATGGGATTTAACTTCTGCAGCTTTATATGAAGGCAATGACGTTAACACCCGTCGTAGAGTTGCAACACGCGAATATGTCGACTCACTCGTATTTAAAAAGGGACCTGCTGCAAAGTTAGCAAGTAAACCTTCGCATTCTCCATATAGTTCTGCTCCTGGATTTGGCGAGTTTTGTTATATAAATCATGACGGCGTTCCAATAATATCTGGAAGCAATGGATATAATAGATTTGGCTATGCTGATAAATTTTCACATTGCGAAATGCCATTGCCAGACAACAGGAAAGCAGTGCAGTTGCATGTTAATCGATATAATATGTGTGCTCTTGATGATGAGGGTGAGTTATGGGCACTTGGAAATATTTGGCATAATCCATTTAATATTGTTCCATTTCCAGGAACAGCAAATGTAGATTCACGAGTAAAAGAATGGACAAAGGCATACAATCCCCTCTATAACTATTCAGCTGACAATAAAATAGCTAAAGTTGTAATTAGTGGTGGTTATGACATTAACAACGTTGCCGTAATCGACACATCAAATCGTCTTTGGATTGCAGGATATAACCAACATGGTGTATTAGGTCGTGGTAACAATGGGACAACTACTACAAGTACTGCAACAAAACCAACTGGAGAGACAACACCAGTACTTGAAAATGTGTATGACGCATGTATTATTGGTACATGGTCAGGAGCAGCTGAATATGCAACATGTATAGCACTAACTTCAACTGGTATACGTGTATCTGGATATGGTAGTAGCGGTTTACGTGGTGACGGATTAAATCCAGCAGCAGTTAATAATACATTTAATACTGTTACAATATCAGGTATCTCTGACTACTCGTCATGCAAACTGTATGCTGGAGGAGAAGACTCTGCAACTACAGCATTTTTAATTACAGACTCTGGAAATGTAGTTTATGGTTGGGGTTATAATGGTAATGGAATACTTGGCGATAATACAACATCAAATAAAAATCGTCCAACTGTAATTTGGGAAAATCCAGATTTAAACATTGATAAGGTTTATACGACAACACACGCGGATGGAACAGGCGCAGCATACTTGTTTGGTAGTAAAAATAACTCTACTGCAAAACTCGGTTCTGATATAATTTCAACTGTTAGTGATCACCTTTTAGGAACGTCTATTAGTTCCAATGATGCTGGCAGTATAATCGCAGCTGGCTCTCCAGGTGTTGGAACTGGACGTGTACAATGCTATCAATATTCTGGAACAGCATGGAATGCATATGGAGCAATTATAAATGGTTCTGAAAACGCCAGTAATTTTGGTAATTCTGTAAGCTTAAGCTCGTCTGGTAATCGCCTTGCAATTGGTATACCTGACGGACAACGTGTAGGCTCAGAAATTAGAGGACAAGTGCGTATTTATGATTATTCTGCTGGAACCTGGTCTCAACTTGGTACAAATTTAACTGGTGAAAATAAAAATTTATCGAAATTTGGTAATAGTGTCGCATTGTCTGGAAATGGTAACGTCTTAATAGTTGGTGCACCAAACACAAATAGACTAATCAGTGGTGTAAACACTACAAATGTTGGTCAAGTATTTGTTTATTCTTTAGTTGGTGCAAATGCTGTTGAACTTGGATCATCAATATACGGGTCTGGAGGAGGCCAACTTTGTGGATCAAATGTTGCAATTAACACTGACGGTACCATAATCGCCATTTCTTCAATGGGTGTTTCTAGTGCGGGAGTTGTTAGGATTTATCAATTAGTGGCAGGTCAATGGTCGCAACTAGGTGGAGACATTGCTGGAAATAGTGCAAACGATAATTTTATTAATATATCACTCAGTGGTAATGGCACTAGAATTGCAATAGGTGCACCTGGTAGTGATATCAATGGAGCAAACAGTGGACAAACACGAGTATTTGAGTACAACTCAACTATAACTACTTGGGAACAGATTGGTACAAACATCAATGGGTTTGGTATAGGAGACGCTAGTGGAAGTGATGTTGTATTATCGCGTGACGGACAAAATCTTGCAATAGGCGCACCAAATGCGGACTCACTTGGAAGAACTGATAATGGATATGTTCGTCTGTATAAACTCTTAGGTAATAGTTGGAAATTATTAACCGGTAATTTATCTGGAGAAAATTCTAATGAAAAATCAGGATCAGTTGTTGCACTCAGTTCAGATGGCAATACTGTAATAATTGGTGCCCCAACATATAATGCGAATCGTGGACTTGTTCGTGCAATATCTTTTGTATCTACTCCAACAATAACTAATGAGTTATGGTGTTCTGGTACAAATACTGGAAATAAATTTGGTATAACTGGAAACAGCAATCAATGGAGACTGTCTGGTCCACTGCCGTCTGGATATAGTCTCCAAGACTTTTGGTGTGGTAATGGATTTTATTCGGATAATGTAAACTTTGCAAAGGGTTATCGTCAAAGTGATGACAAATATTACTTGTTTGTAGTTGGTGCAAATAGTAGTTATCAAAGTGGAAATGGTAGTAATATACAGCTAAATACTTGGACTCGTCTTAATTTAAGTTCAGAAATTGTACAAAAAATAGTTGACATCCAGTGCGTGTCTCCATACGGTTCTGAGGATTATACAATTTTATTATTAGACGATGGCACATTATATTTTTCTGGACATAATGCCTATATGATTGATCCAAATTTACCAAACAACGCTTACAGAACAGACTTTACACGCATTAAATAATATGTCAGATTATAAAAAAATAATTTTAAAAAATAGTCCAGTTGCTGGTGCAGTTCCGCTAGAAAATTTCTTGGATTTTGGTGAACTTGCATTAAATTATGCTGATAACAAACTATATTATAAAGAACTTGGAGGCGGAATTGTTGTACATGAGACTCCATATCTTGACGTTGAAGGCAGTCAAAATTCTGTAGTAAAGAGAAATGGTGATGGTTCCGGTATTTTTAATGGAGTCATTAGTAATGTATCTGATCCAGACCTATATGCATTAGATATTTCTTCTAGTGCATCTACTACCGCTCGGGTGTCTGCTCTAAATGCACAAACCGCAATAAATGCATCTGCGGTGAGCGGTATTGGTGCAAATATAAACAGCGTTTCTGGCATAGGTTCGGTTATAAGCAGCAGCAGTTCTACAGCTGCAGTTATAAGTAGTAATAGTTCCACATATCACGCAGAATTTGGTAACATTGCAACCAATAATTCATCTGCAATTGAAAGAATTCGTGGCGCGTTTGTGTGGTTCTATAACACATTTAAAGGTCGATTACAGACTTCAAATATAACTGCAGACCGCAATTGGACACTACCAAATTTAAGTGGCACAATAGTACTAGACTCAAGTGAAGTCACTGGTAAAACAATATTTGTTGATGCAACTTCTGGAACAGACACGCGCACAAATCTTACTAAATATTCTTTAAAACCATATGCAAGTATTTCAGCAGCAGTTGCAGCTTCTGAAAGTGGTGATTTAGTTTATGTACGCGCTGGAACATACACAATATCCGCTCAAATTAACTTAAATCTTAAAGGTCACTTATATTTTGAAACCGGAACAACTATTAATGTTGCGACTGGAATTGTAGCATTCTCATATAGTCAAAATAGCATTCCAATTTATATTAAAGGAGCTGCAGATTTTGTACTGGCTGGAGGTGCAGCGGGCATATTAACAATGCCTAGCGGTAATGCCGCAACAGCAGTTGCCTTTGAATGTAATAATATAAGTGGTCCTAATAGTGTTAGTGGCACACTCTTTAATTGCGCAGTTGGTGTATTGGTTGTCGATGTTAAGGTGGTTCAGATGACCACGACGTTTACTGCTTCTAGTGCTACTGTGTTTAATGTCACTGGTGCTGGGAAAGTTACAACACGAATTCTATTTGTATATTGCGGTGTGTTTGTTAATGGTGCTGGTGCTGCTAATCCAGGTAATGCTACTGGTGCTCAAATCAATGCTGACGTTTGGACATTAGCTACATACAACGCAACTGCTGGCATGCTACTAAGTTTAATTATCACTAACTTTAGCATAGTTAATTATAATCATGCGGGTGTAGGTGCTGCATTAAGTTGGACAGAAAATACCACATTTGAAAGTCATGCTTTCCGAGGAATTACTTGGACTAGTTCAGCTGGTCAACCGAATATAACATTTGCTTCTACCAATGGTTCAACAACTAATAAAATCATTAGACTATACCAAACAAATATAATGCGTGCGGCTACTGCAAACAGTCTAAGTTCTAATGTACCTATAAATGTAGGCACATATGGTACATTTGCATCAGTGCCAGCAACTTCAAACGTTACATTTAAGATTGGTACATTCACAGTCGACGCGGACATAAACACTTATTAATTTTAAAATATGAGTCAACAAACACTATATAACGATTTGGTAATTACTGGTGACCTAACCGTATCAGGTGCCACAACTACAATTAGCACTACAAATTTAATTGTAGAAGATAAAAATATTATACTAGGCAATGTCGATGACACTCCTACAAATGTTACAGCAGATGGAGGAGGCATCACACTACGTGGCACTACTGATAAAACTTTTAATTGGACTTCATCCACCTCTTCTTGGACTTCTTCTGAGGATTTAAACCTGTCCTCTGGAAAGGTATACGAGATAAATGGAATCAGTGTATTAAGTTCAACTACACTAGGAAGTGGAGTAACTGGTTCATCATTAACAGGCGTAGGAACAATCGGAACTGGAACGTGGGCTGGAACAATTATAAGTCCAACTTATGGAGGAACTGGTGTCAATAATGGTGTCAAAACAATAACTCTTGGTGGTAACTTAACAACAAGTGGAGCATTCACTACTACGCTAATCGCAACTGGAAATACCAGTGTGATTTTGCCGACGAGTGGTACACTCGCAAACAGAGAAACAAATCTTAGTCAGTTCGCGTCTACAACTTCAGCACAGCTTGCAGGCTTGATTCCAGATGAAACCGGAAGCGGTTCATTAGTATTTTCAATTAACCCAGTATTAAATGAACCAATTATTGGCACTATAAATGGTTCAGGGTCGGCAAGCGGAACACTAACTCTACGTTCCACAACAAACATAGGAAAGGCTAATGCTGGAATATTAATGCCAGATAATATTCCATCTAGTTCATCAACTACAGGTTCGCTCGTAGTAACTGGTGGAGTTGGAGTCAGTGGAAACTTGTATGCTGGAGGAAACATCTATGCTAACAATGAGATTCTAGCTACTAAAAGTTATGTAGATACACTTGCTGAAGGACTACACGTTCATGCCCAAGTGCATGTTATACTAAATACACCGCTTGAAACTATTACTGGTGGAAGTGTCACCTATAACAATGGAACTGATGGTGTAGGTGCGTTCTTAACACTTAGCAATCCTATTAGTTTTACTACTGGACTAGAAGGTGATCTCGATCTTGGGGTTGGTTCACGAATTATAGTCAACGGGCAAAGCCAAGCACTTCGCAACGGGATCTATGTTATTGCATCGACAACACGTTTAGATCGTGCTACTGATTTTGATACCCCTCTTGCAATGGCTGGTGGAGATTTTGTATTCGTCACTCATGGTTCAACATACGCGAATACTGGTTGGGTGCTCGGTGAAGCTGTAGCATCAGTTGGAGTTTCTCCGGTAAACTTTATTCAATTTTCTGGAGCAGGCACACCTATAGCAGGTGCTGGACTGTCCGCTGACGGATTGATCTTGAACGTTGGAGGTACAAGCGGCCGCATAGTTACAAATTCAGATTCAATTGATCTTGCTACGACTGGGGTGTCAGCTGGTACATATGAAAATGTAACTGTTGACGCATATGGTCGTGTTACTTCTGGCACAAATACTACATTTGATTCAAGCATAACTGGAAGTGGTAAAACTTTTACAAACGCTGATGATGGCAAAATATTTCATATCACTGGAGCAAATACACTTACTCTTCCAAGTTATGCATCGGCAAGCAGCGGATGGATCATTGGTATTGTAAATGTCGGCGGACTCGCGCTTACTCTCAATATTGCGGATGGTTCTGGAAATACTATAAATGATGGCACTACAATAAGCAATACTGTTAAATGGTCATCTTTTTATGTGTATAAATCAGATGTATCTGATAAATTTATTGCAATTGGTGTCTTATATTAATTATGAATTTAGAAGATTTTAAACGCGCAACAATTGCCCAAGTAAGTGAATTTTGGAGATTTACGACGTCTGGAACCACCACACTATCTAATTTTAATGTGACTACTAGCAGTGGTAATATTAAAATTATTTGGTCTGATGGTACGCCGCCAGACATTGCTACCTCTGGTCAAAATATTTCCCATATATATACCTTATAACTATGCCTACTAGATCTATCAACATTGTACCGCAAAATGGTAATGCCTCAGTAACGGCAATAAACTGTGGTACTTCAACCCCAAAATTAGGCGGCACAATAGATGTATCTGCTTTTCCTAATTTGCAGGAGTTTAGGTGCAATTCTAATGATATAACAGCATTGTCTGGTTATACAAATAATAGCAATTTGACAATTGTGGATTTTGCTGTTAATAAAGTAACTGGTTCTATCCCCGGTTTGACTGGGATGAGTAATTTACAAACTTTTCGTTGCCACACAAATCAACTTACCGGATCGATTCCAAGTTTGACTGGGTTGAGTAATTTACAACTATTTGCATGTCACACCAATCAACTTACCGGATCGATTCCAAGTTTGACTGGGTTGGCTAGCTTGTTAACATTAAACGCTTACAATAATTTGATTACTGGGAGCATTCCATCATTAACTGGAGCGCCCAATTTACTTAATTTGTTTATTCAAAGTAACCAACTTACCGGATCGATTCCAAGTTTGACTGGGTTGAGTAATTTACAAGAGTTTCATTGTGAAATAAATCAACTTACTGGATCGATTCCAAGTTTGACTGGGTTGAGTAATTTACAGGGTTTTTATTGCCACACAAATCAACTTACCGGATCGATTCCAAGTTTGACTGGGTTGAGTAATTTGCGATATTTTTATTGCAATAACCAACTGGGAACAACAAAATTAACAGGATCTATTCCCAGTTTAAGCGGATTGAGTAATTTGCAATCTTTTGATTGCACCCTAAATCAACTTACTAGCTTTGCGGGTGGTTCTGTTTCTGCTACTTTAGGAGACTTTCGAGCTAATGTTAATCTATTGTCAGCATCAGCAGTAAACGCGATTTTAGCGGCTTTTGTTGCTGCCAATAAAACAACCGGGACAAGGGTATTAAATCTTGGCGGAACTGGTAATGCAGCCCCAACCGGTCAAGGGCTAACAGACGTGACTACGTTGAGAAATCGTGGATGGTCAGTTACTACAAATTAATATTATGATTAAAATATATACAAAACAATTAGAGGCAGAAGAAATAATTTCTTCTCCAGATAAAGTTTATACAACGGAACAAGATTGGTGGATGATATATGATGCTACCACTAAACAAATAATTGTAGAACCGCAACAATGCTCTGGCTATACTTCAAGCCCTCTTGCTATGGTTATTGCTGATGCTATAGAAGAACTTGAGCAATATATTGCTGATAATAATTTAATATTTAAAAATAAACTTCAGCCAAACTACATTGGCGAGGAATTATAAATAATTAGTATGTCAACACCAATTAATTTAGGTCCATATTTACTTAACGCTCCAACAGAAACTGAAAAGGGGCATATACGTAATAGTTTAAGTCTTGGATCAGCTTCTCTTTTACAAGGACAATTTTTAGATAATAACAGATTAGAATTTGCTGACCCAAATAATTCTACTCGTAAAATTATACTTGATAAAACTCTTTTTGGATCAGCGGTAGCCGATCGTTTACGTTTTGCGCGGGCACTTAACATTACCGGTGAAGTTACTACAGCAACTCCAATTCCACTTTTCGATGGAACTGAAGACGTTAATATACCAATAAGCATTAATCCTGGAGCAATTACTGAATCTAAATTAGCTACAGACGCTGTAGTTGCATCTAAAATTAAAAATGGTGAAGTTACTCCGGCAAAACTTTCTGCTGGAGGACCATTTTGGGCTGGCAGCACTACATTTTTATCATCTGGTCTAGAACTTGGAAATAACATTATTGCCGATGGTTCTTCTTTTGTAGATTTTCATTCATCTTTCCCAATAGTTGATTATGACGCTCGAATAGAACGCAAATCAGGTGTTAATGGAGCATTAGATATTATTAATGTCGGTACTGGTCCAATAAATGTTGGCTATGGTTTGTCGATTGCATCTAATAATACAGTAACCACATCACGTCAATTAATAGGCAGATTAGAAATTATTGGAAATCAAATTAATACGACGTTTGCAAATAATGCAGAAATTGCGCTCAACTTTGAAAACAGCGATAGTACGGTTGCAAATTTCTTAAATACTACAATATACAACGGTAAACGTGAAGTTTCTGCAAAGTTTTTTGGTGACACAAAAACACTTGAAACATATGGGCCGTGTCGTTCAGTAACAAACGGACAAGTTGGGTGGGCTACCGCTGGACTTGAAACACGCAGCACATCTGGAAATACATTGCTAGCATTACATGCTGTTGGTTCAACCGCAACTCTATTAAAACATGTTCGTGGCGGATCAGGATTAGAAATACGTGACGCGGGAGACACTGGCTTTGCTCCGCTGAAGGCTTCAACATTTACAGGTAATAACGCGCTCTATTTAAACTACGAAACTCCAACAATATATCTTCAAGACACAAATCATCGTGGTTCGATGATATATGTAGACAACAATATATTTTCTATACGTCGGTCGTCTGGCAATAATTCTACAACGATGCAAGATCTTAATGGTCGTTGGCCACTAGACATCAACCTAGAGACAAATAACGCGACCTTTGGTGCAGATGTAAATGCTGCTTCATTTACTTCTCGTTCTTCGATTCGTTATAAGAAAAACATACAACCGCTACAAGATTCGCTGTCTAAAGTAAACTCGTTAAATGGAGTTTCATATGTTTGGAAAGAAACTAAAAAGGCTGATCTTGGATTAATAGCAGAAGAAGTGTATAAGGTTTATCCAGATCTTGTGCATAAGACAGAGACTGACGAAGTTGAGGGCATAGATTATGGAAAATTAACTGCGGTACTTATTGAAGCAGTAAAAGAGTTGACTTGTCGTGTACAGACCCTTGAAAAACAATTAAAACAAAGATAAACTATGCCAACCGGTTATACAATAAACGGTACTGACTTTGATGAACTGTTTAAACCACGCGTAGGAACTGCTGGGGCGGCGTGTGGTTATAATGTAGTAACTTCTACAAACCCATACACGACTCAAGATTTAGCGAGCCGCTATGAGCCTAGTAGAGGAGCAGTGGATCGAATACCTGAATTTACGAGACTTAAAACATCAACTGGCATTGACCTGCGTGATTTGTTTATGAATGGCGGTTTTGAAATTATTCCTACATACACACTTGTTGCAAATAAAACTTCAATCAATGAAACGACTGACCGAACTGTAACCTTTACATTAACCACAACTGATGTGCCTAATGGAACAATCCTGTATGTGTCACTGTCTAGAACTGACTTGACATTAAGTGCAAGTACGATTACAGTAAACTCTAACACAGCAAGTTTTAGCGCGACTGCAACAGATGACGCAGTTGCTGAAGGATATGTTACATTTCAGGCAATTCTTCGTACTGGTTCTCAGTCTGGTCCAGAGGTTGCACTCAGCAATGCTATTGGGTTGGTTGATTCTTCGATTCCAATTCCAACATATTCTATTGCCCCTTCATTATCTGCCATTAATGAAGGGGGTTCAGTAACATTTAATGTCTCTACCACAAATGTTAATCCTGGAACTACATTATACTGGACCACATCTAGAACAGATTTGACGCCTAATAATGGGAGTTTTATAGTATCTAGTGGCAGTAATTCTTTTGCAGTTACTGCAAACTTAGATAGTACAACTGAAGGATACACTACATTTACTGCAAGTTTACGCGCAGGAAGCGTGACTGGCGGAATTTTAACTACAAGCGGTACAGTTGGTATAAATGATACATCAACCACGCCAATAAATTATTCTATAGGTCTTAGAATTGATGTATATCGAAATACTTCTGGTGGAAGAAATGGTAATGCTGATAACGGTAAAGTACGAGTTTTAATAAACCGTGATAGTGTTTTAAAATATGGATCAGATGGTTATTGTAACGTGACTGTAAGAGTTTCAAATAACTTTATGGATCCAGATAAAGATGGAATAAATACTGGATATTATCTATTAAGACAATGGAATAACACAGTTTTTTCCGGATTTATTCCACTTACATCATTTAATTGGAATTTTACTCTCAGATTAACTGAACAAGAGTTAAAAACTAAAGTACCAAATACTGTTATAGGTAGAGCAAATGATACAGGATATTATGATATTACAAGTACATTACCAACTCCATCGACAGCGGGATGGTCAGAAACTAATGGTATACCATGGGGTTCAAATACTACAATAACTATAAAAGATACTCTTGCAGGCACAACTAAAACTGGAATAGTATCATCGCATTTTAATGGTTATACTGATCAAGCATATCCAAATTATTTTTAATCATCATATTAAAATATTATAAATATAGAATATGGCTACATATTCTGATATTTTTATAGACCAGGGCAGTACATATTCCTCAACTATAGATGTACTTGATGCTAATGGATTGCCTTTTAATTTGACTGGATATTCTGCTCGTGGTCAAATTCGTAAAAGTTATTCATCGACAAATGCAATAGCTTTTGCTACAAATATTAATCTTCCTCTTACTGGTAAAGTCAATATTTCGTTGACATCAAGCCAAACTCGAGTCATGAAGTCTGGACGATATGTCTATGACGTTGAAATTTATAATAATGGTGGTCATGTTATTCGTATAAGTGAAGGTCAAGTCGAGATTTCTCCAGCGTCAACACGTCCTTAATGCATGTCAAATATAACTTCTACAATAACACCTGACACTCTTATAACATCTACAGTATCATCACCAATTACTGTAAGTGTTTCTACATTTAGTGAGGGTGGACGCACACTTTCAGAGCTTACTGACGTTGATTTACAAGGCGTAACATCTGGATCAATACTAATTTATGATACAAACGAATTTGTGTCACGCGCATTGACTGGTGATGTTACTATAAACTCTTCAGGAGTCACAACAATATCTCCAAATTCTGTGACACTTGGCAGTGATACAACTGGTCAATATGTGTCAACAATTGTTGGAACGTCAGATCAAGTTATTGTAGGTGGATCTGGAGTCGAGTCTGCTGCAGTTACACTAAGTTTACCACAATCCATAGCGCCTACATCGAGTCCTACATTTAATAATATTACACTAAGCGGGTCAATTACAAATGCTGATCTAACTGCTAAATTAAACGCTAAGGCACCATCTCATTCTCCTACATTTACTGGAACCGTAAGTGGAATTACAAAGGAGATGGTCGGACTGAGTGCTGTAGACAATACAAGTGATCTTAATAAACCAATTTCAACCGCAATACAGTCTGCGTTAAATACAAAAGTCAACGTAATAGTTGGAAAAGCACTTTCAGATGAAAATTATACAGCAATTGAAAAGACTAAGTTAGCTGGGATAGCAAATGGCGCAACCGCAAATTCAACTGATGCATATCTACTTGACCGAGCAAATCATACTGGCAGTCAATCATACACAACTATAACCGGCCTAGGCACACTTGCAACTCAAAGTGGGACTTTTAGTGGGACTTCAAGCGGTACAAATACTGGTGACCAGACTATTACCCTTGGCGGCGATGCAAGTGGCAGCGGAACTGGATTATTAAATGTTACTCTATCTTCAACTGGAGTGTTTGCCGGAACATATAATAATAGTGCTACAGTAGTCTCTCCACTTACAATAGACGTCAAAGGACGCATTACTGCAGTTGGAAATCCAATTACAATTTCTCCACACTGGAATTCGGTAACAAATAAGCCAACCACATTGTCTGGTTATGGCATCTCAGATGCTGTTGACCTGTCTAGCTCTCAAACTATAAGCGGGCATAAAGATTTTACAAGCAGTCCCACAGTTCCACTTATACCAACTGCTTCTGGACACGCTGCATCAAAAGCATATGTTGATACACTCTCTGAAGGACTGCATGTGCATGCTGCTACGCATGCGATTATCACCGGTCCATTATCGCAATATCTAGATGATGGAACTTATGTAATTTATAGCAATGGCACAAATGGAGTTGGAGCAAAATTAACAGTGTCTGCTCCAGTAACATGGACAACGGTTTTTAATGACTCTGATATTATAGTTGGCAGTCGAGTAATAATTGCTGGTCAAAGTACAAGTGCTCATAATGGTATATATGTTGTAAGTTCTAGCACCGAATTAACTCGTGCAGATGATTTTAATACTCCAACAGAAATGGCAGGAGGTGACTTTGTTTTTGTTACTCATGGAACATACGCTGACACTGGTTGGGTACTCTCTGAGCCAGTGACTGAGGTTGGTGCAACTGCAGTAATATTCACACAATTTTCTGGAGCAGGCACATATGAAGCTGGGTCGGGACTCTCTCGCGATGGCACAACATTTTCAGTAAAAAGTGCTGGTATTGATAGAATCATTGTTGATGTGCTTGGCGTTGATCTTGCAAGGACTGGAATATCAACTGGCACATATCGTTCAGTGACTGTTGACTCTTATGGGCGAGTCACAGCTGGCAGCAATCCGACTACATTAAACGGTTATGGAATTACAGATGCGGCATCTTCAACTGCTCTAAGCAATCATATTAGCGATGCTACAGTTCACCTAACAAGCACACAAAATACGCTGCTTGATGGCATCACTGTGACATCTGAAAAGGTTAACTATCTGTCTAACGTCACATCAAATATACAGAGTCAACTTGACGGCAAGAGTGCAAGCGGTCATACACACTCTGCTGCAACTACAAGCGTCGCTGGATTTTTATCAGCAAGTGATAAATCTAAACTTGATGGTATTGCTGCAGGCGCCGAGGTAAATGTTAACGCTGACTGGAGCGCAGCGAGTGGAGACACCCAAATTTTAAATAAACCAACCACGCTGTCTGGATATGGCATTACTGATGCTGTAAATTTAACTGGCACTCAAACTATAACTGGAACAAAAACGATAAATGCTCCAGTCACGATGAATAGTAATTTTCTTACGATTCAAAGTGATGCATTAAACCCATCATACGGTTTAAAGATAGCAAATACAAATTCATTTGATCCTGGAACGCCGTTGCTTGTTGACGGTCGAGCACGATTTGTGCATGGTGTATCATTTGCAGCAGGCATAACAAACTTTACGAATAATAGCGATCACACACACGTTCAATGGACAGCTCAAGGTCGTGGTAATTGGCAGATGATTCAAAATGGTGGAACAAGTTCTACCAATAGAAATACATTTTTACTAACGACTGTAGGATCCACTGCATCGCAAACGTTTTTTAATGAGTCGAATGCATACAACGTTGATACTACGGGTGTAGTAGCAAGCAGCGTCTCTCCATTTATCGCGACTGGAATAAAGGTAAACTATAATACTGCTGGTTCTGGACTAGCGATTGGAGACTATGTGCAAATTACGTTTAATCCTGGCGCTGCGGGTGTTGTAGCAAATACCTATCCAGGTGTTGTAACTGCTGGTCCTACCGCAGTTACGATTGCTGGTACTACTAAACATCAATATACATTTTCATTAGAAAATTTTAGTAGCGTTAACTGGGTGGCAGCGTCTGCGCGCGCTGAATTAATCTACTTAAATTCGAGTAGCGTTAATAACGTTCGCGTCTCTTATGCGCCTACACAAATTGATGGCACTCGAGTGTCGTTAACTGGCAACTATTCTGGAATTGGAAGATATGTGCTTGTTAATATCACTGGTCATACTGCATTCGAAGGTCAAAGTGCAGTTCTTGTAATAAACACTACATCAAAAATTGGTCTTGCTGTTGGAAGCTATAACTGTTTTGTTAAGCGCGTGATTGGCTCTAATAGTTTTGTAATTTCTGTCGGCAACGCTATAAATGGTTGGTCGTCTACAAGCGGATCGACTGGAAGCGCTGGATGGATTCTTTATAAAGGATCAACAGATGCGGTTCATCAATACACGCCTGCGCTTCAACATTTTTACTATCAGCGCTTTCCGACATCTGACACGTCACCGACAACTACTGGTGGAAACCGAAACGTAGCGCTAGGAAACAGCGCAGAGGTTGACGGTGACTTTTCATATTCTTTAGGTCATAAGTCTGCTGTCTATGGAGCACACTCAGTAGCTCTTGGCGGAGAAGACAGTTTTGTCACTGGCAACTATTCTACGACGCTTGGCGGTCAAGGACTAGTTTCATCTGGAGCATATCAGACGATTATCGGCAAGTATAACACGATTGATTCATCAAACACAAAACCATTCATCGTTGGTTGGGGATCAAGTGACTCTAGTCGATCCAACCTTTTAGAGTTATCAAACACCACTCTTACACTAAACACTGCAATAAATGCAAGCGGCTCAGCGACTGCATCGTCATTTATAAGACTTGGTGGAACAAGTTCTCAGTTTTTAAAAGCTGACGGAAGTGTTGATTCAAATACATACAGCGTTTCAGGTCATACACATGTCACATCGCAAATAACTGACCTATATCAACCATCGCCACAACAAGATCCTGATGCAACTTCAAATATAACTGTAGGTGGTACGCTCTATATAAAGACTGGTGCACAATATTATGAGGAGTCAGGAAACAACAATAATTGGCTTAATTATAATTCTAGCATCAATCGTTGGCAACTAGGCGATAATGTAGATGGTGTGTATGCAACTTCTACAAGTGATGGGTTCTATCCTTGGCTTGCAACATGGAGCGGATATAGTGTTGAAAAATATTCATATCCACGAATAGTGGGTGCTCTATTGGCATCAATGGCGTCTGATGGAGTTTCAAATTACGCAGCTCGCGCAGATCACGTTCACCCGCTTCCTTCTGCACTTCAAGTTGGAGCAGCACCATTAGTTGGTGGAAAGATTCCAATAGAATATATTCCATCTGCATCAGATGATGTGCTTGTGTTTAATAGCAGAGCAAACTTTCCAGTAACAGGAGAGACTGGAAAGGTCTATATTGCACTCAATGAAACATACTTTAACAATATTTATTATGAAGCTGAGAGAATGTATGTTTGGCAAGATGCTTCTTTTCCTTCTCGTTATATAGAATGTGCGCCGTTAAGTGACCTTAATCCATCAAATAGCCAGGCATCTTTTATTGCAAACATATCGGGTAATTCTGTATTATTTAGACCATCAGGTCTAACTGGAGATCGCAATCAATATAAGTCTATACTTAACGAAACTTATACTTTTTATAACACTGGACGATGGAAGATAATATCATATGGAGAAGAAACTTATACTGAAGCTGAAGCTAATCTTGGAACTGAACTTTATCCATGGCAAGCTACTTGGCCAAGTACTTCAGTTTCTCGCTATCCAGTTTCATACAATTCAAATGCAATTCCACGACCGCTCTCCTCGGTCGCTAGCAGCGGAACAAGCGGCCGCTCTGCTCGAGCAGATCATGTTCATCCGCTTCCAACTGCAGCAGAAGTTGGTGCGACCACAGAAAACTTCGCAATTGCAATGGCTATAGCTCTAGGTTAATATAAATATATCTACATGAAGAAGTTAATAACAAATTACACTTTCAATGCCACGGCGCAGACGATAACGTTTGTCGATCAAACTTCTATAGATCTTGAAAGTGTGTTGTTGATTACTAATGTCACCTCTAACGTTATCGTCTATAATTTTGCAAATCCTGCGCAAGGTGGAAGTGTTGCTGGTAATGTCTTATCGTTAAACTATGACACTACATTAATGTCAAACAGTGACGCTCTTCAAGTATATTATGATGATGGAGTTGAGTCTGCGTCTGAAATTACTGCCGAGGCAATTGTAGATGCCGTATTAACACTTAAACGTATCGCAAAAAATATGGAGTCTCTTCAGGTTGTAGACTCTAACCAACGTCAGCGCGTTAACGTTGAAGCTGTGCCAACTATTGCGACTGTTACCACTCTTGGTAATATTGCAGGTATAGGTGGTATTGATCCGCGTTGGCAAACTATAGATTGGGCGCGTGCTGCTGCAGACACACTTCGAACAAAATTAACATTCTCTTAAAACAAATATACATAAATTATGTCAGTAACTAGTCAGTTAAAACCAATAGTCGATCTTCCAGTATTTGAATGGGCAAGATTTTTACCAGCAAACACAAGCAACAGTTCATGCTTTACCAAAGATGATCGATATATCTATTATATCTATACTACGGCATTTTGGCGCTATGACACATACAACGACTCTTGGCAGCAACTAGCGACCCCAGTTCTTGGCATTGGTAACTGCACTGCAATGGAATATTGCAAGACTCAAGGATATTATGGTCGAGCAATCAGTGCAGGTGGTGGAAATAATACCATTCAACTTGCTGGACTTGTAGGAAATCGTCTTGTCGGACAAAAGATTCGTATAATTTCTGGAACTGGTGCTGGCCAAGAGCGTACAATTACTGCAGTGTCTGCTCCTACTATACATGATCGTGGAATAGTTACTGACTCATCTAACCTTGGTTTAACAGATGGCTCTACTGGTATTGGTGCAAAGGCTTGGAGAATTAATCAATGGCGTGACTATCAAGTACGTCTTGACTATTCTGCTGGTACTGGTGGTCAAACACAATGTCGTCCGATTTTAAATAATCGTGCAACTGTATTAAACTGGTATGTTGCTGACTATGCAACAATTGATCCTTGGTGGGGACGTCTAACAAACCCAGCTACGAGTAACACTGCAGGTACCCAAACATTGTATCAAATTGAGTCGCACGTTGCTACAGTTGATAGCAACTGGGATGTAAATCCTGATGCATCTTCAAAATTTGTAGTTATGGGTGGTGGAATATGGGCAATGTCAACTGTAACTGGTTCATATTCATTTCAATATTATGATGTTCTTGCTGACGCTTGGTATTATAAAAGTTCACAGGACAATATGTTGCCTGCTGCTCTCGGTACTGAAGCCTCTCTTGCGGTAATTTCCGAAGAAGACACTCCTCCATTAAGTGGTACAGCAAGTGCCGCAACTGATATGTCATTGGTTGATAGCAGCAAAAATTTAGCTCATAATCAGTATGCCAACTTTGAAATTCGAATCACTGGAGGTACAGGTCGTGGACAGGCTCGTACAATATTAGCAAACACAGCTACAACATTTTACGTCACTCGTCGCTGGGATGTTAATCCAAACAACACATCAACATATGAAATCTATAGCGACACTGGTAAAATTTGGTTTATCGGTGATGGTCGTAGTCAAACATATCAATATAGTCTAGAGAGTGATCAATTTTCATTAGGTCGTCAGTTAGATTATGGTGCTGCACGTATAGGTGGCGCTGCATTGCCTGGTCAAGATGCTATTCCTCTTACATCTATAACAAAGGCAACAGGCGGCGTAACTGTATTAAATCCAACTCCAACTGCTGGAGGTAGTGGTTATCTTGCTGATCAAATATTAACAATTTCAACTGGCGGTACTAATGCGACTGCACGTATTACCAGCGTTAACGCTTCAGGCGCAGTATTGTCTGTAGCACTTGAAACATGCGGATCTGGATATACAACTGGTGCAAGTAAAGCTACAACAGTAAACGTAACTGGTGGGTCTGGCTGTACTCTGGATATTACAACTATCGGTGATATTGCTACAGTAACTACACCATACTTCCATAACTTTAAACATGGAGAAGTTGTTACTATATCTGGTGCGTCTGCTGCAAATTATAATGGAGCAAAAACAATACTAGGCATTCTTACACACACTACATTTCAATATATTGCTCCAGCCGACGCTGCTCCAACCTTTGGCTCGCACAGCGCGACTACACTAATCGACTCTTCTAAAAATTGGATTGTAAATGAACATGCCGGTAAGATTTTACAATATACTGCATCGGTAGGTCCAACAAATTCAGAAAACAAACGACGTATTGTAAGTAATACCGCAAATACTATTACGTTTGTTTCTGGCACTACTCCTACAAACGGAACAACACGATATGTTATATATGATGTAAAGCCGTTTGGCACTGAAATGTCGATGTATGCCCGCACTGCCGGTGGACGTGCAGGAATTGCTACTGGAGGTACATCTACATCACTTACTGACACTACTAAAAATTGGCCTGTTAACTATTGGAGCAATACGCTTCCATCGGGCGCAAGCAATACTGGACGTAAAGTAAAAATTATTGCCGGAACCGGAGTAGGTCAGGAACTGACAATTACTTCAAACACAGCAAACACTTTAAATTTTGCAAGCGCAACTGCGCCAGACGCAACTAGTGTCTATGTTATTATGGATTGTCATGGAGTTGCAACAAGCACAAGTTCAACATCACTCACTGATACAACTCAAAACTGGGCAACAAATATTTGGGCTGGTAAACGTTTACGTATTACGTCTGGAGCGTCTTCAGGATCTGCAGACACTGAAGTTACTATAACTTCTAACACTCAAACTACACTAACATTTGGTGCTGTAACCAACACACCTGACTCTAACTGTACATACGCTATTCTTGAAGTTCCACCACGCGGTGCTGGTACAAATCTCGTTGGTGCTAAAGATTCTACAGACGCATCGCTAAACAGTCGTTATCTGTATGCATGGAGAGGCGCAGCTACTTCTGAGATTGCACGTTATAATATTAACACAGAACAATATGACTTGCTAACATACTTCCCACTCACAGAGACACTAACTACAGGCTCTATGTATGCATATGATGGAGTTGATAGAGTGTATTTTACAAAAGAAGCAACTGGTCGTATAATGTATTATGATATTGTAAAAAATATAACAGTTCCTGCCGGCACAATTCCTTATGGTATGGGTACTGCTCAGATTGGTGATCGCATGGAAATATTTACTACACCAGATGGTCTTAAATATTTGTATATAGCACGTCATTCAAGTACTGAACTATGGAGAACGCTACTTTTTAATTAATCTTATGACAATAGAAGAAATCAAACAGATACTACAAAATAAATTAAACGATTTAACCAATCGGAAAAACCTTGCATATATGTCTGGTGATCTAGCGACATACACATCACTAGACACTGAAATAGCTGAAACTCAAGCCACGCTTGTTAAGTTAGGCTAACTTAACCTCTTCAAACTCTTCTTTCGAGAGATGTAGTTTTGCAGAGTTTGCTTTAAAAAATATCTTGTCTCCTTCTTTTTTATAGACAACAATATAGTCGACAATGCCGACATTCATACTGCGGAGAAGATCTTTAAATTCACTGTTGATATAGACTTTTTCATTTAGTTTCATATAGATAGTATTTATTGTGTACATGCTCAATAAACTATGATAAAATAAAAATATATGAAAAAAAGTGCTAAAATAATTGGATGTGGGTTATCTGGAATTACTGCTGCGGTGTTGCTAAAGGAAAAGGGATACGCCGTAGAGATTTTTGAGACTCGTCCTCATATTGGTGGAAATTGCTATGATACCTACATTTGCAATACGCTTGTACATCAGTATGGCCCTCATATTTTTCATACCGATGATGAAGAGGTCTATGAGTTTCTCAGTCGTTATACTGAGTGGACTCCGTTTGCGCTGCAACCAAAGGGAGACACCCGACTCGGACGTGTGAGTTTGCCGTACAGCAAAAAGACGATAAGTGAGATTGGTCGTGAGCTGTCACAAGAAGAGATTGTTGAGTATATTTTTAAAGAGTATAGCGAAAAGCAATGGGGCGTGCCATTCGACGAGATTCCTAAGACTATTACAAATCGAATTCCAAAGACTGCAGAATGCGAAGATCCAACATGGTTTGAAGGTCAAAAGTATCAATGCATTCCAAAAGATGGTTACTCTGCAATGTTTACAAAGATGTTAGAAGGTATTATTGTGCATTTAAATTGTGGAGAGGATGATTGGATGTACAAACGGGAGGCAGGTGATTTGATTGTCTATACTGGCAAGATTGACAGTTATTTTGGCACAATACATGGACGTCTGCCATATCGTTCACTTGAGTTTAAACATCATGTGTTGTGCGAAAAGCAAGACACATTTATTGTAAACCAAAACAATAGCACAACCGACTATACGCGAATCTATGATCACAGTTATTTTATGCCAGATCATGCCGGTCCAACAGTAGTCACCACTGAGCACCCGAAAGAATGCGGGCAGGGAGACATTCCGTTTTATCCTATTCCATGGGGTGAAGGACAGGAAACATATCGACTCTATGAATCACTATCAAAGGCAGAAAAGGGAGTGATTTTTGTTGGTCGACTTGCAACCTATAAATACCTAGACATGTGGATGGCGATTAAACACGTCATGTTAAAGTTAAAGGATCTATGAAACTAGCATTATGCATGCGTGGGCACGTTCGTGATGGACTATTTACCCGAGGTTTAACTCAATATATAGACCAGTTAACTGCTAAGGGTCATGACGTTCAGTTATATTTGCATACGTGGAAGGAGTCAGAGGCAAAATCTAGTTATCGAGTACTCGATCGAAAATATGTGTTTAAGGTAAGTGAAGAGTTGTTGCAGAATTATTTTAAGGACTATAATGTTCAAAAAATAATCATTGATGATGACTCAAAAATAAAAATATACGGGAAAAAAACAGGGCATGTAAGTGCGAGCACATGTCCATTACTAGCATGGAAACGTATGTGGGCTGGCCAGCATAAAATACTATCATACGTCTATGAGTGTCAGGAAAAATATGATGTAGTCATTAATACTCGTTTTGATATGTTTACTACACCAATATGCTATACACCTCCTTCAACCCTGAATAGTTTAATTTTACAAAAAGACAATATAGTATTTAAATATCCAACATACACTAAAAATATAGTTGGTATTGATAATTTTTATATTGGAAAAATTGAAATGATGTATAAATTAGTCTCTAACTTTTATGTTTCTTTAGATGATATTTTAAAAACTTATTCAACTATTAAACATCAAGAAGAAATAGTATATCGTTATGCAGCGGACAACAACATATTATGAAACTGGCATTTTGTATTCGTGGACACCTAAGAGGCGGGTTACAAGACTCACGCTTAAATGACTATATAAATCTGTTAAAGCAAAACGGCCACGCGGTTGATCTTTTTCTTCATACATGGTGTGAGTCAGAGGCAAAAAGCTCATACCGAAAACTAGACTATAACGGTATTTTTACAGTAGAAAAAACTCATCTATCTGATTATTTCCATGACCAAACTATAAAACATGTGTGTATCGAAGACGACTCACGTTTAAAATTACACGGCAACTTAGAAGGCGTCATTCCTGGCAGTCCTTGCCCAATATTGGCATGGAAACGCATGTGGGCCGGAAAGTTTAATCTGGTGTCCCACTTGTATCATAATCATACCTATGACTATAACCTCGTAGTAAATACACGTTATGATAAATTTACTACGCCAGTGTGTTATACACCAACTAAAAATCTCTTGAAAATGACAACAGTTGGAAATGGATTGAGTCTAAAATATCCTCAATATTACAGACAATTTAAGGGTATAGACAACTATTATGCAGGAGACATAAAAAGCATGTATGACATAACTTCAGCGTTTCATTATTCTTTAGATGATATTGTCAAAAAATATAATGTAAGAGCCCTCCAGGAAGAACTCTTTTATAAATATGCAGTTGATCATGCCTTGACCCGTTAAAACGGTGTTTTTTATAAATACATTTAGATTGATAGTCATATTGTGATGTTTCACACTTTAAAAGTATAGTTATAAATGGAACCAGAAAGATCGATGCTAAAAGAGTTTCTAGAGGGTGGGTGGATAATCCCTCTTGTTGGAGCGGCAGGCATGCTTGCTCGACTCATGACAGCAAAAAAAGAGTATACAATTCTCGAGCAGTTTAAAAATATAATATCAGCCGCACTCTCTGCAGCAATCGCTTGGTTTATATTGGAACAGACCGATATTCCCAGCCTATACAAGGCAATTACATATGGTATTATAGGAGTCGTTTCCCCAGAAATTATTACAGGCATCATCAAGCTAGCCAAGAATTTTGAACGCGCCCCAGAAAAATATGTAAAGAAGCCATGAAAACTGTAATATGGTTAGCACTAGCGCTTATTGTTATTATACAAATAATAGCATTTAATGCTGTCGTTAATCCAAATGAAGTCATTTCTCACTATGTCGTATTGATTGCGCTTGGTCTTTCGTTATATACTGGAATGGCTATAAGAGAATAATATAAATAAGACTATGAGTACTAACGTCTACGAAAAGGGTTTAATACACCAAAACACATCTGCTGTTGCATATGAAGCATTGACTTTTACAGATGGCTTTTACACACCAACTGTTGGTAAAGTGTTTGCTGGTTTGTATATTGCTCCAGGTACTGCTAACGGAAACATTGTGATTGAAGGAGTAGATGGAGAGACAGCTACACTTACATTGAGTCCAGGAGTATGGCCTCTTGGTGGTCAGCGTATAGTCGATAGTGGAACTACTATATCTGAAGCTGCTGTAACAGTATTATTCTAATAATATGTTAGGCCTAGGATTAAATTTGGCATACAAATATGTCAATCCAGTTGCTACTATTGGTAGTGATAATCCAGCAAATGCTGCTGAACCAGATGCTACAGCATGGGTGTTAATGGACGGTCCATGGTACAACACTCCGGGAGACCAAAGTTCTGGTTTTGTTGGCGGACAAAGTTGGCGTAAGATGGCTCCGATTGGATATGCACCATATGGTAACGAAACATATGTTTATGGAGATGAAGTTGTAAGATATGAAACTGGCGTTTGGCTCTATTTAAATTCTACACTTGGAGAAATAGCCAGAGCTTATAGTTATGAAGGCCGTCCTTGGTTGGTAACAACATGGAATAATGGTTTCTCTGCCGCAAAGATTACTTCTTCATATGTGAAGACAACTAATTATCCTGAGGTTCCATAATAGTCTTATAAATAATATATTATGGCAAAACCAGCATCACGCCAAGAATTAGCAGACTATTGTTTAAGAGCACTCGGTGCTCCAGTACTCGAAATCAACATCGATGAAGATCAGATTGAGGATCGTATCGATGAGGCACTTCAGTTTTATCAAGAGTATCATAGCGACGCGGTTGTGCGCACATTCTTAAAGCATCAGGTCACTCAAGCAGACTATGACAACAACTATATTACTCTACCCGATCAACTTATTAGTGTACTTCGCGTCCTAAACTTGAGCAGCGGTGATGCTGCTGATATGTTTAGCGTTAAATATCAGATGTTTTTAAATGATCTGTATGGACTACGCAAACCTGACTCACTCATCAACTATGAGATGACGAAACAGTATATGAACTCGATTGAGCTTATACTTACAGGCTCAACTCAGCAGATTATATTTACTCGTCACATGAATCGTCTGAGCATTCAAGACGACTGGAAAACTTATGTAAATATTGGTCAGTATATTATAATTGAAGGTTATCAAACCATCAACCCAAATGATTTTACTGACGTGTACAATGATATGCTTCTTAAAAAATATCTTACCGCACTGTTAAAAAAACAATGGGGGACAAATTTGCTGAAATTTGAAGGCATGACTCTTCCAGGTGGAGTTACGATAAATGGTCGTGCAATCTATGAAGATGCAATTGCTGATATTGAAAAGATTGAGACTGATTTTGATACCAAGTATCAAATGCCCCCAGATTTTTACATGGGTTAGTAGATAATACGTTATGCCACGCAGTGTATATTTTAGTGAACGTTATAGAGCCGAGCAAAACTTACTTGAAGATTTGCTTATAGAGTCTATGAAAATTATGGGGCATGATGTCTATTATATACCTCGTAAAATTGTAAAGCAAGACTTTATCCTAAACGAGGATGTCATATCAACGTTTGATGCTTCATTTTCGATTGAGATGTATGTTGAAAGTGTTGATGGCTTTGAAGGTGATGGCGACCTTATGACAAAATTCGGACTTGAAGTTCGTGACCAGGTTACACTTGTCTGCAGTCGTCGTCGATGGAATGCTTTGATTGGACGTCATGGCTATACAAATGACGCAGTACGTCCGCGTGAAGGCGATCTTATCTATTTGCCACTAACTGGTGGACTCTTTGAAATTAAATTTGTTGAAGACAAGAGTCCGTTTTTCCAACTTGGTGGTACTGGAGACAGCAAGGGGACGACTCCAACGTTTAAACTTACATGCGAACTCTTTGAATATAGTGGTCAGGAAATTGATACTGGAGTGCCTGAAGTCGATCTTATACAAGTTGGACAGACCCAAAGTGCACGCGCTATACTAGACTTTGATGGAGATGTGCATGATCTTGGTGAAACATTAGTCTTTACATTACCTTCTGGAATTACAGGTGAGGCAGAACTGCTACAATACGAACATACTGAAGATGGCACGATAGCAAACTTTGGTACGCTGACATTTGATGATGGTGAGTTCCACTCATTAACAGTTGACACTACTATAGAAGGACAAACTACCGGCACAACTTCAACAATAACTTCTCTTATAGGATTAGAGGATGGAGATGCGGCACTCTATAATAATGACGCATTGACTCAAAATAGTTCGTTTGAAGTGATTGGAAACGACTATATCGATTTTAGTGAAAGTAACCCATTTGGAGACCCGTCATAAGATATGTTAAATTCATCATACTATTATAATGGAAACCTAAAGAAAATTGTAGCAGTTTTTGGTACAATTTTTAATGATATTTCTATTGCAAAAAAGGTAAATGGTAAAATGACTGGAATACAACGTGTGCCTATATCATATGGTCCACACCAAAAGTTTTTGGCACGTCTGTCAAGTCAACAAAACGAAAAGTATGGTGATGTAGCGATTAAGCTTCCACGTATGAGTTTTGAGATTACTTCAATAGCCTATGACTCGACGAGTAAATTAAACAAACTTAATAGTAAATTATATCTGGTTGAAGGTGACTCTGATACAAAGACCAAAATATATCAAGGCATTCCATATAAAGTCAGTATTCAATTGAGTATACTTGCACATCATCAGGATGATGCGCTCCAGGTGTTTGAACAGATTGTTCCGTACTTTACACCTGATTATACAGTTGCAGTAAAAGATCTTGAAGGACCAGGTTCTATTACTGACGTACCTATATTGCTAACAGCCACAAATTTACAAGATGACTATGAAGGTGACTTTGGCAACAGTCGTCGCACAATCATTTATACCCTTGATTTTGATATCAAATTTAAGTTTATGGGTATACAGTCTGGCCCATCAAAAATTATTAAAGTTGTTGATGTTGACCTCTATGATACGCCTATAATGCCAGATGCATTACCAGTTGATGGTGTGCGAGTTGAGTTGGGTGATCCTATAAATGATACTCCAGAAAACTATACTGTCATTACGACTTACGGATTTGATGAAAGCCCTATACCATGAAAAAAGACAAAGACAGCATACTAGCGTCTCTTGAAAAAAACGTTTTACCAGTAAAACACGAGATTGCAATTGCGGATGGCGCACCAGTTGGTCCATCGCATGACGAAATTGTGCTGCACGCTGAGGAAGATTATCGATTTGCTCGTGAACGTATTAAAAAACTTATAGACACGAGTGATGAGGCCATAAGTACAATGCATGCTCTTGCAAGTGATGCTGAACATCCACGCGCATTCGAAGTCCTTGCTGGCATGATAAAAACTGCAGCTGATATAAATGGACAGTTATTAGGACTGCAAAAAGAACGCAAAAAAATTATACAGGTTGACGATAAACGAGGACAACCTGCTGCTCAAAGTACTACAAATAATGCTATATTTGTTGGCACCACTACAGAACTGCAAAAGTTGTTGAGAGGTGATGCTAATAGAGATGAACCTATTGATGTTGAATGACTACTCCAGATTCGTATAATGGCAATCCATATATCAAGAGAGACGGTATTCAACAACAGTTTACCGCTCATGAAATATCTGAGTATAAAAAATGTATGGCGAGTGTGTCATACTTTGCTGAACACTATGTAAAGGTTATAAATCTTGATCGTGGACTCGTAAATTTTAAGTTGCGCGGCTATCAAGAAAAGATGGTCGATCACTTTACGCACAACAGATTTAGTATTGTACTTGCGTGTCGTCAAAGCGGAAAGTCTGTGACAAGTGTTGCATGGTTGTTACATTATGCAATATTTAACCCTGATAAGAAAATAGGTATACTAGCAAACAAAGGGGCGACTGCGCGTGAGATGTTGAGTCGTCTTACACTTATGCTTGAAAACTTACCATTTTTCTTGCAACCTGGTTGCAAAATCCTAAATAAAGGAAACATAAAATTTAGTAATAACTCTGAAGTTATTGCTGCAGCAACAAGTGGTTCAAGTATTCGTGGCTTGTCAATGAATGTTATCTTCCTTGACGAGTTTGCGTTCGTGCATGGAGCAAACGAGTTTTATACGAGTACCTACCCAGTTATTTCTTCTGGTAAAGATACAAAGGTTATAATAACGAGCACTCCTAATGGAGTTGGTAATATGTTTTATAAGCTTTGGGAGGGAGCAATACAGGGCACAAATGAGTTTCAATCATTTACAATTCGTTGGAATGATGTGCCAGGACGAGATGAGGAATGGAAACGTCAGACAATTGCAAACAGTAGTGAACTACAATTTACTCAGGAATTTGAATGTTTATCAGGTGATTCTGAAGTTGATGTTATTATAAATAACAAAAAAGTTAAAGTCAAACTTAAGAATTTATATGAAACATATCCTTTACAAAATAACTAGAAGTGATGGTCAAAAATATATTGGTATCACTATTGATTATAGACTAAAAAATAGAATGTCCCAACATAAAATAAGTGATAAATTTAAAGGTTATGATTTTGAATATGAAATATTGCTAGAATCTGATGATAGATCTGTCATTGAAATAGCAGAAGAAAAAGCAATAGATGAATATGATACATTTAATAATGGATTAAATTCTACTAAAAGCGGAAAAGGGTATGGACACAATTCATCGTCATTTACTACATTTGGTTATAAATTCGACGATGAATCTAGACAGAAAATGTCTTTAGCAGCAAAGGGACGAGCTAAGCGTGAAGGATTTGAAATTAGATCTAATAGAAGTAAAAAATTTTATAATGATAATCCAGAAGTGCGAGAAAAAATATCAAAAAATAGACGTGGAAAAAAGGCGGCATTTAAATTAAATGATAATGATATTGCTCTACTAATAGAACAATATACTACGTTTGACCATCCAGATATTGGTAAAAAATCAAAAAATGGAAGAATACTTACCAAACAAAGAGTTTTTTCCAATGTTATTGCTCGTTTTTTTAATGTCACTCCAGTTGCAATATATGGGTATGTAAAAGATTTGTAGTATGCAAAACGTTTTAATTAAAAATGGTGATGGTGAATATGTTAAATTTGATGGTGTGCGAAAAACTGTACACGACAAATATATCAAATTAACACTATCTACAAATAAAATCATAAAATGTTCAGTTGATCATAGATTTGTCGTTAATGATAATATTATTTTCGCTAACAGATTAGAGATTGGAGACCATATAAACTCTAATAATAAAATTATTCATATTGAAATCGTTAACGAATCAATTGATTTATATGATCCCATTAATGTTAGCAATTCTCATACCTTTTATCATGATGACAATATCATTTCACATAATTGTAATTTTATTGGCAGTAGTCAAACATTAATAGGTTCAGACACTCTATTGGGGCTGCAATCATATGATCCGTTGCAATTACAACATGGCATACGCTATTATATTGAACCAATTGAAGGTCATGACTATATAATAACCGCAGATGTCAGTAAAGGACGCGGTCAAGATTACAGCACTTTTACAGTATTTGATATATCTGGAGTTGATGGTGTCTTTAAACAGGTGTGTACCTATAGAGATAATCTTGTGTCTCCACTTATGTTTCCAGAATTTATTGTTCGTGCCGCGAAAACATACAATGATGCGCTTGTAATAGTTGAAAACAATGATGCTGGACAAGTTGTGTGTAATGCAATCTATTATGACTATGAATATGACAATACTTTTGTGCAAAGCTCAGTAAAAAGCAGTGGCATTGGGGTGACTATGACAAAACGTGTAAAACGTATTGGTTGTAGTAACTTAAAAGACCTGCTTGAGAGTGGTAAACTTCAACTATGTGACGCAGACACAATAGTTGAACTCAGCAGTTTTGAACCAAAGGGAGACAGCTATGCAGCTCGTGGAAACACACATGACGATATGGTTATGAATCTTGTACTCTTTGCTTGGTTTGTAAGTACAGATGCGTTTGGAGGACTCAGTAATATTGAACTAAAATCACTGCTCTATAGTGAAAAAATTAAAGAGATGGAAGAGGACTTGCCTCCATTTGGTATATTTGATACTCCACAAACATCACAAACTCCTAGCATGATTGACTATGAACGCCAAGTGTCATCGCTTCAAGAGTGGAATGCGCTGTAAAAGTGACTTTTTATAAATATCGATAGATTGAATTTTTCTTATTATGCAACTTAAACTTATAATTACAACACTGAAAGAAAGATAAAAATATATGGCAACCTTACAAAGCGTAGGAGTGCAAGTCACAGAAACAGACTTGACACCAGTAACACAACCAGTATCAGCATCAGTCGGAGCGTATGTCGGTCACTTTAATTGGGGTCCAGCAGACGAAGTTACTAATGTTGGTTCTGAAACGGCATTAGGAAAACTCTTTGGCACACCAAGTAAAAGTGATGATGTCAATGCGGCGTCATTCCTAACTGCAGAAAGTTTTCTTAAATATGGAAATTCGTTGAGAGCAATTCGTACAGTTGATAGCGCTACAGCAAAAAATGCTGCTGCCGTTGCTGGTTATGAAGGCACATCTGAATTTGCCACATTAATTAAAAACAAAACACAATTTGATAATTTATCAACAAATGAATTACAAGCTCCATTGTACTCACGTTACCCTGGTGAACTTGGTAATTCATTAAGTGTACAAATTTTTCATAAAGACAACCAAGGGACTACTTCAGTAGAATCTAAAAAGTTCTTCACTAATTTAGCTGATACTACTCTTTGGGCAGAGGAAGTTGCCGAAACACAACTAGCTTCAGACGAAATTCATATTGCAGTTTATGATGAAAAAGGATTAATTAGCGGAACAAAGGGTACAGTACTTGAAACCTGGCAAGGTCTTTCATTGCATCCAGATGCGCGCAATTCAAATGGTTCCAATAACTATTGGGCTGATGTAATTAACCTCGGTTCAGAATTTATCTATGTAACAGCTCCACTTGACGTCGCATCATTATCAACTGATACATATTCTTTGTCTGGAATTGGATTTTATTCCTTTGTTGGTGGTGCTAATGGAACAAGAGACATTGATAATGTAGTTAATTCTTTAAGCATACTAGAAGACACTGATAATATTGATGTTAATTTGATATTTGCTGAAGCATTTATTGGTGATAATGCAAATGAAATTAATGCAGCATTAATTTCAGTTGTTGAGAATCGCAAAGATTCTATTGCATTTTTATCGGCTCCACTTAACTTATACACACTATCAACAGATGATGCAAAATTAACTGCACTTAAAACCGCAAAGGAATCATTTTCATCTACAAGCAATAGCATTTTAAGTTACACAGTATTTGATAGTACTCCTGTATATGTGTACAATAAGTACGCTGATCGTTATGAGTGGGTTCCAGCATGCGGTCATATGGCAGGTCTCTGTGCATACACTGATGAAATCTCTGATCCATGGTTCTCACCAGCAGGATTTAATCGTGGTCAATTGCGTGGAGTCACTAAGTTGGCATACAATCCAAAAAGTATTGATCGTGATGATTTATACAACTCTAATATCAATCCAATTGTGAACGTTACTGGCCAAGGGATTATTCTCTATGGAGACAAAACCGGCCAAACACGTCCAAGTGCATTTGATCGTATAAACGTGCGTCGTCTTTTCATCACAATACAACGTGTGTGTGCACAAGCTGCTAAATTCCAGTTGTTTGAATTAAACGATGAATTTACTCGTAATGCATTTATTAATACGATTGACCCATACTTACGAGACGTTCAAGGACGTCGTGGTATTACTGACTATAAGGTTGTATGTAATGAAACAAATAATACACCGCAAGTAATTGATACCAATCGTTTCGTGGCTGACATCTATATCAAACCTGCTCGTTCAATTAATTATATTTCACTTAATTTTATTGCAACACGCACTGGTATATCATTCACTGAAATTGGAGCATAATAAAACGTATAAATACTAAATATATAGAAAAATACAATGAGTAATTTATCACAATTTAAAAATCAATTTTTAGGTGGAGCTCGTCCAAATCTATTTGAAGCAGAAATTTATTTTCCAAGCAATGTTGCCAGTGGTGCTACGGCATCATTAAAGTCACGTTTCTTAGTTAAGGCTGCACAACTTCCAAGTAGTATTATTGCTCCTATTGAAGTGCCATATCGTGGACGTAAATTAAAAGTTGCTGGAGATCGTACATTTGAACCATGGACAATCACAGTAATTAATGACAGCAAAATGGAAATTCGCAACGCGTTTGAAAACTGGATGAATTTGATTAATCGTCATGCTTCAAACACAAGTGCGTACACTGCTGCTCCACTTGGTTACTACAAAGACCTGCACATCAAACAATTAACACGTGAAGATGCAAACCCTACGAAAAAATATACATTCGTGGGTGCATTTCCAACAAATATAGGTGCAATTGAGCTTAATTACGAAACTAATGATACTGTAGAAGAATTTACAGTTGAATTAAACTATCAGTATTGGACTTCTGATAGTACTATTGGGTAATTAGTTTTTGCACTATAAATATATATTATGAAGCTATTTGGCTATGAAATATCAAAGGTAATCAATAAAAAAGATACCTCAGAACTTAATACAGTACCATCGTTTTCAGCTCCAATTGAAAACGATGGTACTTCTGTTATAACGTCATCGGCTACTGCCGGTTATTATGGACAGGTACTTGACATTGATGGTACTGCTCTTACAAATGAAAAGGATCTGATTTTAAAATGTCGTGCGGCATCAACTCAACCAGAATGTGACTCTGCCATATCAGATATTATAAATGCGTCAATCATCTCAGACTCTGATGGCTCTCCAGTTAACCTAGTACTTGATAATCTAGAACAACCTGAAAACATCAAGAAAAAGATTCTTGAAGAATTTGCTACAATTACTAAACTGTTATCATTTAACTACAACGGGCAAGACATCTTTAGAAAGTGGTATATTGATGGTAAGGTTTATTACCACATGATGGTTGACCCTAAAAAGCCAAAAGAAGGTATCAAGGAACTGCGTGCGATTGATCCATTAAAAATTAAAAAGGTCAAAGAAATAACGACCAAAGTTGATAAAGTTACTGGAGTAAAAACTTCAGATGTTACCGCAGAATATTTCTTATATTCAGACGACTTTAACAGTAACAGTGGCTTTAAGATTGACCCTAATAGTATAGTCTATGCTCCGTCTGGACTACTTGATGAAAGCAATAAGTTTGCAGTTTCATATCTACACAAGAGTGTAAAGTTGGTTAACCAATTGCGTATGATGGAAGACGCACTTGTGATCTATCGTATATCGCGCGCACCAGAACGTCGTATTTTCTATATTGATATTGGTAACTTGCCAAAGGGTAAGGCTGAAGAGTATGTCCAGGGAATTATGGCGAAATATCGCAATAAACTTGTCTATGACGCAAACACCGGTGAAATACGTGATGATCGTAAAAGCATGAGTATGCTTGAAGACTTTTGGTTGCCTCGTCGTGAAGGTGGTCGTGGCACAGAAATTACTACACTCCCGGGCGGAGACAATCTCAGCCAGATTGAAGACGTAATTTTCTTTCAAAAGAAACTTTATCGCTCACTAAATGTACCAGTTAATCGCCTTGAGAGTGAAACTGGATTTAATATTGGTAGGGCGAGTGAGATATCACGTGAAGAGGTCAAGTTCCAAAAGTTCATCAACCGGTTACGTAAAAAGTTTTCAATGCTCTTTATTGAAGCACTGCGAGTGCAGTTGTTATTAAAAGGAATATGCACTACAGATGATTGGGAAACTATACGCGAAGGCATTTCGGTTGACTATATTGAAGACAACTATTTTTCGGAATTAAAAGACTTTGAGATTATGCGGGAACGTATAAACATGCTTGATACTATAAGTTCTCATATTGGCAAATACTATAGTGACAAGTGGGTGCGCAGCAATGTACTTAATCAATCTGAAGCTGATATTGAGCGCATGAACGCTGAGATCTCTGAAGAAAAACCTGCTGAAGAGTCTCCACCAGAGGAGTCTAGCGGAGATGAAGAGTCAGTAAATTTTGAAAGCACCTCAGGCGACACATATATAGATAATAGTCATAAAGAAGAAATTCATGAAGCTCAATTAAAAATGATTGAGAGTATGACTAAAATTCTAGAAGAATAGCTCTATGTCAGATTTTGATGATGTTAACCACAATCTACTCTCAGTCGCTCTATACAAAAAACTTCAAAAGCAATTAGAACCAATTGTAGAAAAGATCGACGCGCTTGAGAGTGCGTCCTCTTTGGTTGAAGCAGTCGCTGGTCCTAAAGGCGAACGAGGAGCAAGAGGAGAGACAGGCAGTCGCGGCGAGATTGGACCACAAGGTTTGCGTGGTGAAGTTGGTCCTCGCGGTGATAAAGGTGACAAAGGAGATCGTGGTGAGCAAGGCATTCAAGGTATAGTTGGACCACAAGGACCAGTTGGTGAAAAGGGTGAACGCGGCGAAATCGGTGAACGTGGTGAAATTGGACCAATAGGACCTGTAGGCGAAGTTGGACCTATTGGTGAGAAAGGAGATGTCGGAGAACGTGGTGAGCAAGGCATTCAAGGTATAGTTGGACCACAAGGACCAGTTGGTGAACGCGGCGAAATCGGTGAACGTGGTGAAATTGGACCTCAAGGTGAAAAGGGTGACAAAGGAGACCGAGGAGAAGTCGGACCAATGGGTTCGCAAGGTGAACGTGGTGAAGTTGGACTACAAGGACCTGTAGGCGAGAAAGGCGAAAAGGGAGATGTTGGAGAACGTGGCGAAAAGGGAGATGTTGGAGAACGCGGTGAGAAGGGAGAGCAAGGTGATCGTGGAGAAGTCGGACCTCAGGGCGAACGTGGTGAAACTGGCCCAGTTGGACCGATGGGACCAGAAGGTCCAGCAGGCAAAGATGCAATATTACCTGACATCGATGCAATCATTGATCCTTTTATAGAACGAGTACAGACTAATGTCGATAGTTATATTGACAAATCTGAAAAGACTTTTAAAGGTTGGCAGAGCATGGTCAACACACAACTCTCTACAATTGGTGGAGGGGGTGAAGTATGGTTGGGTCGACTTAATGATGTCGATCGTACAAGCGCAAAGGTAGACGGCGCATATCTTAAGTATGACGCTGCGAGTAAAAAATGGATTGGAGCGACTGGTGGTGGAGGTGGAACCGGTGAAGATGGAGCGAGTGCATATGAAGTTGCGGTTGCTAATGGGTTCATTGGAACCGAATCACAATGGTTAGCAAGTTTAGTTGGACCACAAGGAGAGAAGGGCAACACTGGCGAGCAAGGACCTCAAGGCATTCAAGGATTACCAGGAGTTGACGGCGCAGATGCACTTTGGAATTTTACTGGCGTATACAATCCTGGAGCAGCGTATGCAGTGGGTGATGTTGTAACATATGGCGGAGAAACATGGTATCGTATAGATGCGCATGGCGGTAATGTCGGAGACACTCCAATTGAGGGTGTATATTGGACACTAATAGCACAAAAAGGTGAGCAAGGCATTCAAGGTGAAACTGGACCTCAACCTTCATTAACCGTAATTAATAATGCTTCTACTTCAATTACTTTATCAGATACTGATAACAATACTGTCATACGATGTACTGCGTCGAGTGCAATTACAGTTATAGTACCAGCAACTCTTGCTGCTGGATTTAGTTGTATGATTATTCAATCTGGAACTGGAAGAATTACATTTCAAGCTGGTGCTGGAACAACTTTAAATTCATTTGGAAATCTTTTAACAACAGCAGGTCAACATGCTGCCGTTTCAGTTATTCGTGAAGCATCAGCAATATATAATATTTCTGGTAATCTAGTATGATTATTTTACAACCAACACGTAGTTTACTTTCTAGTTGTGATCAGTTGGCACTTGAGTTACAAATCGCTGCTGATAAGTCTTATAGCATTGATCCAAATAATCCAGCTGGATTTCTAATAAATTCAAGAGTTGGTCCACCTGCAACATTTTCACGAGCTTCAGGCGCAACCGAAGTAGATAGCGCTGGACGCATAGTATTTTCTAATGAAAATTTTGCACTATACTCAAATGAAATTATATTAAACAGAGGGTGGGCTTTAGGAGCTACTACATCTACACTAAGTGGAACCGCTCCGCTTGGTGGAAATGCTTATCTGATTACAGAAACTACAGATAATGCATTACATAACTGCGCTTCATATGGATCTACTACAAATATTGGTGCAATAACTACAATGCTAGGAATGATCTATACTGGCTCGCTCTTTGTAAAAAAAGTAGAGGGTAGCATTGATTGGATTCAAATTACTATGGGTAGTGGTGGGTTTGGAACTGCACAATATGCAAATTTTAATATTGCCAATGGAACAGTTGGTAACTTTGCAAATTTAGCTCCTGGCACAACACCTACTATCGAAGCGTATGGCGATGGTTGGTATCGAGTAAGTATAGCTGCAGTAGCGACTGCTAACACAACAAACTCTGTTGCATTTTCTCTAGGTTTTATCAATAATATAAATGGTACGGTACGACTTCCTGTTTATGCTGGAAATCCAGCTAATCGAGTGTTTGCTGCTATGGGACAGTTTCAAAGAAACTCTTTTACTGGACCATATATCTTAACAACCACTTCGCCACGATTTGCTCCATCATTTTATCATGATCCGGCGTCTCTGCAAAGTCGAGGACTCTATACAGAAGAAGGCAGAACCAATATAGTTCGACAAAGCGAAGCCTTTGAAACAACTTGGACGCGATCTGCTATAACTATTTCCTCAAATGTTGAAATATCACCATCTGGAGATCGTACTGCAGATAGACTTATTGAAGATGCCTCAACTGCTGCGCACGGTATAGCGCAAAACATAACATATACTGCAACTCCTCATACATTTAGTCTCTATGCAAAAGCCGGTACAAGAAACTGGATACGATTAGGATTTGGAAATCCAACTCCAGACAATGTATGGTTTAATCTTGCTAATGGAACTATTGGAACAATATCAACTGGATTTTCTGCTTCTATGCAAAATGCTGGAAATGGTTGGTGGAGGTGTATAATAACGCGAACGCCAACTGCTGGTTTATTGAGTACATACATGCGTATTGCGTCTGCGGATGGAAACATAAGCTATCCTGGAAATGGATCTGGAGATGTTTATCTTTGGGGTGCACAGGTTGAACCTGGACCTTTTGTCACTCGATACAATCCAACTACGAATGCTAATACTATTCGCAGTGTTGATGTTTGTGATATTAATGGTGCAGGATTCGCTGAGATGTACAACCCACTTGAAGGCACATTATGTGTATCAGCAATTTTCAATGCTCCTATTAATTACTCAACTTCACAAATGTTGGTGGATATAAATGATACTACTGTATCAAATCGCTTAAGAATATTTAGACAAAATAGTACTGGATATAGTGGATTTAACAATACATCTAATTCGATAACAAATGTTTCAATTACTACTTCGGTTGCAGCTCAGCCGTTTGAGATTCAAAAATATTCTGTAGGATTTAAACAGAATGATTATGCGTTCTACGCTAACAATACTTTGATTGGAACAGACACTGATGGTGCGATGCCCATCTCTCCAACCACGTTGACTATTGGTGATGCTGCAGTTGGGTTTTCGCGATTATACACCAATGGAATAATCTCCTCTATTCGATACTATCGTCGCCGATTGCCGAACCCTAAACTTCTGGCTCTCACACAGCCAGATTAGATTTATAATCTTTACTTATGATTGACTATATACTTAAATTTCCATCTAAAGAAGTCGCTCAACAGTTTGGACTCGCTAATGGTTTTGCTGTCCAAAATGAAAGTGGGGATATAGTCTCGCGTCTGGCAAGTTATGAGCATGCGTTGTATGAGATTGGAGAACATTTTATTGCACAGCAGACAGACATCGTCGATGAGTCTGAAACAGAAAGCATTATTGAACAGCCAGCATTAATTGGTGACGGCCGATATTGGGTTCTTTTTCGTGATTTAGTAGGGATTCCAATTCCCGATGGAGCAGATCAGTTTATCTATTGGTCATCTAATCAAACATTTTTAAAGGATGACCAAGAAGTATATGTCTCTAGACCAATAGAAGATCCAAATGTTCCAAATATATTTTGGGCATAATTATTAAAGTTGAAATCATAAAATGTATAAATAGTTAAAGTATGGAAAAAACAAAAGAATTTATTGACAGCCTAATGAATGGTCAAAAAGAGACCTCAAATTCATTATTCTCTGGCATGATACGTGATAAAGTTCGTACAGTATTAGATATCAAAAAGGTTGAACTATCAGCAAATATCTATAACGCTTCACAGCCACAAAGTGAAGTATAAACGTTAATTTTTATAAATAAATACACAACAATCGAATGAAGTTAATTACCGAACATTCAGAAGATTTAAGATATATCTCAGAAGCTGCCGACAATGGTGAAAAGAAATTCATCATTGACGGTATTTTTATGCAAGCTGAACAGGTGAATCGTAATCGCCGTATATATCCAAAAACAGTTTTAGAAAAAGCCGTGCGTAAATACGTCGCGGAATATGTTAATAAAGGACGTGCTGTAGGTGAGCTTAATCACCCAGAAGGTCCTACTATTAACCTTGATAAAGTTTCACATCGCATTACCGAACTGCAATGGAACGGCAATGATGTTGTTGGAAAGGCGCTTATACTTGACACACCGATGGGTAAAATTGTGAAAGGACTTTTAGAAGGTGGTTGTCAACTAGGCGTCTCTAGTCGTGGTATGGGAACCGTTGCGAGTAAAAACGGCCAATCCTTTGTTAATGACGACTTTGTGTTGTCAACAGTTGATATTGTTCAAGACCCAAGTGCTCCATCTGCTTTTGTAAATGGAATTATGGAAGGTGTCGAATGGATCTGGGACAATGGTTTGTTAAAGGCGCAACAACTTGAAAATTATGAGACAGAAATCAAAAAGGCCTCTTCTGCAAGTCTTGCCGAAGCACAAACAAAAATCTGGACTGATTTCCTCTCCAAACTCTAAACAATAGAAAAAAGTAATATATGGAAAATACAATAATTGAAAACACAGAAGATGTCGTCATTGAAGACATCAACGAAGAAACATTACTTTCTCTTGACGAAACCTTAGAGCTTGATCAGGAACAAACTGAGATCGCTGAAGGCAAGTGTAAGAAAGAGGGAGAAGACATGGAAGATGAAGAAGAGTCTGATGAAGACGAAAAAGAGGATGAAGAAGAGTGTGAAGATGACGAAGAAGAAATGACTGAAGCTAAAAAGATGACTGAAGCTATAAATGCATCACGTAAAAAACAAATTTATGCTATTGCAAAGAAATTAGGAATAACTGAAGACGAAGTCAATAAACTCATAATTAAAAGCATAAAAGTCTATGGCGCTGCTGGAAGTGACTGGGGATGGATACGTTTACATCATATTCTGGAGTTTATACGTGATGAAGCAACAGGTAATACACAAAAAAAATTAATTAGTCTTGCTAAATCAGGAGACTTTAAGAAGCTTGATAAAGAAGCTAGTGATGGTTATGATCCAGAAATAGATGATTTAGAATATCATTATGAAGCTAAAAAGATGACTGAAGCTGAAGTAAGCTCTGATGAAGAGTTTACCTCATACGCTAAGGGTATTCTTAAGGCTGCTCATGGAGACAACTATGATGAAACCAAGGCAATGGCCGCAATTGAAGGCATCCTTAAAAAGGCTGATGGAGATTATGGTTCAGCAATTGGTATGCTTACAAGTGGTCTTGGCGAAGAAATGGAAGACGAAAAAGAAGTTGAGATGAAAGAATCAGAAGAAGTTATTGAAGAAAACACAATCTCAATTGATATATCTGACATTACTCGTCTCGTTGAAAGTGAAACAGGATTGACTGAAGAGTTTAAAGAAAAAGCTACTACAATCTTTGAAGCTGCTGTTAAGAGCAAGATCAAAGAAACTGAAGAAACTCTTAAAGAAAGCTATGCAGTCGCTCTTATTGAAGAAGTAGAAACAATTAAAAACGAACTCGTTGAAAAGATTGACAACTATCTTACCTATGCAGTTGAAAGCTGGGTAGAAGATAACGAGGTTGCAATCGAAGGCGGACTTCGTACACAAATTGCTGAAAACTTTATTCAATCACTCAAGACAGTATTTGTTGAAAACTATATTGAAGTGCCTGAATCCAAGAAGGATTTGGTCGCTGAGATGGAAACTTCAATCGCTCAACTTCAAACTGAGTCTTCAGAATTGGAAAACACAGTGCTTGCCCTCAACGAAAAGGTTAATAGCCTTACTCGTGAAAAGGTAATCTCTGAGTCTACAACAGATCTTGCTGATACCCAAGTTGAAAAACTCAAGTCATTACTTGAAGATATCGAATGCACATCAGAAACATCATTTCGCAAGAAGGTAGCTACCATCAAGGAATTTTACCTTAATGGCGCTGCAGTCGAAGAAACAGAAACATTGGTTGAAGAAAATGCCAATGAATCTTCCTATATAACAACCGAAACAGTTATAGAAAATGAAACAATTGCAGAAGAAACAGTTTCGCCTGCAATGCAAAAATACTTGACCGCATTATCACGTCTGAACAAGGCAAATGAAGCCACTGTTCCAGTACGTTGATAAAGGTTCCAACCCCAAACAACAACAAACAATAAAGAAAAAATACTATTATGTTTAATTCAGAAACACTAGAAAAAAAGTGGGCCCCAATTCTTGAGGCTCAAGACGCCCCTAAGTTCAAGGACAACTATCGTAAGTCAATTACTGCAGTTCTTCTCGAAAACCAAGAAAAAGCACTTAAGGAAGAAAATGCACAAGCTGCATATCTTGCTGAAGGCAACTCAATCGGTGACGGTACCGGTGCAGTTAAGACCTGGGATCCAGTTCTTATCAGCCTTGTTCGTCGTGCGATGCCAAACATCGTTGCTTATGATATCGCTGGTGTTCAGCCAATGACCATGCCAACTGGCTTGATCTTCGCTATGCGCAGTCAATATCAAAATGCAGCTGGTGTAAATACTGCTGAAGCTCTCTTCAATAAGCCAGACACCGCATTCGGTGGTCCAGTTACTACTGCACAAGGTGAAGCTCTCACTGGCAATGGTACAAATGGTAGCTATGTTGATCCAGATCCAGCTGTTGGTACTGTTCAAATTGGTCGTACAGCTGCTGCTGGTGGCTTTGGTCAAATGGGATTCACCGTTGACAAAACAACCGTTACTGCTAAGACACGCGCTCTTAAGGCTGAATATTCAATGGAACTTGCTCAAGACCTCAAGGCTGTTCACGGCCTCGATGCAGAAGCAGAACTTGCAAACATCCTCAGCACTGAGATTCTTGCAGAAATCAACCGTGAAGTTATCGATACCGTTAACGCAAAAGCACAAGTTGCTGGCATCAATGGTACTTTCGATCTTGACCAAGATGCTGATGGTCGTTGGGCTGTTGAGAAGTTCAAGTCACTTCTTTTCCAAATTGAAGTTGAAGCTAACGCAGTTGCTAAGGCAACACGCCGTGGTAAGGCAAACTTTGTACTTTGCAGCAGCAATGTTGCAAGTGCTCTTGCTGCAGCTGGTGTGCTTGACTATGCTCCAGCTCTTGCAACCAACCTCAATGTTGACGACACTGGCAATGTATTCGCTGGTATGGTAAATGGCCGCCTCAAGGTGTTCATCGACCCATTCGCATCCGAAGACTATGTAACTGTTGGCTATCGCGGTACAAATGCATACGACGCAGGTATGTTCTATTGCCCATACGTTCCACTCACAATGGTTCGTGCAGTTGATCCAGACACATTCCAACCAAAGATTGGCTTCAAGACACGTTATGGTCTCGTTGCTAACCCATTTGCTGGTAACCCAACAGCTAACGGCGGTACAGGTGCTAATGCAGCTAACCCATACTTCCGTAAGTTCACAGTAACTGGTATCGGTGGTTCTACTTACACTAACGCAGCATAATTTGTTGCAATAGGTAATAACCTTAAAATTAGAGGCTATCCGAAAGGATAGCCTCTTTTTTGCATAAATACTATTATGATAGATTCAAATTTATTAGCGTTAACTGGATTCAAACTCTACATACATGCTGAAAATTTTAAGCATACCCAATATTTTGCGGTAAGTGCAAGTTTTCCTGCTGTGTCATTACCAGAGGTAACTACTGGATTTCGAAACTTACAAGGGTTTGTTCCAGGCGATAAGTTGGCATATGATCCATTAACTGTACGCATTGCAATAGATGAAAGTTTAGAGTCATATCGAGAGATTTTTAATTGGATCTATGCTAATACATCATCTGATGCACCTGTTAACTATGATATGTCATTACACTTTTTAACAAATCATAATAATATATCACGTAGCGTACGTTTTGCAAATGCTTTTCCAACAAATATTGGTGGGATTGAATTTAGCGTACAACAAACTGATTCAGAATATGCCTATGTAGATGTTACTTTTAGATATGACTATTTTGAATTTATAGAGTGATATAGATATATAATATATGATGCAACTTGAAGATATACTTAAATTATGGGAAACTGACAGCGTTATTGATGAGATTAATTTAGATGAAACAAGTGTCAAAAGCGCGAGTCTCCATTCTAAATATCTAGAACTTTATAGCATTGCAAAGTTAAATCTCAAAAAGAAAGAGCTCTCTATGGCTCATTTACGCAAAGATAAGTGGTTGTACTATAATGGTAAGATGACTAAAGATGAAATGGATGCCAAAGGATGGCAATATGATCCATTCTCTGGTATGAGCAAACCACTTAAAAGTGATATGGAGTTATTTTACACTACAGACTCTGATATTATGAAACTTCAAGGACAAATAGAATATCAATCTACAATTGTTGAAGCTCTTAAAGATATTATGGACAATATAAAGTGGAGACAGTCTACAATTAAAAATATTATAGATTGGAAGCGATTTACGTCAGGCGTTTGATGACAAACCTAGGCATAACTAAAGTTGACGAAACTTCATTGAGAATAGTCTCTAATGATTCTGGAATTCTTATGGAGCTTTCAGAACATTTTACTTTTTTTGCTGAAGGATATAAGTTTATGCCGCTGTATCGAAATAAGATGTGGGACGGCAAGGTGCGTCTCTATGATTCGCGTACTGGTCGCTTGCCATATGGACTGTTGTTTGAAGTGTTAAAGTTTGCAAACTCTCATGGTTATAGTTATGAATTGCATCCTAGCATAACTGAACGAGATGTACCAACATCACAGTCATTGTTAGATTATGCAAATAGTTTACATATTACAGGTGGTGAAACACGGATAACACCACGAGACTATCAACTTGAAGCATATGTACATGCTTGCACTGAAGGACGCAGTCTTGTAATATCTCCTACAGGTTCTGGAAAAAGTTTAATTATCTACTTATGTGTTCGTTGGTTTTTAGAACATTATGACCAAAAGGTATTGATTGTAGTGCCTACAACATCACTCGTTCACCAAATGACAAAAGATTTTGAAGAGTATTCTAAATCTGATGATACATTTAATGTTGAAGATAGTGTATCTATGATAATGAGCGGATATGATAAAAATCCCCAAAAAAATAAAATTAAATTGA